ACAACCTTCGGATTTTCTGATATAATGCTGGATTATTCGTAGAAAAATTGCGGACACAGACTAAACTTCGCTATTCTGTCTTAATTGCGACATATACTGCTGCAAACTATCGTGGATGCGACATATACTGCGGGCTGTTGTTTTAATGACACAAAAATGCACTTATTTGCACTAAAATATCAAATCGCAACTATTATCACTTGACAAGCAATACTGTACCGGTCTCTAATGTCTTTCCGAATAGTGCTTGACATTTTCTCGGATTAGTGTATAATTGCACTCATGTTAAACGATAAGAGCGATTATAAAATGAATTATTATATTATTGGTGAATCTAGCAAATTTTCTGCTGATACTACCCCGGAGTTTTATTATTACAGTTTATTTGCTGATTCTAAACTAATCGGTACTTTTATTCATAATACAGAATTTGATACTTTTACCGTGAATCATTCGGAAATTGATATTGGTGACGGTAAAACTGGTTGGTTGACTGATACTGTAGATTCTATGGCGGAAGCGATTCGCTATATTAAGCAGGAAGAATTAGTTTAATTATTATTTGATAGGACATATTATGACATTCGGACAAGCAATGGCAGTGATTTCTCGCTTCGGTTACTCTAATAAATGCGAATCGTTTATGGATACTATTGAAACAATGGAACTGGAATATGCGGGCTTAACTGGGACAGAGCAGGATGCTTTTGATACTGTGGTGTCGGAGTATGAAATGCTGGCGGAGTATTGATATTAACGGACTGTAAAGGTGTCGAGGTAGATATTATGAAAAACATGGATCAAATAAACGCAAAATATAATGAATTATGTTCTGCTGTAGATATGGTCGATTGGAAATTGCGGGAATTTACTCGATTGTTTAATCCGCAAATTGATAATGTATATCTTACCAATGAACCTATGCATGATTTACTGATTAAACTCGGTGAAATGCTGGAACAAGCGGAAAACAATTGAGGTAGATATTATGGCAAATAAGATATTATTTAATTCTCGGAGACTGCTGAATGGCACGACCGCAGGTGGATCAAAAGAGGTATATTTGGTACCGTTTACTTTTGATAATAATGGTTATACCCATCTCCATGAAGCGAATCATAATCTATCCGTTGAAGAAAAAGAATTCAAGTATAATATTGTGAATAAAATCGAAGCAGCATTATTGAAACATAATATGCTTCTGGTTAATATTTCTTTTAATACTATGAACCTTACTGTAGGTGTAGTATAAAATCGCAACAATGGTTGCTTGACATTTTGACCAATTCGTGTATAATGGCACTCATGTTAAACGATACTGAAAGCAATAAAATGACAAAAGCAGAACAGCAAGCAATGTTGCACCAATTATTTTCTCAGGAGCAAATAGAATTGATTTATGATGCTCTAAACGAATATGAATTGGTGGCAGAATGCGAGGACGATAATAACGGCGACTATGAAATGTCAATGCTTCTACAATCGGTTATGGATATTATTGTTTCTGTGGAGTAAATTATGAAATTATTATCAGTCGGTAATCCTAAAACGCTCAAGGGTATGACTCAAGGTTATATGACCTATATTCTGCACCTTGCTCCTGCTACATTATCAGGACATAATACTTGCCCCAAAGCAACGGCAGGTTGTATTGCTGCCTGCTTGAATACTGCCGGTCGCGGTGGTATGTTCAAAAAAGGTGAAAATACCAATGTAATTCAAAAGGCACGGATCCGTAAAACGGTATTTTTTTACGAAGAGCGGGCTGGTTTCTTTGAGTGGTTGGTCGCTGATATTAAATTAGCAATCAAGCAGGCAGCGAAACAAGGTCTGGTTCCTGTGTTCCGCCTCAATGGTACCTCTGATATATCATGGGAAAAATATACTGTCGAGGTAGACGGTGTGACATATATTAACATATTCGCGGCATTTCCTAATGTCCAATTCTATGACTACACCAAGGTGCTAGGTCGTAAAGTGAATAATATTGCTAATTATCACCTGACATTTTCTGCTGCTGACGGTAATGATGCTGATGTAATGTCGGCGATGACCCAAGGTTATAATATTGCTGTAGTATTCGGCATCAAAAAAGGTTCAGCAATGCCTGAGACCTATAAATTTATGCCTGTATTTAACGGCGATGAGTCGGACCTGCGTTTTCTGGACCCTGCAAACTCTGTGGTCGGTCTCTATGCAAAAGGTAAAGCGAAAAAAGATATCTCTGGTTTCGTAAAATACCCTTCAATTATGCTCAAATCGGCATAATTATTATTTAATTATTTAATTATTATATTATCATGAAAATATCTTTTAATTCTTTCGCTAATTACTCGGCACAGGCAGAATATTCTAATATCCCAATTAAATATCTTCCTGTATTTCGGGAAATATCTAAAATCACTGGTAAATATTACAAACTGCGATACCGTGGTCCCCGTAATACTCCTGCTGATGCGTTTCCTAATCGAAACCGTAACTGCCGCCAGTCTACCTGCCTGAAGCAGAATGCTGTTACTTTCTCGGCATATGAATATTAATGTTGTATAAAAACAACAGTGCGCTTGACATATCCGTCGGATTCTGTTATAATATAGTTTGATTTGTTGATAGAGGTAATTATGGAAAAAGTATTTAATTCTGGTGTTAATCCTGTTCACTCTGGCCTGTATGTGGTCGACCGTGGTGAGAAACTCGGTACTCCGTATCGCTGGTTCGATGCCGAATCTCAGGAATGGTCACGCTGCGAGTATCTCATGGAAGATGTGATGCAGGCCAAAGGTAAGACTGGTGCTCTCGGTTTCCTACCGTGGCGTGGTCCTGTCAAGGTCCTGGCCAAACAACCTGTGACCGTTGAATTGGTCGCCAATATTGAGACTGTCGAGGTAGCAAAATCGGTCAAAGCACCAAAAGCACCTAAGGCTGTCAAGGTAGCAAAAGTCAAAGTAGCGAAAGCATCTACTAAGGAAACCTATGCAGATGGTACTATCGTGTTCCGTGCAGACCGTCAAAAGTATATGGCCTGGTTCGGTGGTAAATCGGAAGCGGCCCGTCCTACGGTCGATGCTGCAAAAGCATTCTTGACCAAAAAGTATGGTATCACCGAGTTTATCGTGATTGATAACAAGTAAGAGGTTAATTTTATATTTGGAGAACAGGCATGAAAGAATTTGGATTTTATCTTGAAGCGTATCATTTCTGTAAGACGGCTGGTATACCTATAGCCAATATATCTCGCCGTGATTTTAGAACCTGGATTGTGAAAGTGACTAGAAAATGAAAATGAATATCTCTACTGCTATTGGTGCCTTTGTGGCTATGGTTCTGCTTGCTGTATTTCTCAGTTTTCTACTGAGTTGGCCGGTAATGTGGTTGTGGAATAATGCACTGGTTGGTGCCGTTGATGGTGTTAACAATATTGAATGGGTACAGGCCTGGGGTATTAGTATGCTTTGTGGTATTCTGTTCAAAGTCCAAATTACTAAAACCAAAGAATGATAGTTTTAGGTGCCATACTAGCGATTTTGTTCGCATTGGAACTGACCATAGGCGTTTTAATTACGATTCTGATACGCCGCTATGGTGTGTACCGGAACTTTATTTACACACCTTAACAACTAATATTGCTTGACAATCCCCACCAATCTGTTATAATGTAACCTATTTTGAAGGACCATATATGAAAAAAACTGTAACTATATGTGACCCACCAAGTGGTTGGAAATGGGGTTTCCCGAAACCAATGCCTGATGAAGCATTAGTCGGAAATGAATTCTACAAATGGTTGGTTTCAGAGGGAATGCCTCAGTCGGAAGTTGATTATTGGTTAAACAGTTCACTAGGTTATATGCCTGTGAGAATGTGGTATGAGGAGGTCGAAGAATGAGCCTTGATGTTGATTTAATGGTTATGCAACCTACCTCTGTTTATAGTCGTAACATTACTCACAATTTGGCTATAATGGCTAGTCAGGTTATGGTTGATGAAAACAATCTCACCCTCTATGACATTCTATGGCAGCCCGAAGAACATGGGTTTACCCATGCTCGGACTATTGTTGATTACTTGGATGAAGGATGGAACATTCTAATGTCTGATCCAGAATTCTTCAAGCAATTTGATCCAGAGAATGGTTGGGGTTCTTATGAAGGATTATGTGATTTTGTATACACATATCGGCATGCCTGCTGGGTTAATATGGATGCAGAATTAAGGGTGAGTAAATGATTGATTGTTTGATTCTCGGTGATAGTATTGCAGTTGGCACACACCAATTCAAGCCTGAGTGTGTCGCCTATGCCAAAGGCGGTATCAATAGCTGGCAATGGAACAAACAGAATGCAGATAAAAAACTGAATGCGAAAACAGTCATTATCAGCCTAGGTTCAAATGACCATGAGGGTGTTAGGACGATGTGGGAACTACAACAACTAAGGACTAAGGTCAGTGCTGAACGAGTGTTTTGGATACTGCCTGCAATCAAACCTGATGTTCAAAAGATGGTTCAAATCGTAGCAAAAGACCACGGCGATATTGTATTACCAATTGAAAAACTTCAGCCCGACAAAATACATCCAAGTTGGTCAGGTTATAGGAAATTAGCAGAGGAAACAAAATGATTGAAATTTTTATACCGGTACTATTCATGTGCCTAAACGGAAGCTGCAATTTTATGCAGGCGCAAACACATTATAAGAGTGAAGAACAATGCAGAGCATCCATCGATACACAAAAGAAAGTGATGATTCAAATTGCCGAGAAATCAGGATTTCCTATTGAGACATTGGAAGGCACCTGTATCAATGCAAAAGTGGACGGCCTAAAAGGACAAGTCTAACTGTTGTATAAAAACAACAAAAATCACAACTGTGGTTGCTTGACATTTCTGCCAGTCCTGATATAATAGACTCTTAATTGATACACAACTGGAGATTTTATGTCTAACATTTTCACTATCGGCGACAAGTTTGCAGCTATTATTGACGGCAAAACCGTCAAGCGTTCCAATCGCCGTGCTTTAGAGCGTATGCTCAAGCGTACCGATGCGGCAGAACCTGTCGTTGAATCTAAATTCACAATCAACCAGCGTTTCGGTTTTGTGAAAGATATGGTCACTATGCTCGCTAACGGCGACCAAGCGTCCGTTGTTGTTACTGGTCCTGGTGGTCTCGGTAAATCTCATACTGTGTCGGCCGCTTTGCGTGATGCCGGTTTCAATGATGTATCTGTGCTCGATGAGCTCGATGTTGGCGACAATATCCCCAAGAATTCATATCGTGTTATCAAAGGTTACTCTACACCTAAAGGTCTGTATCGCGTCCTGTATGAGAACCGCAATTCGGTTATCGTGTTTGATGATTGTGACTCTGTGCTCAAAGATCCTGTGTCGTTGAATCTGCTCAAAGCTGCTCTCGATTCTTACTCTCGCCGTATCATTTCTTGGCGTGCAGATATTAAAGATGAAGACCTGCCTAATGTCTTTGAATTCAAAGGCCGCGTGGTGTTTATCTCTAACCTGTCCTCAGGTTCTATGGACCAAGCAATCATCACTCGGTCGCTTGCTGTTGACCTGACTATGACTGCTAAGCAGAAGGTCGAGCGTATGCATTTCCTGTTGACTCAACCAGACTTCATGGAAGATTTTGCTATGACTCACAAGTCCGATGCAATGGAGCTGATTGATACTCTGTGTGAGAAAATCAAAGAATTGTCCTTGCGTACTCTTATGCAAGTGATTAAGATTCGGAAATCTAATCCGAATGGTAAGTGGAAAGAGTTGGCAGAATACGCTATCTGCGGTTAATTTATATTTTATAGGATGATTGTCATGACTGTCAAAAACATTATTGGGTTTCCTGGTTACACCATATCAAACACTGGTGATATTGTTTCAAACAAAAAAGGAAAAACTATTGTATTGAAACCATCCACAACAAATGGTTATAAAAAAGTAAGTCTTTCTAAAAATGGAAAAGCATACAGTTTTCAAGTGCATAGGTTAGTAGCCGAGAATCTTTTAGAAAAACCTCAAAATGATTTTACTATTGTTAACCACAAAGACGGCAACAAATTGAATTGTAATTTAAGCAATCTAGAATGGACTTGCCGAAAAGGTAACGCTCAACATTATGAAAAACAAATTAAACCAAAAATTAAAATGAATAAACTTGAAAAGAAAAATGAAGATGCTATGATGCGTTTAAAAATCATTTCCTCGATTAAGGATATTTGTAAAGACAATCACATTCTTTTTAGTAAACTTACAACCGCAGCATTAGACGGCTATGCATATTGATTGGTAATTATGACTAACGAATCTAAAGATGAAATGTTCGATTTCCTGGACGCTGTCCGAGAATCTGGTGCCGTCAATATGTTTGAGGGTGCCAAATTGATCCAATATGAATATGGACTCAGCCGGTATGAAGCTCGAGACATTCTAGTGGAGTGGATGAAAACATATCCTAGGACTGTTGCCTAAAAACAACAGATACCATTGACATTTATACCGAATAGTGTATAATACCACTATTGACTCAGTAAATAGGATTTTTATGCGTACTAAACAAATGGTTCCCGGTTTCAAAAACAAGCAACGGGTTCGTGCTATCGTCAATGGTGTTGGTTATATTACAACAATCCAAGACCTTGTGTGTGGCCCATTCAGCACACAAACTACAGCATTGCTCAATGTGTTGCATATCATGAAGGATGAGAATTGTGATGGTGTTGGTACTACAATACGAACATTCGACCATGAAATGAAAGAGCAATCATTTCAAATTCAATTAGACCTGATATGAGAAAACCAATTTCAGATATTGACCAGGTGCTTATTGCAAGTAACCTGATTGTCTGTGCAACCCAAGATATTGGATTTATGACCAAAAGGTCGTATGAATTTATCTCCAGTAGGGCTGGTTTCACTAAACATACTGACCGTGAAACTTTCATTAAGGTTTATAAATTACCAATAGATTTGGCCTGTGATATTTTGGATCTTCGGTCATTTAATCAATATGAGAATGTTCAACCCGGTGATTTGAATTACGAATACTATATGTCCGTTCGTGATGTTTACAATGCTATTGTTGAAGGGATTATGAGTTATGTATCACATACTGAAAGAAACAACTAATTGGAAAATGGCCGGTGCGGCCTGTAATCATTTGTATCTGTTTGAAGATAAACCCAAAGGTAAGACCGTGAAGGCTGTAGGTTACATCCGGCAGAATAGTGATGAGGTAGCATTTTTCAAAAATGGTTTGACAATGAACCTGAAGAACAGGACCTTTGTCGAGGTAAAAAAAGTGAAGATATGAAACTATACAAACACAGCAATGGTAAAACACATTACTTTCCTGAACATATACCCGAAGGATGGGAGTATGTTATTCGTCCAGACTTTACAACTTTCTGGAGAAAAATCAAATGAACGAACGAATTAAAGAACTTTCCGAACAGGCTGCCAATGAATACCTGTCGGAAATGGAACCTGTAACAGATACATTATCAACCGCAAAGCGTGATGAATTTGCACAAAAATCAAAACAAGCAGGGATTGGTATCATTCCGCATGGCTTCAGTGAAAAGTTCGCCGAGTTGATTGTTAGGGAATGTATTGAGATAGTTGAATACAAAGGTCGCAAGATTGGGACAAAACATCCGGTTGGGTTCAATCTCATGGATGCTGCATGGGATATAAAAGAACATTTTGGAGTTGAAGAATGAGTGAGAAGCAATACACCCACAGCTTCACTCGCAAAATTGTGGGTTTCGTTTATTGTGCTCATTGTGGTCTGATACGGTTAAACAATGATGCAACATTTAAGTTAGTTAGAACAAGTTGTCCGAGGTAATTATGAATTATTTGTATATGTTAGTTGGTGTTCCAGGTTCAGGTAAATCCACTTGGGCTAAACAACAAAAATGGTCTAATTCTCCTAATCCCTGTAGTTATATTTCTACAGACAAACACATTGATAGGTGGGCTGAAGAACTAGGTCGAGATTATACTGATGTTTTCTCCACTTTCATGCCAGCGGCCGTAGAGTTGATGACTTGTGAAGTTATCTATGCTCGCGAAAACAACCAAGATATTATTTGGGATCAAACCTCCACTACTGTAAAAAGTCGGAGTAAAAAGTTTGCTATGTTGCCCGATTACTATGCTATCGCTGTGGTATTTCCTACACCTGACCGATTGGAACTAAATGAAAGACTTAAACTACGGGTTGGTAAAGTTATTCCTGTGGATGTAATTGATAATATGATCCAAGGATATGAACCTCCTACATTGAAGGAAGGTTTTAAGGAAATCTGGACATGGAAAGAAACCACTAGAGCACCTATGTTCAATCAGGGACACCGCCATCCTATACTGAGTTTCGATATTGTCAAGGGCTGAAACCAAAAAAGTGCTTGACAAATACCACAAAGTGGTGTATAATGTAATTTTTAACTGGAGATTGTATGGCAAGGATGAAAGATGTTTATGCAGAGATTCAAGACATGGCTAATAATGGTTATGATACTGATGAAATTGCATTGATGTTGGAAGTTGATATTAAACAAGTGCAGGCTACATTGGGTCTGACAGTAGATGGAGAAAATGATGAATAAGAATCAAAAAGAGTTTATTGCAGCAGCTACACAAAAGTATGGTGTTGGTGCAATTATTTCCCGTGACCAAATTTCTGATGTTGTAGAAGAATCTGGTTGCACCTATCCCTTTTGGTTAGTTACTAAAGCTGAACACCGTGCAGGTCGTGGTCAGTATATTGTTCCCTTTATTCCAGGTCTTGTATCTATGAAAGCAAAAGAACCTGAGCTTGAAACTGTTGATATGGCAGTTGGTCAAGTCCTTTCATTTCGCCAACCTAAACTGGTTGATGAATCTGACACCTCTATTCCTGTAAAGTATCCTGATTATGTCCCTTTTGGTTTCTTTAAAGACCTTCGCAATATTGTTAAGTCTTCTATGTTTTATCCCGTGTTTGTTACTGGTCATTCTGGCAACGGCAAAACACTTATGGTTGAACAAGTATGCGCTGAGCTCCAGCGTGAGTGCATCCGTGTTAACATTTCTATTGAAACTGATGAATCAGACCTGTTGGGTGGTCCTACTCTTGTCAACGGCAATGTCGTCAACCGTGATGGTCCTGTCATTATTGCTATGAAACGTGGTGCAGTCCTTCTAATCGATGAAGTTGACCGTGGTTCAAACAAACTAATGTGCTTGCAAGGTATTCTTGAAGGCAAACCTTACTACAACAAAAAATCTGGTGAGTTGGTACATCCTAAAACCGGTTTCAACATCATTGCTACTGCGAACACCAAAGGTCGTGGTTCAGATGAAGGTAAGTATCTGTCACAAATTCTTGATGATGCATTCCTTGAACGCTTCCCTATTACAGTCGAACAGGATTATCCTGATGTTAAGACTGAGACAAAGATTCTGAAGCCTTTGATTGCTGAAGAAGATTTTGTTACCTGCTTGGTGTCATGGGCTGATACAGTTCGTAAGACATTCAAAGAAGGCGGTACTGATGAAATCATTTCTACTCGCCGTTTGGTTCACATTGCACGAGCATATACGATTTTCAATGACCGTATGAAGGCTATCACCTTGTGTGTTAATCGTTTCGATGAAGAAACTAAGACTGCATTCCTTGACCTGTATAGCAAAGTCGATGCAAAAGTCCATGCACCTGAACCTGAACCAGTATCGGCGCCTGCAAAACCAATTGCACCGGCATCTGATGAAGAAATTCCCTTTTAATTGAAAGAATATATTATGGCTACAAAACTTAAAGTACGCACTGGCAAACAAAATCGCCACGAAAAAATTACCGTTGTTCTATTGTCAGGTCTGCCTGTATCACCAGATGATATTAAGGCGTGCTTCAAAGGCACAGACCAAGAAGCAGTCCTGTATCGGTTGCCGACTAATATATACAATATCCGTCGTGATGGTGGCGTGATTAAAGTATTCAAGACAGGTCGCAATGTCACCGCATATCAATTAAAGAATTGTAATGAGTTTAATGCAGAAGGACGATATATTGGTCGACCTACTACTGTGACACCTGTTGTCCGTGAGGAACCTATCGTAACGCATATTGTAACAGAAGAATTGGAGACTGTATGAATGGTTGGAGAAAACGTCAGATTGCCGATAAAATTGAAGATGATATGACCAATTCAAAATCTTTCATGCAATGGTATGAAGAAAACAATGTAGAGATTACTTGGTGTGTAATAGGAATCTTGATAATGGGTACATTAGATTCCCTTACAAAAGGCCATTATTGGTTCGCTGCATGGACGTTTTTTCTTTTAATTGGCAATTATCTACTACGAAAACATGGATTCCGCAAATGAAAAAAAGAGACCGCAAAAACCTACATTACCTATTGAGTTTGGATGAAATGACACTACTTGCGTGGTGGTTGTTGGCCCCTATGCCGGACAAGGAATATGCAACCGAACTTTTGAAAATGTACAGCGAAGAGCTTGACAACCGTAAGATTTTGTGTTATGATGGTCCCGAGGACGGGAATTTTGCCCAGGCAAATGACCTAATCAATAGTATTAAGAGTAAATTGTAAATAGAGGATATATGATGAATCGTAAATGGTTTGAAGAATTGCTAAATGACCAAGTTGTGACAGTGGCTTTCGTTAAAAAAGATGGTACTGACCGCAATATGCGTTGTACACTTATGCCTGAATGGTTGCCTGTCAAAGACCTGCCTGAATCAACTGAAACTACACAGCGTTCTAAATCTGAAACATCGGTTGCTGTGTTTGATTTGGACATTAAAGGCTGGCGTGCATTCAGTATTGAATCTGTTAAGTCGATTACATTCGGAGCATAATCATGCCTTATATTAATGTTGATGTTGAATTGGATGATTTTGAAATTGATGATATAATTGAGTATATTGAGCGTAAAGGTTATACGGTAAGTGATTCTGATGGCCATTTCAGTGAACCAGATGAAGAATTGCGTTTGATTTGGGAAGCAATGTATCTTGGTAAACCATATGATGCAATGGTGCGAAAGTTTGTTAGTGACCATACTGGTCGTTTTTTGTGAAAAGTGAGTATATTATGAAAGTTAAATTGTTTGCAGCTGTTGCTGCTGTTGTTCTTGTTACCGGTTGTTCTACAGCACATAAAACAGCATGGGAAGTAAATGTGCCCGCAAAAGAAGCAGCTGCACCTACTGTCATTGTCAATATGCCTAAGCCTGTTGAAACAGATACCTACAAGTTGCAGAACTATAAAGGTCCAGAAGCAATGGATTCTAACGAACTAGCGATGCATTCCCGTGAATGTGTTCTTTCTAAATTGCGTCCTCGCGTGACTTATGTTTCTGTCCGCGCAGAAGCAGGTAAGATTTTGGTGCCTGTGTCTGTTAACTGCGAACCTTACATCCAATAAAAATGTATTTTATTTACATGCCAGTTTTTTGGATGTGTTTCATTTCTTCTGGCGGAAATTGTCAGTTTATGCAATCTGAATATACATCTTATTATAGAACACCTTCATCCTGTGCAAGGATTCTTGAAAGAGATAAAAAATCTATATTAGATAAATTTAAGAAAGAGAAGAATCAACCAGATATATTTGGTTCCACTTGTATTTCAACTGTTATACAAAATCCTAAATTTGCCGAAGAACAGAGTGAAATCAAATATGAAAGCAAAAATGTAGAAAATTCTTTCAATTTAGATGTAAGTGCTTATAAAACCAAAGTAATCAAGGCTCCCGATTTGGATGAACTCGAAAAAGAAGTTGAAATTGCAACTAAAAAACCTGTAGCCAAAACTAAAGAGATTGAATATATTTTGAATGAAGCTCCTAAATCTTATATTCTTGATTGTATGCAATATATGAATCTTTCAAAAAGTGATTGTGAGAAAAACTGGTTTATCAAATAACATAAAGGGAATAATATGAAAATTAAAATTGGTCCTTATATCGATTGGATTGGCCCATATCAAATTGCAGATATGCTTTGCTTTTGGGTCAAACCAGTAAAAGATGAACATGGCTTTAAAGATAAACCAGATTGGGTACACGAATTTGGTAAACGCTTAAGTAAAAACAGCAAAGGTGAGGAATCACTTCTGTCTAAGTTTTGCCACTGGGTACATTCAAAAAGAAAACAAACTGTCAAGGTAAAGATTGATAGTTGGGATACTTGGAACATGGATGGAACATTGGCTTTGATTATTTTGCCAATGTTGAAACAACTAAGAGATAAAAAACACGGTGCACCATATGTTCGTGATGAAGATGTACCTGAAGGTTTGAATCTCCGTTCCACTGAAGCACCACCTAAAGAAAATGAGTGGGACACCGATGAAAACCATTTCAAGCGCTGGGATTGGGTACTTGATGAAATCATTTGGGGTTTTGAACAGGAACATCCTGATTGTGATTGGGATGCTCAATACCATACCGGTGTACATGACAGTGAATGGATTAAATTAGACAATGGTATGTTTGAAATGAAGAAAACGGATAAAGATACCAGTCATTTTGATGCTGAAGGTTACAAGGCACATTCGGATCGTATTGACAATGCTATGCTTCTATTTGGCCGTTACTACAGAGGTCTTTGGGATTGATGGACTATAACATGATTGGTCGTGAATTGGTTGAAATGTTTGGTGATAAACTGCCTAATCCTATACATGAACCAATTCGTTTTGCGTACTATATAAAATTATATAACTATCAAAAGGCGGTGAAAAATGAGCCACAAGGATGACAAATTCAAACACAGCAAACGCCTACTCAAAGATGAGAATGCTGTAAACAAACAGGCTAAAATTGCCAAAGCATTTGGTGTTCAGGTTAAAGAACCACATAAGTTTGCCAAGAAACATGCAATGAATTGTGGCAATCCAAATTGTGTAATGTGTGGTAATCCACGCAAAGTATTTAAAGAACCAACACAACAAGAAAAACGCCTGTTTCAAGATGTTGATGCACACACAAACAAACATAGTAATGGTCTAGTTAATGAAATCGATATTTAATTATTTTGAGGCGAAGAATAGGTTGCGTGAAGCCAAAAAAACTATCCTAATGATGGGTGGTGAAGATGAATGTCAACCTATGCTTCTAGGCCAAAGAGATTTCTTGGAATTAGAAGTTGATTATTACCATGATGAAATGGTATCCTTAGGATATAAGACCTTGACAATCGTTTGTCTTTGTGTTATACTGTATCTTGCTAACCACTTTTTAGGATTATATGAAAACCCCTTCCACTTTTAAACTATCTAAAAGAAACAAAACTATGATTGCGCTATTGCCATTTGTGAATAAAGAACAACGCAACGCATTTAAACAAAATATGATTCAAGCTCAATACATTGCTTCAACATCCGAACGACAACAGATGGGTGTAAATGCTAAGGGCAAAGACGAATAAATACAACCCACAACTAACTTGAAAGAATATTATGAGCACATTTATCGAAGTATTTTCTGTTGAAAAAAACACCAAAGTAATTATCAATCTAGATTCAATTCTAGAAATTGCACCGCTGCGTGAAGGTGGTTGTAATCTGTTTTTCCCTGATGCTGCGGCAGTTGGTGGTAAAAACTCTATGAAGGTTACAGATTCTTATACAATGTTCCAACAATTTGCATTGCAGACAGTAACACCTGAAGACATTGCAACACGAATTCAAAGAATGCAACCGCAAGAAGAACGCCGTGGTCCAGGCCGCCCACCGAAAGTAACTATGGGTAATACTACTGCTGGTCTTGAATAATGGATAATAACCGCGAAGTATTGTTAATTGCACAAGAAGAATGTGCAGAGGTGATACAAGCGATTAGTAAGTGTTTTAGGTTTGGCCTCGATAACATCAAGCCAAACACAAATAAAACTAATCGTGAACACCTAGAAGAAGAAATTGGTGACCTGATGGCTATGGTTTACATTTGTTATGATTTGAAAATTATTAATCCTGTCAAGGTGCTTGAAGCACAAGAAAACAAAATTCACAAACTTAAAAAATGGTCTACAGTATTTGATGAGTAATATTTTAAAATGGATTAGTAATGATTACGAAAGCAATAGAGTACGTTTTTATTTTGAGATCCTTGCTTGGGCTTTATCTGTTGGTTGTGCTATCACTATGGCCCTCACCGTGCCTAATCCTCCCCTTCTTATCATGTACCCAATCTGGATTACAGGTTGTCTTATATACGCTGGGTGCGCTTATACTCGGCGTTCCTTTGGTATGCTTGCTAATTATTTCCTATTGGTCACCATCGACTCTATCGGACTATTAAGAATGATATTATGAATATCTTTTACCTCGACAACGATCCAAAAATTTGTGCAGAAATGCACGTTGATAAACATGTTTGCAAAATGGTTATTGAATATGCTCAGTTGTTATCTACATCTCACCGTGTACTTGACGGCGAAGAATATCGTAGATTAACAGCAAACAATAGGTCAATCAAAGCATGGCGATTGCCTGATGAGCGTGAAACTCGTCTTATGAAACCTACTATGCAGAATCATCCATCCGCAATCTGGTCTCGACAATCAGATAAAAACTATGTGTGGTTGTATACTTTGTGGTGCGAACTCCTTAAAGAATTCACATATCGTTATGGCAAAATCCATGCTTGTGCTAGATTGATACCCGACCTTAAAATGATACCAAATAATATACCAAAAGGTGATTTTACAGGTCCCACACCTGCAATGCCTGATGAAGTAAAAATTCCAGGTGATTCTATGGCATCATATCACAATTACTATATAAATAATAAGACGCACCTAGCCTCATGGCGTGGTAAGATTAATTCCCGTAATGTTCCGAATTGGTTTCAAACAATATAATGTCAAATATACCTTATGAGTCTTTTATACATCAAACATATATTGACGATTTGAATTTGTGTGATGAAATAATAGAAGCATATAACATTAGTCCAATTAAACACATTGGAGTTTTTGGACATAATATAATTAACAAAGAGGTTAAAGATACTACTGAGGTATCTCTTAATTCTTGCGGCGAAGTTTTTTTTAGATATACAGTAGAATTACAAAAATGTTTGAACAAGTATATTGAAAAATATCAAGTTTGTAATTGGTACAATCCCATCTCTCTCATAGAAACAATAAACATACAACATTACAAACCCGGAAGTTCATATGCTGTTTGGCACTCAGAAAGAACTATGCCAAATTCTGATAGACATTTGGCTTTTATGACATATTTGAATGATGTTACCGATGAAGGTGGAACTGAATTTTATCATCAAAAATTAATTACTAAACCTAAAAAAGGATTGACATTAATATGGCCGGCCGATTGGACACATACACACAGAGGAATCAAATCACCGACACAACATAAGTATATCACAACAGGTTGGCTTAGCTATGTAGAGAAATTAACATAAGACTAACAGGACTTGAATATAAATAATAAGACGCACCTAGCCTCATGGCGTGGTAAGATTAACTCTCGTAATGTTCTAGGATGGTATAATGCCCAGCTATGATTTCTTAAATAAAGATACAAACGAAGTAGAAGAACACCGTATGAGAATTGCGGAATTAGATTCGTTTACTCAAAACAATCCACACCTTGAACGCTATCACACAGCACACAATCTTCCAATTATGTCAGATGGTGCTCGTATGTCTGTTCCCGGTATCGGTCAAGCTCATATGGCCTTTGAGCGTGGTGTCATTCAACGCATGAAAGAATCCATTCCAGGAAACACAATGTCAGGTCATAAAACAAAGTTGCCTAGAGAATGGTAATTAATCGTCCTTATCGCATTCCTGCACTTCTTGGTACTGGCTATTACAAACAGCCACAAAAACATCAAGCACCAGCCAAGAAAGTCTCACAAACCAAAGTAGCTGCTTTACTAAAGAAGGAATTTGCAAAAACAAAAACCTCCAAATAATCCCGCAACAACAACAAGGATGTTTCATGGCAAGCAATAGAAAAACAGCAATACAAAAACGTGATGATTCGATTGAAGGTGATGAGGTAATACACAGACACCTACCCGTTTCAAACTCTTTAAAAATAAAATTAGACCATTTAAAAACATTTGAAGCACTAACACAAAATCAACAAAAGTTCTTTGACGCATATAAAACAGGTGATTACTTTATTGGCCTATTAGGATCACCAGGTGTCGGTAAAACATTTTTAGCATTGTATCGTGCAATTGAAGAAGTTCTAAACAAAGACAATCCATTTACACATATTGTGGTTGTTCGTTCTGCTGTACAGGTAAGAGACCAAGGTTTTGTTCCAGGTACACTAGATGAAAAGATGGAGATTTATGAAGTGCCTTACAAAGAAATATGTGAGACACTTTTTGGTCGTTCCGATGCGTGGGATAGATTGAAGGAACAAGGTTACGCTAGATTTATTTCCACTACAGCTATTCGTGGCATCTCTATTGACAACTCTATCATTATTGTAGATGAATGTCAGTCGATGACATTTCACGAATTGAGCTCGGTTATTTCCCGTGTTGGTCACCGTTCTAAGATTATCTTTGTTGGTGACTTGAAACAGAATGACTTAATTAAGAGTAGGAATGATATATCAGGCCTTGCAGAGTTTTTGAATGTTGCAAGACATATGAATGAGTTTACTGAAATTGGATTTACACCAGAAGACATTGTTCGCAGCAGTTTGGTTAAATCATGGATTGTTGCCTGCGATAAATTAGGAATATAATGTTTAACTACTGCCCACCTGAATCTTTACAAGATTTACAATCTACTACTTTTCCTGATGGTAAAAGATACTATCAGTTGGCTGATGGTACAAGATTGCCTTCCATTACCACCGTTTTAGGTGCGATGAGTAAAGCTGACATACTTGCGTGGCGTAAACGTGTTGGTGAAGAAGAAGCTAATAAAATCTCGCGTAAAGCATCTGGCCGTGGTACGAATGTGCATAGCCTCTGTGAAGCATATCTAAACAATAACTCAGAGTATTCAAAGAAAGCCATGCCTGATGCATTGGAAATGTTCAAGAGTCTTAAACCAATCATAGATGCGAATGTATCTGATATTTGGTATCAAGAGTGTACATTGTTTTCCAAGAAACTTGGTGTTGCTGGGCGTGTTGATTTGATTGCACATTGGGATAATAAACTGTCCATTATTGACTTTAAAACCAGTAGCCGAATCAAAACAAGAGATAAGATTATGTCTTACTTTTGGCAAGAAACTGCATATGCATTGATGTTAGAAGAAATGATTGGTACACCTGTCGACCAGATTGTAACCTTGATGGCCGTAGATGGTTCTGAACCATTGGTGTTTGTTGAAAAGACAGAAGACCACATTGAGGGATTAGTAAAAGCGATTGAATTCTATAAAACAACCTTATAAATAGGTGGTAAGAAAAAAAAGGGGAAAACAATGGCAACATCATTAGGAAATGGTTTAATAACATTTGGAGATAATAGTACACAAAATACTGCTTCTTCTTATGTGGGACCTCGAGCACAATATTTTAGTGCTAACGGCACATTTACTATACCCACTGGAATTACATCATTAAAAGCTAGGGTAGTTAGTGGAGGTGGCGGCGCCGGTGGCAATGGACGATATCCTTCAGGTTGTGGATACATTGATGTTATTGGAGGTTATGGTGGATACGGAGCACAGGGAATTCAATGGATTACTGGACTAACACCAGGTTTAACATTAACTATAGTTGTTGGAACAGCTGGTGCCGGAGGCCTCGGCGTCCAAAGCGGTAGAAATCCTGGTAGTCCTGGAAATGCTGGAACTACTTCTTCAATATCTTCTGGAACACAATCAATCAGCACAATTCAATGTACCGGCGGCGGTGCTGGTGCTGCAGGCGGAACTTCACCTTCACAACCGGCCGCAGCTGCGAATGGTACAGCAACAGGCTTTACAACTCCTGGTTATTCTTTAACTAATTTGAGTGTTGATGATAGAGGTCTTGGTCAAGCTGGAACAGGTTACTATCCTAATAATTCCGGTACAGCTGGTTATGTAATTATTGAGTATTAAAAGGAGCATTTAAATGAAATATGCATTAGTATGTCCAAACGAACTTGTAGAAAATGGTTATCGAATTGCAGATGTATGTGATACAAAATCTTGGACACCAGCAGAACCAACATATTGGTTGGAATGTGAAGATGATGTTATGGCCGATTGGTGGTATTTTAATACTTCTGAAAATAGAATTAAAAGAACTCCTGTTACTACAGGTCCAGTAATACAAGGTCTAGAAGATTTATGATTGTTGTTAATCCTATTCATCAATTTGATTATGCCGGCGCATCTTTCAATGTTTACCACGCCAACATGAATGAAGGATTACCAAAACATGAACACACATTCGCTCACGCTACAATATGCAATGCAGGTAGTTGCATCCTACGCAAAGAAGGTCGTGAAAAAATTATCAATAAGTTTTCAAAACCAATTAATCTTGCAGCAAACGAATGGCATGAAATAGAAGCACTGGAAGACGGAACAGTTTTTGTAAATATATTCGAAAACACTTAAATTATGAGAGGCTTGACAAGTCTCTAATCCTGTGATACAATATATAATTAACACACTTATGAACTGGGACATGGCTCAGCTGTGCAATTAGACTAAGTTCCCACTTTGTGGGTACGGGAGTGAGAATCTCCCTAAGTGTGTATTTTATTGCTGTATGAAGCAAAGAGAAAAGTGTTCTGGACGGGGGTGCGAATCCCCCCACCTCCACCAAAAACGCATCTGCCAGTCGCTCTGGTTGTATGGTACTATTCTAGAAATAAGGTTCAAGTCCTTTGGTGCGTTTTTGATGGGGGTGCATAGTTTCGACAGGGCAACAAGTAACAGAGTGGACAGCACGGTAGGCGATGACCGTTAATCAAGCAAAAAACGTAAATGCAAACGACTCCGCATATCGCCTAGCTGCTTAAGCTAAGCTGAGGTTTCGCCGACTGTCCTTATTATCCAATCAGTCGGCAATTTGTTCAACAATAGGAGAAAATTTTGATTAAAAAACTCGTACTTATCGCATCCCTTATGGGTGTATTTGCAAGCGCACAGGCTTTAGAAGTTGGTATCAATGATGGCACCAATCTTAGCTCAACACAAAATGTTTGGGGTGTATCAGTTGGTGAAACCGTACATGGTTATAACCTAACCGCAGGATTCAATCGTTCTACATCCGCTGACTCTTACAGTTTGGTTAATAGTGTAGAGGTATCAAAAATGGGACCTGTATCAATTGATGCTAAATTTGGTCTTCTTTTTATCGATAGCCAATCAGGTTCAGCTTATGATGGTTATGCCGCTTCTGCTGGTATTGGTGCTCGTATGCCAATTACCAAGTCAGTTACAGCAGGACTTGATTACAGTTACCAAGCTGGTCAAGACCGGGTTGTTGCAGAAAACGGTAGCCGTATTACTGCTGGCGTTAAATTTAGTTTCTAAACTAAAAAGAGTTTAATAGGTTATCTCTGACGGTAGTCCCGTCCAATAACCTATCATTTTTTCGAAAGGAAACCCATGCGAAGTAAAGCAATACTTTTCAGCATAGTAGTTTCCGCAATAGTTCTTTGCCTCGCTACGATAAACATTAATTATAGAATTCCTCTAAAAGTTAATTATCGGGATCTCACTGAGGCAACAAAAAGGCAGGTTACATGCCTTGCAGAGAACATTTACTTTGAAGCTGGACATGAACCATTGAGTGGTAAACAAGCTATTGCTTTTGTTACCATTAATCGTGTTCAATCCGGTTACAGTAAAGATATTTGCGGAGTTGTTCATCAGAAGACGGGAGGAACCTGTCAGTTTTCATGGTTATGTGATAAAAACATTACCGATAAACGCTTGACAATTAGAGATAGTTCGTTGTATAATGAAGTTCGTGAGTTGGCCGTGGATATGATTCTAAATCGTGACCTCAAGGAAGATGTTACACAAGGTGCAACATACTATCATGCCGACTATGTAAATCCACAATGGAAATTGGAAAAAGTGAAGAAAATAGGTCATCACATTTTCTATAGAAGCCGTGTGGATAATATTGACAGAAATAGGAGTTTTTATGAATAAAGAATTAATGACATATATTGTTTGTGTGACCATTTTAATTGGTTCTACTATTGCAGCTGTAACCATTTACCAATTAAATGAACGCAATAACTTTGCAAAGAATATGGAATCAGCAATCTCAAAAGGCGTTGATCCACTTTCCGTGAAGTGTGCTTATGAACAATTACCTACTGCAACCTGCATCACATTTGCACTAGGTAAACGATAATGGCAACTAGAGAAGAAATATCCGATTTCTCTACTAAAATATTGGAGATGGCTGATGAGCAAGGTCAGCCTTGTATGGATGTCATTATCCAATATTGTGATGAAACAGGCATCGAGGTAGAAGTTGCAGCAACATTGGTTTCTTCATTTCTAAAGGCTCGTATTCGTGAAGAAGCACAGTCAGTAAATCTAATCAAGAAGGCCGCAAAACTGCCACTATGAATGAAGGTACAGGCTTTGCAGCCTTTGCGTTATATAATGCTTTGAAGTTACATTTCACCTCGTCTTCCTATGATTTCTTTAAGTATCATGGAAAAACTAATGTGAGCAAAGATACCTTCCTGAAGCGCAAAGATAAATATAGCTTCTACAAGTTATCACGCAAATACTCGTTGGATGAACTCAGGAACTTCTATGTGGCCAATTTTGTATACGGCGACTCAACTTGGGTTGGTGAAATGACTGGACCAAATGGTGAAGATGTATATAAGAAGTGGCAAAAGATTTCTCAGAGCTTGACATATAATTTTGAATCTGATATAGTACGCATCTTAGAACAGGTAAATAGTCCTGATGAATTGATGAAGGTAAGGCCTGGTGAGTATCCTGACTTACTAGTTGGTGCAATGCAGAATTCAATATCGATTGAAACATTGGTGATACTGAATGATATGATGAACTTCTTTTCCATGTGGGACAAAAAGATTAGTGATGACATTATCTGGCCGTCCTGGAAATTGAAGTGTGAAAAGTATGCACCATTTATTACATACGATAAAGTTAAGTTTAAGAATATTTTAAAAGAGGCAATTACAAATGAGTAAGTTTACAAAAATCTATTTGGACATGGACGGCGTGATTGCTGATTTTGCCAAGAGATACAAAGAAATGTTTCATATTACACCTGAACAAGCTGACAGGAACCGTAATTTTGGTCCTTACTTCAACACCTTTATTGAGACTAAACAATTTGCAAGCCTTGATATGATGCCAGATGCAAGGATGTTATTGGATCACTTGAACACATTAGATATTCCTGTAGAGATTCTTTCTTCTACAGCAAGGCAAGATTCGCATGAGGATATTTCAGACCAGAAAACAAAATGGTTGATTTCTCATGGTATCAACTATCCACGCAATTTTGTACCAGGTAAAAGCTTGAAGTATACCTTTGCGTCACCAGAATCCATTATCATTGATGACACATTTTCTGTTATCATTGACTGGGTTGAGGCACGCGGTACAGCAATCCATCACACGGATGCTGCATCTACTATTGCTTCATTAGACACTTTATTGGATGACTAAATATAAAACTGGCGGTATATAAATATACCGAGTTGGTCAAATTACTTAATAAAGGGGAAAAAATGTCTATACAACATCAAATCTGGTTAGAACGCGCTGGTCTTATCAAGGAAGATTGGGAACAATTGGTTACTGAATCCTATCAGTATGACGAAGATAATATTCAGCAACTTATTGCTGTTTACGAAGAAATTCGCCAAGTTGTAGAAGCACTTCCTAAAGCCGCATATGTTAGTGCAATGAGAAACGCTACTGATCCTGAAGGCTCAGGAGATTCCGATAAAGTTGTTGCTCGTGCTAAAAAAGTCCACGGAGATAAATTTGCAAAAGATTTAGAATCTGGCGCAGGTAAGATGCATTTCCCAAGAGACAACCACACACAAGGTTACGACAAACTAGCAAACAGAAAACCAGCAGCTGTTACAAAATCTGGTATGGCAAATAAAACCTCCATTCAAGGTTTAAAAACCAATATCAAAAGAAATATGTAATCAAATATACCGTTATAAGTATTGACACAGGCTTCGGCCTGTGTTATAGTAAGTTTTATTATGCATAAAGTGGATAATCCGTTTTTATTTTTTACACTCCGTTATATAAAGGAAAAATCATGGTAGATTTCGCAAATCTTAAACGCTCTTCGGGCAATCTTGACAAACTCTCTAAAGCTATCGAAGCTTTAAACACCTCAGAGGGTTCTGACAACAAAGACAATTATTGGAAACCTGAAGTAGACAAAGCCGGCAACGGCATGGCTGTTCTCCGTTTTCTTCCAGCTCCGGCTGTAGATGGTGATGACGCACTTCCGTGGGTCAAACTATTCTCACACGGATTTCAAGGTCCTGGTGGTTGGCTTATTGACAACTGCTTGACAACCAAGAACCAACAATGTCCTGTGTGTGAACACAATTCTTCATTGTGGAATTCTGGTATCGAAGCCAATAAAGAGATTGTACGCAAACAGAAACGTAAACTGAACTACATTGCAAATGTTTATATCGTTTCGGATCCAAAACATCCTGAGAACGAAGGACAAATCAAATTGTTCCGTTTTGGTAAAAAAATCTTTGATAAGATTACTGAAGCAATGAACCCACAGTTTGCTGATGAAAAGGCAATCAATCCGTTCGACCTGTGGGCTGGTGCTAACTTCAAGTTGAAGATTCGTAAAGTTGAGGGATACCAAAACTATGACAAGTCTGAATTTGAATCTCCTGCACCATTGTCTACGGATGATGCAAAGCTTGAAAAAATCTGGAAATCAGAACACTCTTTGAAAGAGATGACTGCCGATAAAGAATTCAAGACATATGAAGAACTATTGACTCGTTTGACTCGTGTTCTTGGTTTGGGTGAGACTATTAAACCTAAGACTACTGTTGAACAAATGAAGGCAACACCTGAGGCATTTAAACCTAAGGCTGCTGAACCTGAATTGTCATTATCTGGTGATGATGACGATATGGCTTACTTCTCAAAGTTGGCTGAAGAAGACTAAACTTCTATCTTTCATGGAACTTGATACCCCGCCTAGTGCGGGGTTTTTTATTATGCAAATGAGTGAGTATTTTTTTTCAGTATAAGTTTTAGAGTATCATCATCTGTACGAACAGGAGCTGAAAAAATGGTGCCAGAATTACCGCCACCAGAAGTTGCAACACTCTTACTTGCATCTATTATAGTAGGTTTAAATTTTGTACTATCACTAGCTAACATTAAATCTTCATAAACTTTTTGAGCTCTTTGAAACATTTGAGCAAACATGTTGTCACTTGTTTCTAGTGAAGATTTTTTATCAGAATCCAACTTCATATTTTTTGCACCATCTATTATTCTTTCTTTTGTTTCTTTTGTTTGCCTTTCCATTTCTTCTTTAGAAAAATTGCTACTTTTTATTATATCTTGTTTTGGAATTTTTATAATACCGAGATTTCCGTTTTTATTTCTTGTCCACATTTCATCCGAATCAAGAAAATTGAAATTTCCAGGTGATTCTTTCATGTTAGAAATTGTTTCATCGGATATTGTAGAATCTACTCTTATATTTTTTGCAATTTCTCTGTAAGGTTTACTAGCAGGTACAGCAGTTGCAGCTTCCGGTTTTGGTGCTGATTCTTCTACTTTTACTGCTGATTTTACATCGGCCGCTTGCACTGCTGGTGCTGCTGGCGCTGGAGCAACTGCTGGCGCTGGAGCAACTGCTGGCGCTGGAGCAACTGCTGGCGCTGGAGCAGCTGCTGGTGCTGGAGCAGCTGCTGGTGCTGGAGCAGCTGCTGGTGCTGGAGCTGGAGTTAATGGTCGGCCGTCTAGTCCAACATTATCTGCAGGTATAATATTTTCACCAGCACCTTTTACATCAATAACTTGTGGTGCCGCCTGCGCTGGAGCAACATATTTTGCACTTTTTGGATTAGTGGCCGGAACAACTAAATTTTCATCTGTACCACCTGAAAGAGTAACTAATTTTCCAGCTTTATTTGTAACTTCACCTTGAAATTTAGCTCTCTGATTACCTTGAGTTTTTGCTAACCAGTCCGTTACTTGTTGTAAATTTTGAACAGATAACTCTTGCTTTTTTACCACATCAGTAAAATCAGGATTGGTCATTATTGATTCGACTATATCTCTAGGTTTTTGTTTTCCTATTTTTTGTGCGTTTAATGCTCCAGCTTCACTGTTGTTGGAAGCTTCACCCCTTTGAATCATTGCATAAGGTTCATCTTTAAATTTAGGATTATAAGGATCAGCTCTCATAGCTTCTTGGCGTTGTTCAACATCTCTGGATATTACAACTGCAGCAGCAGCCCCACCTGCGACCAAGGCAACACCCGGAAACGCCATAGCTAATGATGCAATACTTCGTAAGGTTGATAAATCTTTATTTAAAGCAATTGCTTTTATTATTGATTTCAAAACAGTCAGTAATGGTTTAAGTTTTAAAAATACTGCGGCCAATATTTTTTTGACTATTTCAATCATCCTTTCAAGAAAACCTTTACCTTTTTTTTCAGCAGTTGCAGTTCCACCACCTAAATTTTTTAGAGCATCAAGTAATTCTTTATGTCTTAATTCTCTCTCATCTTCCTGTTCTTCTTCAAAATCCGCAGCAATTTCTCTCTCTTTCTTTTCTTCTAAAATTTGTCTTTTTAACAAATTGAAAATACGAGCCATAATAGTGGAAAGACCTTCACCTTTTCTGATTGGTCTATTTTCACCGTCGGATACTTTTGAAACTAGAGGATCATTCTTAACTGGTGTAAGAGCTGATGCGTCAGCTGATGATTTTTTGTTTTTTACACCTGCAAAGTAAGCCATATCTTTATCACTTCTACCTGCAAGTTTACCATATGCATATGCACCTAATCTTCCTCCAACTGCACGGGAGATATTCATTGGATCAAATTTCTCTTTGAGGCCTGTTAGTTTAGCTTTAGTTTTATCTTTTATGGAACTGGAAATAGATTTACCAAAGCCCTCCCCATTTAAGGTTCTGTCTATGATTAAATCTTTGAGGCTCTGGCTTCTTATTTTTTTTGCTTTACTGTAGTCCATTTTTATTCTCTTTTGTTATGCTGCATAGGGAGAATATGCATTGTAATCAGGATCTGTTGGTATTGAAGTGGTTTCTTTTTTAGTTGAACCTATTATAGTTGTAGTGTTATTTACAAGAACGATAGGTTGCATCGTATTTCTTTTTTTCTGATCCATATTTAAGGAAGAAATTTGATTTAATCGTAAACCAGTCATAACATCATTTGAACTTAGAGTGCTAGAATTATCAGAATCATTTGATGCTAATAAGGTTGGTGTTATGTCTAAAGTGTTATAACTAATCTTTTTTGGTGCTGATGCTGGTAATGCTGGTAATGCTGGTGTTACCAAAACTGGTTTTTTTTCCTCAGGCTTGAAATTTGGATTCTTTACCCAATGCACATCATCATCTACGGGAAGTGGTTGATACCATCCATTTTCTTTAAGAAATTTCCTCATATCCGGAGTTAACTTGGTACTTACATCAATAGCAGCACCCATAAAGTGTTCACTATAATCAGCGATAGGGCGACCTGCTGAAGTTTCCCAGCGGCCTTTTTTATCATTGTATCTACCTTTGTTGCGCTCGTCTTGTTGCTCCGCTTCAGTGCGAATATTACTGGTAAATGGAATTTCTTTTCCGGTTTTATCAAAATATTCTTTATATAATCCATATACTTCTTCTGTCATATTAACAAAATGACCGTTTATATCTTTAGCAAACATATCTCCTGTATAATGTTGTCGCGTTTTAGGTTTTGCTTTTGGTTCTTTTTTTGCTGTAGGTTTTTTGGCTGCAGTTGTGGAAGCTTGATTTTCTATAATCATTTCACTCGAAGTATCTTTTGCAGGAACAGCTGCAGCAGCTTCAGCTGCAGCTTCAGCTGGTAATGGTGTAGCTGTAGCGTTAGCAACGGGCACAGGTTTTGCAGCAGCGGCCGTACCTACAACAGCTGCGGCCGTTGTTGGTGCAGTTGCAACATTAGATTTTGCCGATGCTGCAGCTGCAGGTTTTATTCGAATGTATCGGCCTTTCTCTCTTTCTATATCTGCTTGAGAAACCAATTTTTGATTTTTGGATTGCATATCAAATACGGCCACCAAATCAGGCAATTTACTTGCATTATTTTTTTCTTTGGCCATGGCCGTTGCAGCTGCACCATTTTTTCCAATTGAATTAGGTCCCCAATCAAGGTCGCTTTTCTTTTGGCCAGTATTTGCGGAAAATGTGTATGTAGAGGGATCCGCGCCAGCTAGTACATATGACCATCGAGTGCCTTCAGAAGTACTAAATCCAGGTCCCACAAATGTTTTGGACACCGAAGATTGGGTTGCTGATACTGCTGGTGCTTGTTCTGCTGGTGCTTGTTCTGCTGGTGCTTGTTCTGCTGGTGCTTGTTCCGCTGGTGCTTGTTCCGCTGGTGCTGGTTCCGCTGGTGCTGGTTCTGCTGGTGTTGTTGATTCTACATTTTTAGATAGACGATTGTGTTGGCCAATTATTTCTTCTGGCCCGGCCGCTGAAGGAGACGTTGACGCTGTTGATGTTTTATCACCTCCTAAAGGAACTGGAGGTGATTGTAAATCTTCTGAATATTGTCTTTTTTTTGTAGATATTTGTGCAGCTGCAGCTGATGATGCTGGTGATGAACTTGTTTTCATTGATGCCACACCAACTGCACCAATGGCGCCAGCCGCAGCTGCACCTAAACCTAACATAGTTATCAATTCTCCGGCACCACTAGAAGCGACTTCTTCATCACTTTTACCAGTTTTCTCAGTTTTACCTCCACTACTGTGACCTAAAGCTTCCATTATCTCATCATGTCTTCTCTTTTCATTATCCACTTTACTCTCACGAAAATTGTTTTTTAACTCTTTGGTTAATTTCTTTTCTTCTATATCATTTCTTAAAATGGAGTAAATTTTAGCACCTACAGTACCTGCACCGTCACCTTTACGCAGTTTAGGTCTTTTAGAAGAACCAACTTTAGTATATAATTCTGTGTTGACTTTTGAATTTATTGTTTGTGATGTATTTGATTTGGGTCCTAAAAACATATTCTTCATTTTCTGAGGAATAAACTTTTTGGCTATTTTCTTGAATCTATTACCCAATCCACCTGTTTTCGTTTCTTTATTATCTTCAGGTTCTTCTGCTGTGTCTTGTTCATCTCCTGAATCTTCAGGATCTTCTTCCTCTTGTTTCTGTTCTTCAGGTGGTTGTTCCGCCTTTCTTACATATCGACCAGTCTCAGGATCACGGGAACGACCTTGTTCAGCAAGAATTTTTTGAATTAACGGAACCAATATATGTTCTTTATATCCAGGCTGTTTAGATAATTCTAATTGCCTTTTCTTTAACTCACTCTTAGATAATTTTTTACCAAGCTCGACCAATTTGTCTATTTGTTTTTTAGACAAGTTTCCAACACTCAACAATTCGTTGATTTTATTTTCATTAAACATTTGCTCAAATTCACCGGACTTGAGCATACTGTCGAAAACTTTTTGTTCCATTTTTATCTCTTAGTTGCGTTTTGTTGTTTTATCTTTTCATTTTCTTCTTGAATATGTTGTGTAAGCAAACTAATATAAACATCTCTTTCCCAAGGTAACATGGTTTCTAATTCAGTCAGGCTATATTTGTGATGCTGCATCAATGCGAAATTAGTTGTATAGTAATTTCTCAAAGTATCATGCCGCATCACTACCCGAAAAAATTTTCGAGGCCCTCCACCTCAATAGTATGATGAAAACCACACTTCTTACAATCCATTTCAATTCGCTTATTCAATACAGGAAGATTATCAAAGAAATCTTCGATTCTGGAGAATTGTTCTTGATTCAAAGATTCAATAAATTCAATCAATTCTTCTTTACTTGTTTCATTTGCATAATAGAATTGTTCACCATCAAAAATATGTTCAACACTATTCACAATCATTTCAAAAGCTATATCTGTAGAACTTTTTGAATCTTTCACAGAATCAAGTGCAGAAAACTTTGGATAACCCAATTTAATCATAATATTATCTGTAAGTTGAACCTCAGAATTGTTTTCTTGTGATTCAGTAATCTTAATGTCTAATAGGTTTATGTTAACTTCCATCAAGTTGCCACAAGATTTATCTTCTACTTTGTTCTCACAACGGTATTTGTTTTGTACAACTTCACCAACGGATCTGGCTCGCAGTTGAATAAAGTAGTATTCAATATCGATAATAGGTAGATTATCAATATCAATATTCTCTGTCAAGGTACAATTATGAAGAACTTGCTTGATGTTCTTTTCAATTGTTTCTCTTTCATCTGCCTCCATAGCCATCATTAGATTTCTTTGTTCTTTCACTAAGAAAGGACGGAAGCGTACTAATTTCTTGCTGAGTGGTAAAGTCAATTCAAAGATTGGTGAATCTATTTTTGGTAAAGCCATAGTCTATTTCCTTTTCATTAAGTAATTATATAAGTTAAGCTATCCAACGAGTATAGGCAAAAGTTACATTTAATTTGTGATAACCATCACTTGACCAATCCAAATCTAGTTGATTGACAGAAATTGGAAAAGCATCGAGTAATGTACAAGCAAAAATCTCATCACCTGAACTATTGTACTGATTGATTGTTATTTGCCCAACATAATCTTGTTTGTAAATAAAATCATATGTTTCTAATGGATTAATATAATTCATCCATGCATCGAAGAATCTTTTTTCTCGTAATCCTCTATTTTTTTCGCCGGATTCCGTAACAATAATAGTCATATCAATATCGTTATATGTTGTATGATATGCATGTTTTTCTGTTGGATTTGATCCAAATTTTTGTTCTGTCGTAGCAAATGTTCTTCCTGGTATATTTGTGGATTCACATTTAAAATTAAAATTTGTTGCAACAGATTTTAAATCTTTGAGACCTTTATTTTCCAAAAATCCAGGTCCTCCAGCTGCGCCAAGAAATTTTCCAGGCGGAGAAATAGTAACATCAAAAAGTTTAGGCCTTGCAATTTCTCCAATTTTAGCTGTAAACTGACTTATTGTACCCATTTTATTCTTCTTCCTGGTTAAAGTGTGCCATATGGTCTTTGTAATGTTGCATAGAATCTTTCCATACTGTGGAAGTTCTAGCACCTTTAAATTGCTGTAGAGGTAACATTGATGCAACATCCCATTCATTTGGTTGAATCATTAGTAATTTTGACCTAAGGCGACCAAATAAGTATCTTTTCAACATTGGTCTGAACTCTGCGTATCTCTTGGCTGAGTTTAGGATCTCATAGGATATACGCATACGCTTAATATCATCTTCTGCTGTCAACTGAGCAAACCTCATCAGTTTAGACAGAAATGCCATTCTGTATTTTATTGGTAGATAATGCAAGTTCAATCCTAGAAAACCATCATTGTACCTTTCTAATACCAAAACTACTGGAAATTTATCCCAATACGGTAAATCATCTTTTGTTTTTGGATCATAAAAAAAACAATACATCATTCCTATCTTAAACTGATTAGCTTTTCTAAATGTCTCACCTCTAATGGCGGCAGATATTTTATCTGGTCTTTTGATTTCAACAATCTTTTCTTTTAACCAAGCAATAGAATCCTTCGACATGGTTTTAAGGCCTGCCTGTTTCTTTTCTTCTGCTAATGTTGTTAATTTAGATTCCATGTACTATTTAGTTAGAGACCTAAATGGTCTTCCGTTATCACCATGAACTCCCAACCTCGGTCCAATGCATATTCTGTTGCAGCTTTCCATTTAGCCTGATTGATACCCCATGTGGTAACTTCTTGGATATATTGCTTTGTTACTTTTTTCTTTTTTTCAGGTTCTACAGATTGCTTTTTTGGTTTAACTTCAATGATGGTTGTCTTCAATTTATTATCTTTTGTCTTAGATTTAACTATAAAATCTGGGAAATATCTATGTTTTTTGCCATCCACGGGTGATATATAAGGGATTATAAGTTCTTCTGACGCCCATGAAACGATATTTGGGTTTGAATCTAGCCAATACATCACCTTACACTCCCAGGAAGAGCGATAAATAATATTAGTGTAATCACCCACATATTTCTGTGGATATTTGGGAATAAATTTGCCTGAGTATGCCATAAATAGTATGTATAATCTTTTTAGGAAAAATAAATGGCGGCTATTGAAGTATTGACCGTTGAACAAGCTACTGCTCTCAAGACAAATGGTCTATCAACAGGATCAATTGGTCCATTGGCTGTGTTGGATACAGACCCCAATGCTTTTGAAACTGTTCAATATCCACTTAAACTTAGAAGTGTCAATTATCCTCATTATGTTGCATTTACTGTCTACGACATTGTACCACAAAAATTAGATAAATTAGTAACAGAGGTTAAAACCGCCCTAAGTTCAGCTAACAATGCGTCCACTAAATTGCAAGAAAACCCAAATTTAGAAATAAATACCACAGAAGAAGGACCTTTTTCTAGTCTTAAATCTTTTCTTAAATCTGCAAGTGAAGCAATGGATATACAATCCAACAGGACACAAGTTAAAGCATTTATTAATTTGTATATGCCAGATTCTTTAAAAGATAATTATAATCCAGATTATGGTTCAATTAGTATAAGAGATGACCTTGGTCCAATATTAGGTGGAATAAGGTCTGCAGCTTCGATAGCGGGTAATGCTGCAAGTTCTTCAGGAACTGTACTAGACTCTATATCAAACGATCCCTCAACTATTAAATTTTCTGTTGATAAAATAGTAGGATTATTGGGTGGCAGTGGAGGAATAACTGAAGCCTTACTGCAAACACAAGGATACACATCGAATCCTCAACTACAGATGATTTACCGAGGTTCTCAGTTTAGAACTTTTTCTTTGGATTTTTTATTTACACCTGTGTCAGGTCCAGAAGCAGAAGTAGTTAGGAAAATTATATATTTGTTCAAATTTTTTGCGGCTCCTACAGTTGGTGTTGGTGTAGCTACAGCGAAAGAAGCTATGTTTTTAACTCCACCCGCTCTTTTTCAAGTTAAATTTATGAAGAATGGTGTTGAAAATATAAATTTACCAAAATATACAGATTGTGTATTAGATGATATATCTGTCGATTATGCACCTAATGGTTTTGCTGCACATAGTGGAGACGAATCGGGCCAAGGTGCTGGTGCGCCAGTTCAAACACATCTAACACTAACTTTCCAAGAAGTTGAGATTTTAGATAGGAAAAGACTGAGAGATGGATTTCAAGGTGGAGAGGCAGGATTAAGATAATGAAATATTTTGAAACTCTACCTAAAATATCAAGTATCGATTACAGCGGAAATAAGATATTGTTGACCAATCTTATGGTCAGGTCTGAAATTGTACCTAGCTTGTTGAAGAATCCTTTGTTGTTCTATTCATATAATGTGAAAGATAGTGATTCACCTGAAATAATTGCAAGTAAGTACTACGAAGATCCATATCGTTACTGGATTGTTCTGTTCGCTAATCAAATCATTGACCCACAATGGGATTGGCCAATGAATTCTAATTTATTCACCACTTATATTAAAAATAAGTATACTCCAGATTGTGCAACATTTTATAACATTCCAGAAAGTTCAGTAACATCTGCTCAAATTTTATCTTATACTCAAGGCCAGATAAAATACTATGTTAAATCTGTTAAAACAATAGACAACAGTACAAACAAGGCAAACATATTAAATTATCATGTTAGTCTTGATGAATATCTGACTATACAAGAAGATACAATTGTAAGAACTTTTACAACTGGTGCTCAAGTAACACAAATAGTTAGTAAGTATACAGAAACAATTTATGATTATGAATTGAATCTAAACGAATCTCGTAGGTCAATTTACTTGGTTAACGCAAAATATGTTTCTGAATTTGAAATGCAGTTTTATAATTTGATGAAAATGTGACATGGCAAACAATTTAAGATATCCAGGTAATTTTCAATTAATTAGTATAGTTGTTCATTCAGCCACTAGTGATATTGATTTGTCTTTTAATTTTATAGAAATATCTTATAATGAGGATCTGTTTAATAACACGGCTTCCGGTTATGTAATGATTAAAGATTCCATAGACTTAGCAAATAGTTTAAGTATGTCTGGTAATGAATTCATTCATTTACATTTTGGTCAAGCTGATGATACCACAAACATCATTAAAAAGAGTTTTCGCATTTTTACAATAAGTAAAAGAGAATCTTTGAATGAAGGAAATACAGAAACATATTCAATCTACTTTTGTTCTGAAGAATTGTTTCTTTCTGAACAATATAAAATAAGTAAGTCTTATAAAAATTCAGATATAACGACAAACATAAAAGATATATTAAAGACATATCTACAGGTGCCAGATAATAGAATGGGGCAAATAGATAATACATATGGTGTTTATGATTTCATAGTTCCATTTTTAAAACCTTTTGATGCTATCAATTGGTTGGCTACATATGCAAGACCAGGAGCTTTTGGATCTATTACTATGGTTGGTGCTGATATGTTATTTTATGAGAATAAATTTGGATATAATTTTAGGTCTTTACAAAATTTGTATGAACAAAGTCCAATGAGAGAATATAATTATTCTCCTAGGAATTTAAATGTTGTCGATATGCCATACAATTTATACAATGCACTTTCATATGAAATAATGGATTCTTTTGATACATTAGCTGGTGTAAATCAAGGTATGTTTGCAAATCGTTTATTGTCGGTTGATCCTTTATTAAGAAGATATAAAGTAACAGATTTCAGTTACGCAGATTATAATAACAAAGTTGAAAAATTAAACAATTGGCCAATAACTAACAATTACAAAAATCGCAACGGTGATACTTTATATCAAACACCAGAAGCATCTTTTAAAATGATTTTTGCAAATTCAAATCAAAACGATTATGCTGTCATAAAAAATAAACCAGGTTCAGTTGCGCGTGATATTTTTGCAGAGACCTACATACCGAATAGAACTGCACAAATACCTTTGGCAAATTATAATAGAATGAAAATTTCAGTTTGGGGTGATCCAGCATTGACTGTTGGATCTGTTATTAAATTTAATTTACTTTCAAAAGATCCAGTTAGACAAGCTAAAGGCTTAGATGATTTCTATTCAGGAAATTATTTGGTTACTGCGGTGAGACACATTTTGGATCAATTTAAATATAGAACTATTTTGGAAATATGTAAAGAGAGTGTTCCTAATCTATATGCTGATCCTAATAATGGTTCTGTTGGTTGGAGTAATGCGGTTAAAGGAGTTATATAATGTCAAAGGCGACCACTAATTTTGCAGGTTTGAATGGATTTGTTTGGTGGATGGGTGTTGTTAAAAATAGAGCTGATCCATTGGGTTTAGGAAGATGTAAAGTTAGAATATTTGGATGGCACACAGATAATGTTACTCTGATTCCTGATGCGGATTTACCTTGGGCTACACCAATGAACGCCATAAATACTTCAAAAACATTTGGTGCACCTGAACTCAATGATTGGGTTGTTGGTTTCTTTTTGGATGGAGAGAGTGGCCAATTTCCTGTGATGATGGGTGTATTGCCTGGAATAACACCAGAACAAAAAGCTGGTTATTCAACTTAAAAGGATAAATTATGGCCATTCAAGCTGAACTCTCATTGGATTATGTTAATTATAAACCAGCAACTGGACCAACACTGGAGATGAATCCTAATCCAAATGCATCAAATGGCCTTTATGTATCAGATTATGGAAGACCTGCACAATGGTCATGGGGTGGTTCGTTTTCAACCAAAGGTGTTCAAACTTCCCCCGGTATTGCTAGAGGTGCATTGATTAACACCGGTGTTTATATTACTAACAGTCAAGTTGCACACGTTTGTGATTTTAAATTTAGATTAAATGCAAATTTATCTTTGACTGCTTTAGTTCCAAATGTGGGAATATTATTGGGTGCAATTAAAAATGGTAAAAATGCTGCGTCTGCTGCAATTCGCACAGCAATAACAAGATTAAATCAATTATTCAGAACTGCAATCAATGCAATTTTAGCCGGACTTAATGCTGATGTGACTGGAACTTTTTCAATAAATTTCGCTTATTTTAAAGATAAAGTGAGACAAATTAATCAATATTTAAAAATTGCAGCTCAAGTTGTAGCCGATGTTGCCATGGTTTATTATATATTACAACAATTAAATGAAATTACAGCTTGGATAAACTCATTACCTGACCAAGTGAAAAAAATATTAGAAGATTGCGTATTAAATTTTAAATCAGGAATAGCTTCTGTTGGTGCGGCGTTTGCCAATGGTTTGGCCGGAACAGAAGCTAGTCTCACAGCAGCTTACTTGAATGAAAATGAAGCACCACAACCAACAACTATAACAACATATGTAACTGATCCACTAAATGCAAATATAGACAATCTTAGTGCATCAATTAATGCTGGAATAGAATCTGGTAAAGAGGCCGCAGGTAAATGGTTCTCAGGTGATTCAGTTACTAAAGGTAAACCATAATTGGAAGTTTATAATGACAATTAAAAAACCAGATTATTTTAACGCATGGACAGAACCCGAATCAGCGGCAAATACAAGTATTAACCCGTTGACAAAGGTGGCGGATTATCAACCAATTTATCCTTTTAATAATGCAACACAAACTCCTAGTGGCCATGCATTTGAAATGGATGACACTCCAACAAGGGAGAGAGTTAGGTTGCAACACCGTACAGGTACATTTATTGAAATGCATCCTAATGGTGATGAGGTGCATAAGGTCTATGGTGATGGATATGAAATAACAATCAAAGATAAAAACATACTCATTAATGGAAACATGAACATTACCGTTTTAGGTGATGCGAACATTTATACGCAAGGCAATGTTAATGAACAAATTGATGGTAATTATGAATTACATGTTAAAGGTAATTATACTACAGTAGTGGAAGGTTTGACCAGTTTTGTTTCACAAGGCGATATGGATATTAAAGCTGGTGGCGCACTAGGTGGTGGTATAAATCTTGTTCCAGGTGAATATGTGAATGTTCTTGGAGATATAAGGTCTGAGGGTTCAATAACAGGCAACTATATTTTTTCTTCAGGTCGAGTGGATTGTATATCTGGTATGTCCGCTTCATTTGGTGGTTTTGCAACACCTGGAGGTGGTATTTCCGTTGGAACAGGTGTGCCATTTCCTGGCCAAATTTCTAGTTTGGGTCCAATCAATTCTTTAGTTTCAATGTCTGCGCCATTATCATCATCTGCAATATCAACTTCTTTCTTTGCGAAAGATATTATCAATGGAATTTTACGAAATTTACAATCTCATATTGCACCGAATGGACCAACAAGTCCACCAACAAGACCAGAAATTACAGCTTAAGGATATATTATGAGTATTTATGGAAGATTAGGGTTCAATTCAACAGACCCAACAACCAACGCGACAGTTACAACCGACAGTAGTGCCGTTGCAAACAATTTGGCATTTATGCCACAATTATTGAATGCATGGCAAACCGAAGACATTTCCACATCCAATACTGGTGGTTATTTTGTCAATCCTGTGGCACCATTAACTATAACGATAACATCTGCACTCAATTCAATAAATGCTGCAACATTGGCTATCAATGTTCAATCCACTATATCTTCTACAGTCACACAAGCTTTGCGTGATTTAGGCAATACAGCCGTTGGTGCAGTAGGTACAGTAAACAATTACTTGTATGTTACTAATAGACAATCCAATGTTGTTGATCCGGGAAGTGATGTGACTACAGTTCATTACAGAATGGCAATAGGATATGGTAAAATATTGTCCTATATCACATATCAATCTGATGGCGTGCAAAATAATTCACCTATTATGGGTAATTTTACTAGTATAACTTTAGGTAATACATTAAGTACACTTAGTAACACATTGTCCTCACAACAAATTACACTTTCAAATAGTATTACGATGGGTACACCAAATACTTCTAATTTAACTTTGGCGCAAACACAAGCAATAAGTAGCACTATAGGATCCATCACTTCTTTGATGACAACTTATACTACACAAGATAATGCATTCTTTACAAATTCAGCGGCTGTTATAGCTGATTATTCTGTAGTTGCTCCATTAAGTGAATTGGGTGCAACTGAAACTCTATTAGTAAACACTTATATTGGAACAAACAAGTTGAAAACTAGATTACTCTCTCAGACACAAACCGCAAATGTCTCTTAATAAGAGTAATAAATAGAAGATGGCAACATTAAAAAAAATATACTCAGACATAGACCTCACATTCAAGCGTGTGCCAGGTACAAATGATATTGCTCTCCGTTATGATGAGAATGCCGTAATAGCCTCGGTTAGAAATCTTTTGTTGACTAATTTTTATGAGAGGCCTTTTCAGCCTGATGTTGGTTCCAATTTAAATCGATTACTATTTGAACCAGCGACAGAAGTTACCGCCTCAATTTTAGATACAGAAATAAGAAATACTATTAAAAATTATGAGCCAAGGGTTGCTATTGATGAGTTGGAAATTACACTTAATGAAGATGGAAATTCATTTTTAGTTTATTTAAGTTTTTATGTTGGAAATAACTCAGTACCAACAGCAGTTAACCTAATTCTTCAAAGGTCCAGATAATGGCATCAAATACAAACATACAAGTAGCTAATCTAGATTTCTCGGATATCAAGAGAAATTTCATTACCTATTTGCAATCTCAAGACACATTTAAAGATTACAACTTTACAGGTTCAGCTCTTTCTACACTATTGGATGTTCTTGCATACAACACACAATATAATGCTTTCTATCTAAACATGGTTGCAAATGAAATGTTTTTAGATTCGGCATTGCAGCGTTCTTCGGTTGTTTCTCATGCAAAATTAATGAATTATGTTCCAAAATCGGCAGTTGGACCTATTGCAGAAATTAATCTTGTTTTTAGTGGAGTGACAACTACAAGTCTCACAATCCCAAAATATACAAAGTTTCTTTCAGAACCTGTTAATGGAACAAATTTTAATTATGTTACAACAACAGCTACAACAGCAAGTGTGGTTAACAATTTTGCAAAATTTCCAATGATTGAATTGAAACAAGGAAGCCTTTCATCATACAGTTTTATCGTAAACTCTACAAACAATCCAAATTACATATATGAAATTCCAGATACCAATATTGATTTATCTACAATAGAAGTATTGGTTCAAGAGTCTAGTACAAATACCTACTATGATGTTTATAATAGTGAAACAAGTTATTTGGAATTAAATCCAACAAGTAAGGTATATTTTGTTCAAGAAGCAGTAAATGGAAATTATCAAATTTATTTTGGTGACGGCGTTTTAGGTAAACAATTGTCTGATGGAAATATCGTAAGAGTTAATTATCTAACAACATTGGGAACTGCTGGTGGATTAGCCAATAACTTTGTGTTAATGGACAATATTGGTTCTTATGCCACTATAACTGTTAATCCAATAATGGCTGCAACTCAAGGCATAGAAAAAGAGGCGATTGCTTCTATTAAATTCCAAGCACCAAAAGCTTTTGCAGCACAAGGCCGTGCAGTAAGTAAGAATGATTATATCACAGCAGTTCAACAAAACTCTTTAGGCATTTCTTTCGATGCAGTTTCTGTTTGGGGTGGCGAAGAAAATATTCCGCCAGTTTATGGTCAAGTGTTTATCTCATTAAAACCAAAAGGTGCCTACGATTTAACAACGACACAAAAAGAATTGATTAAAACTCAGGTTCTTAAACCAATTAGTATGATGACGGTTGAACCTACGATTATTGATCCAGATTATACCTATATTCAAGTTTCTGCAAATGTACTTTATAACACGGCTCAGACTACTTTGACTCCTGGAACAATGCAAACAGGAATACAAAATGCTATTTACAATTATGCGGCAAATAATCTAAACACTTTTAATTCCACATTCAGTTCATATGATGTTTTAACCACAATAAACTCATACAATAAATCTGTAGTTTCTTCTGATTTTACTATAAATGTCCAAAAGAAATTTTATCCTACATTAGGTACTTCAACGACATATAATCTCTATTATAATAGCAAATTAAAACGCGGGTTATATGGTTCTTCTTTAGTTAGTTATCCAAGTGTAACTATTACAAATCCAAGCAATACTGCAACAACATTGAGTGGTGTTTATTTTGAAGAAGTTCCCACATCTACCGTTGGTATAGATTCAATTTCAGTATTAAATCCAGGTTATAATTATACTGATACACCAACTGTGGTAATTACAGGTGATGGAACAGGCGCAACAGCTACTGCCAAAATTGTTAACAACAAGTTGTATTCAGTCACCGTAACAAATGCAGGCGTTGGATACACTTCCGCACTAGCTACAATTATTGCTGCTGTTGGAGACACTACAGGTACAGGCGCATCTGTAGTGGCACAGTTACAAGGTCAATATGGAACAATAAGAAGTTACATTAACGATACAGTTAAAGGTAAAGTTGTTGTTTCTGCTAATGTAGGCACAATCGATTACACAAATGGTATTGTTATATTAAGTAATTTTAATCCTGTATCAGTCGATAATGATTTGGGCCAATTAACCATATCATGTCAACCAACAACGACAATCATATCTTCTTCGTTGAATAGAATAATTACAATTGATCCATATGACTCAGCTGCGGTGAGTGTTTCTGTTACAGCTAAGAAAAGTTAATTAAATGTTACAAAGTACCAATAAAACATCGTTACTGGTTCCTTTTCAGCTTCCTAAATTCATTAGTGAGGACCCAAACTACGCCAATTTTGTCTTATTCATACAGGCATACTATGAATGGTTAGAAGAACAAAATAATACATTAGATTTCTCTAAGAATCTTTTGAATTACATGGATGTAGACACAACCACAGAGCAGTTCTTACAGTATTATGTAAATGATTTTATGTCTTATTTCCCACAAGAAATATTGGCAGATAAAAGAAAAGCAATCAAAATAGCAAAACAACTGTATGAAAGTAAAGGTACGCCTGCTTCTTATAAGTTTTTGTTTAGAATACTCTACAATTCTGATGTAGAATTTTTTTATACTAAAGATGCTTTACTAAAAGCTTCTGCTGGTAAGTGGTATGTTCCTAGAAGTTTGAAATTGGCGACCAGTGATAAAAACTTCCTGTCAATTCAAAACCTTAGAGTATTTGGCAACATTTCAAAATCTATTGCAACAGTTGAAACTGCAATATTTGATGGTCTTAAAACAGAAGTATTCATTTCAAATGTTGAAAGATTATTCCAATCAGGTGAAACAGTTACTGTTGTTGATTCAAATAATCAAACATTATATTTCCTCAATGGTGCAATAGTACCAGAAGGAACAGCTGGTTCAGAATCTCTGACAGCACTCATTGTTGGCCAAATTAGTCAGGTTGTTATTGATCCAAACAATAGAGGTCTATCTTATAGTACAGGTGATCCAATTGTTTTTTATGGTGGGTTAAATTCAAATGTGGCTGGACCAGTTGGTGCAACCGCATATGTTGGCCAAGTTACATCAGGTTCAATTCAGCGTATTGTTGTTTCGAATGAGGGATATGGTTATACCACATCTACAGCAAACCTGCAAATTGGTGGTGCAAATACTTTTATACAATTTACAAATCTATCAGGTTCAAGTCCATCATCACCTATTGCAACAGTTGGTACTTTAAATCCTGCAGGAATTGCAAATGTAACTTTTATTCCAACCGATAGTATACAGTTAAAGAGATACCATTGCATTGGAAATATTGCAGGCAGTTCAGGCGCAAACACATATAATGTATCAACAGGACTTTGGACACAACAATCTTATCAGTTTGCAAATAATTTAAGTGCAAATGCAAATACAACTTTAGCAAATGCGTTTTCATTTACTGGTTTTACAACGTATCCAATTGCATCACTTATTGTACAAAATCAAGGCGGTGGTTTAAGTTCTCCACCATCCATACAAGCTATATCAGAATATACGACGGATGTCTATTCTCAAACAAATCTAGCTAACTTAGGTATTCTTTCACCAATTCAAATAGTTAAACCGGGTTCAGGTTATGCTAACAATGACCAAATTGCAATTATTGGTGGATCTGGTTATGGTGCTTTTGCTAATGTAACTGTCAATAGTTCTGGTTCAATTGTATCTGCGGACTATGTAAGTAACTTAACCAATATGATTTCTTTAGGTGGCATGGGTTACATGAATTCATTACCTGTTGCTGTTGTTAAACGTACAGCCAATGGTAATGTAACAATAAGAACAACAAGTTCAACAGTTACAGGTAACGGAACAAACTTTACTGCACAATTCAGTAATGGTGCTTTACTGGTAACAAATACAAATATTGTAATTGGTACGGTTCAATCTATTGTCAATGCAACATCAATGATACTTACTGCAAATTCTAAAATTAATGGAAATGCAAATTCATATTATTTAGGAACGGCACAATTATCGATACCTGGAACTTTAGGTACAGGTGCAACTTTTTCACAAACATTAAATCGTGTAGGTGCAATTACATCATTCAATATCACAGAAAACGGTCAAGATTATATTAGCGCACCAAGAGTATCATTAAAAGTCCAAGACTTAATTGTTTCCAATGTTTCGACATTGAGTATACCAGTGAATGGTGATATAATTTATCAAGGTGCAAATGTAAATACTGCCACATATATTGCTTCTGTGGACTCAATCAACGCATTACAAAATTATATTCCTGCAAATAACAGTATATACCAGTTGAGAGTATATAACTATAATGCAATACCTAATAAAAATCTGCCATTGAAAATTGATGTTAGGAGTGCTGCTTATTCTCTTGTTTCTGGTTATACATCCATACATAATACCACATTTGATAATTCTGTAGAGAATACACGATTTGATTCTGCAAATGGTATAATTACATATGGTGATGGTTTTGCAAAAGCGAATGCAACTTTCTTGAATGGTTTGGTAATTGGAAATGGCCAATATTTGGACACTTCAGGTCAACCAAGCGCCTTTGATGTATTGCAAAGTGTGGATTATAATAACTACACCTATCAAATAACACTATCTAAAGAGATTGAAAAGTATCGTGATGTGTTATTGAATCTATTACATCCATCAGGCACAAGAGTTATTGGTCGAATTGCAATGCGTTCAAGCAACAATATGAACTTCATTGTCAATGATGCATTAGATACAGGCCACACACTAGGTTTCTATGCAGGAAATGCTGCAACAGTATCTATTTCGGCAGGTAATGCAACAACTCCAAGTAATAACATGGTTACTTTCAATAATTTGTATGGTGCAAATATTGCTAGTTTTCTTACTGCAAATACCACAGAAATCGTATTTGTTTATGGAACAGGAATCAATGATTCCGTTCATGGTTTAGTTTCTAAAATAAACTATGCAGCGAATACAGTAACACTACAAGACAATGTTTGGACATACTTTGCAAATGTGGCTGTAGGTACTTCTGCATCCAATGGTAATAACCAGATAATAAATATAACATCATTGACATATAGTTATAACATTGTCAACAATGGTACCTATAGTAATACGGCGTATCCTATATTAGATATTATTCGTGTTGGTGATACGATTACAGTTAATGGAGTAGCTCAGACAGTAACATCTTTCAGTTCTCCGTATACTTCTGTTACTTTAAGTGGTCCATTGACAAGTGGTGCAAACGGATATATTTCTGTTGGTAGAAGTATTACTTCTCTATACAACAATGTTCAAATTATTGGACCAGTCGGAACACAGTATCTTGCTCAACTAGGAACAGAAACCGGTGATATATTAACTTCAGAAACAGGCGCTTGGCTTCTAATAGGATAAAAAATGTCAACAATTAAAATCTCAGAATTACCTAAATTTTCAACAATCAATGCAAACACAGCAAACACTTTGTTTGTTGGTATTGATATACCCTCTGCACAAACATTCCAGTTTTCTGCCGGAACATTAGCAGCTGGTCTTTATGCGAATACTGCATTGGTTGTAGGTAACAATACCACCCTTTTACCTAATACGATTGCACAGTTTTCATTGGCCGGTGAATCATATGTACAAACCAACTTTGTTAACCTGAATGGCGGCGGCACAGCTGACCATGTTATTACTGCAAACAATGGTACAGATTCTACATATTTCTTAGATTTAGGTTTGGCAAATCCTGCATATCAACCAGGTTCCGAATTCAATAACATCGGTACTGCTGTTGCTCCATTAGATGGTTATCTTTATGTTCAAGGCGGAAGTTCAGCAGGATTACTTGGTGGTAATTTGATTATTGGTACTACAACATCAAATACAGAAACTAGATTTATGGTTTCTGGTGGCACATCATCCAATGTTATTGCTAAGATGACTTCTACCGGTTTCAAGATGGTCAATGGAAATCAAATTTTCTTCTCAGATGGAACTTCTCAGAACACCGCAGCTGCTTCTAATGCATACTCACAGTCTGCATTTGCTAAAGCAAATAATGCACTTGCAAATACAACAGGCACTTTTTCAGGTTCTTTAACTATTACAGGTGCAGTTGTTGCTAATACCGGTAATATTGGTAGTTTAGCACTTGCAAATAATACAATATATTCAGCATTAACAACTGTTGATATGATTATTGGCCAATCAATAGCAACTGCAAATTTGGTTATCAATCGTACAACAAACATCACTAAAGATATTAATATAACAGGCAATCTAGTAACTAACGGAACACTAATAGATTTCAACAACACAACTTTTGATCCAAATACCGCTTTTATACAGATAACTGGAGCTAATACGGCTTATCAAGCATCAAATACAAATTATATGTTGCAGATTACCGGTAAAGCAAACACAACAACACGCTTAGTATTAGATAGTTTTGGTCAAAATACCTATCCTGTTTTAATCGGCCGTATGGGTCGCGGTTCATCTGCGGCACCTGCAGCAACTTCAAACAATGACATTATGATGAGAATTGTTGGAAATGGTTTCACAGGAACACAATTTCCTGGATCCAGTCCAACAAAAATTGACTTTGTTGCATCTGAAAATTTTACCGATTCTGCAAGAGGAACTCGTATTGAATTTTATAATACACCAGTTGGTTCAAATACAATTCAAAGAATCGCGTTATTTAATGCAGATTCTGTAACTTTTACAGGCCGTGTTGAACCGCAAAAAGGTTTTGTTTATACTCCAATAGTATATCCTGGTGCTCAAACCGCAATAACAATTGACCATGCAAATACTTCTGTTGTTAGGGCTCAAACGTCCACAGGTTTAGTTGTTACACTATCAAATTTACTGGCAGGTAAAGAAGTTGTTGCATGGATAACAAACACTGCTGGAACAAACCAAACATTAACTACAGGAGTATCAGCATTAAATTCAACCTTAAATGCAACAACATATAATATTCCAGGAACATCAACTGTATTTCTTAGATATATGTCAATAGATGGTACCGTGCAAAATACTTTCTGTTCTGTCACCCACGCTTAATAAATAAATCATGGCATCAAATCTAAACATACTCACAAATCAAGCAAAAGTAATCAGAGTTGAGACGGATTATTACAATCCGACAGTCAAACTCAATGGTGCTACCATTAATTCCATATATGCTTTTATTGGCCAAGAGGATTCATGGCCAATAGTGAATTCAAGTGAAACACCAACACAACCGACAGAAGACCAGACATATCTGAAAAGAGTGTTTAAAAATATGTTTGGAGCAAAACTAATTAACTCCAGTAACATTTCACCTGTTATTCAAAGGATTAATTGGGCAAATAACACCAATTTCTTTGCATATTCCGATTCAGTAAACATGAATGCAAAAGATGCCAATGGATTTCCACTTTATAATTTTTATGTAAAGAACCGTTACGACCAAGTTTTCAAATGTCTTGCGAATAATAATGGCGGACTGTCAACTTCTGAGCCATATTTTCAACCAGGTTCATACGGAACAAATAATATCTATCAAGGTAATGACCTGTATAAATGGAAATACATGTATACAATTGATGCAGGTCTCAAGAAAAGTTTCTTGGATACTGATTGGATGCCTATCCCTGTTGGTGCAAACACACCTCAACCATATCTGACTAACGCAGGTTGCGGAGACATTGAGGTAATAAATGTAACAAACGGAGGATCAGGATATGATGCAGTTAACACATATATTGTGGTTACCGTAACAGGTGATGGTACAGGAACCGTTGCAAATATAACAAGTTCACAGATAACCAATGGTGTAATTAATGATATTGTTGTCAAAACAGGTTTTGCAGGAAACAATTATACATATGCAAATGTATCAATCAAGGCATACACCTCAGCGAATCTAAGTTATATTTCTTCATTAGGTTCTGGTGCAACAGCCGTAGCTCCTATTTCACCAGTCGGCGGCCATGCATACGATCCAATATCTGAGTTGGGTTGCAATCATGTAATGTATTCAGTTGAATTCAATGGTTCTGAAAATGGTGTTTTGCCTACAACCGGTGTAAATTATCGCCAAGTTGGACTTCTTATTAATCCACAAGTATATGGTTCCTCTGGTCCAGCACTCGCAAATGGTGCAATATATAACACTTCAACCCAATTTCTAGTTTCAGCTGGTGCAGGAAATGTCTACACGGCCGATGAAATTGTACAACAATTCGATAATAATGGAAATGTTATTTACTACGGAACAGTCTTAAATTTCAACACATCAACGAATATATTACAGTTGATAAATATAAATGGAACATATACAGTTGGCCAATCAATTATTGGTTTATCTTCAGGTGCATCGAGGGTGGTTTTCTCTGTAACTTCACCTTCACTCATTCCATTTTCAGGATATATAACATATATTGAGAATCGTGTTGGTGTTCAAAGAAGCGTTGATGGCATCGAGCAATTTAAATTTGTACTAGGATACTAAAGGAAAAAAATGTCTTTAAATTTCAATGTTGGTCCATATTTTGACGATTTTGACCCATCAAAAAACTTTCACCGCATACTGTTTAAGCCAGGTTCTGCGGTTCAAGCTCGTGAATTAACACAGTCTCAAACAATTTTACAGAATCAAATTTCTGAATTTGCTTCTGCGATATATTCTACAAATACACCAGTTTCGGGTGGACAAGTCACACTTAATCAACAATGTTATTATATTAAACTGAACAATACTTACAATGGTATTACAGTAACTGCTGGGAATTTCGCAGGCCAAATTATTCAAGATTCAACAGGAACAATTCTTGCTAGAGTTATTGCTACGGCTGAAACTACAACTAGTGGTTCCACCGTTGGTGACCCACCAACATTGATTGTAACATATCTCTCAGGTGCTCAATTTACCGATGGTAGTGTTATTTCAACAAGCACAGGTTCAACATACTATGCTTCTGTCGCTACATCGACCACTACAGTAGTTAATTCAGTATCAACAACCATATCTTCAACTGGTCTTTCATCGGTTGCTTCTATTGCGAATGGTGTATTTTATGTTGTTAATGGATATTCCATTTCAAATAGTACTGGCATCCAATATTCAATAGGTAACTTTGTTACTGTTAATCCACAGACAATCATTTTAGACAAGTATGATAATTTACCATCATACCGCATTGGTTTACAAATTACAGAAACAATTTACGATTACATCAATGATTCTTCTTTGTTGGATCCTGCTATTGGTGCATCCAACTATCAAGCACCGGGTGCAGACAGATATGTTATCACACTAACATTGATTACGTTGCCTTTGACTTTAGGTAATGATGATAATTTTATTGAATTGGTTCGGATTGAAAATGGTAATATTTTAAAACAAGTTGATGGCACTGTTTACTCAACCATCGATGATTACTTTGCAAAACGTGATTATGAAACAAATGGTGATTATATTGTTAATGATTTCAAACTAACACCATCTGCAAATTCTACATCAAATACAACCTATGATTTAAGTATTAGTAAAGGTGTTGCATATGTTCATGGTTATCGAGTAGAGAACCAATCTGATATTAAATTAACAAACACAAGAGCTCAGTCTGTTGCAAATATCAGTAATAATCCAGTTTATGTGGATTACGGAAATTATTTTGTTGTAGACACCTCTAATGGTGTATTTGATATTTCTACATTGCCTCAAGTTGATTTGCATTGTGTTCCTGCAGCTAACATTGTTTCAACAAATACTACAACTTATTCATCAACATTGATTGGTTCTGCTTTCATGCGTAACTTGAAATATAATTCAGGTACTGGAACAAATACTAAAACATATATTTTCAATGCATATATTTCAGATTTTGCTGCAAACACATTATCCGGAAATGTTACATCAGGCACTGCAACAACCTTCACAATTAATGATACAAACGGTTCATTCTCAGCCACTTCAAATTCTTACTTCAATGTAACAGTAAGTATGAATACTGGCGGTATTATTGATTTGAGAAATATTACAAGTTACAATGGTGCTTCCAAAGTAGTAAATGTGGATTCTCCATTCACAGTAACACCAACAGCAACATCAACTTTCTCATTGATATATGAAAATTATGATGTTGAATCTATTGTTAAAACTGCCGGTTCTGGTTCTTATGCGCTAACCGCAAATGTGAATATAAATGCAGCAAGTGGTAAAGTTAATGGTCTTGCAAATTCAGATACAATATTATATTCACAAGTTTCACCCGAATTAATATTTCAAATTGGTTATCCATATGTTGCACAATTAACCACCACTTCTTATTTTACACAAAGAGTATATCGTTCAAAAACATTTACTGGTAATACATTAACACTACAAGCAACATCAGGCAATGCAAGTAATCCATTAAGATTTGAAGGTACAGGTACTTTAGATAGTTCATCTGCGCCGCAATTATTCATGGTTGTTGATAATTCAACAGGTAATGTTTTAGATTTTACTACATCAGGTAATACAATTTCAATTTCTTCTGATAAAACTCAAGCAACATTTACAGTTGGTTCTGGTGTTGGTACAAATAAAAATGTTACAATTATTGCACAAGTCCAAGCAAGCAGTGGTGATTCTTCAAGTTATGTTTTAAAATCAAAATCTTTAGTTACGGGTAACACCGTAACTGTTGGTACACTTGCATCAGTTTCTGGAACAAATTCTTATCAGGATTTAACAAAAGGTCAAATTACAATTAGTAAAACAGACATTACAGCAACTGGAAAAATGTCATTGTATGTAAATGATGTTAAAAGAATTGTAGGTGTATTTGATTCAGGTGTTGCTGGTACAAATCCATCAGGTTCATTGTCAAATTATACAGATATTACTTCTTATTTCACATTAGACAATGGCCAAAGAGATAGTTTCTATGACCATGCATCGGTTTCATTGATTCCAGGTGCGCCGATTCCTTCAGGAAATATTCTTGTTGCTGTAGATTACTATTCTCACACACAAGCATCTTCTGGTGATGGTTATTTCAGTATCCAATCATATAATACATCAGGCTCAACTTATGGTGGTGTATCGAGTTCAGCAGAAGCTTATGCACAAATTGGTTCATACACAGCTAAAGATGGTGTACAATATGCATTAAGAGATTGTATTGATTTTAGGCCTTGCCGAGTTAATGGTCAGACTGCATATGTTTGGGAATATTCAGGTACACAAACTTCTACGAATGATATTGGTATGTTGATACCCAATAATTTATCAAACTTTACAGGTTTCTATCAATACTATTTGGGTAGAAACGACAAATTAGTATTAACAAAAGATAAGAGTTTTAATATAATTCAAGGTACACCTTCTGTTAATCCATTATTGCCAAATGAACCATCTGGTTCTATGATAATTGCAAATTTATTTCACGACCCATATACAGCTTTTGTTCCTGGTGAGGGTACACCTGGTGTTCCATCAAACTTGTCTATCAATAAAATTATTCACAAGCGTTGGGCTAAAGAAGATATTACAGATTTAGAAACCCGTGTTAATAATTTAGAATATTATACATCATTAAGTATTTTGGAACAAAAAGCTAGTTCTTTACAAATTCCTGATGCTAATGGTTTAAATCGTTTTAAGAATGGTATATTGGTTGATGATTTTTCATCATTTGGAACAGCAGACACACAAAATCCAGACTATGCTGCAAACATCAATGTTCGTAAAAATCAACTAACTGCATTGCAATTGGTTGATAATTTTCAACTCCAAAATCCTGTTGTGCTTGCGAGTTTAGGAACGATAGCAAATACAAATAGTTATAGAATTAATAGCATCAATGGTGCTCAAACAAATCTGTTTACTTTACCATACACAACAGAAAATGTTGCTGTTCAACCACTTGCAAGTAGTACAGTTTCTGTAAATCCATTCAATGTTTCAGTCCAACAGGGGTTATTACAAATGAACCCACCAATGGACAATTGGGTAGATAACAATCAAGCACCAGCGATTTTAGTTACTAATCCTAATTTTCAAATATATCAAGCCACAACTGGTGTTAACTTGTTAAATTCAGGTGATTATCAAACTATTCCAGGAACATTATCATCAAGTAGTAGTTCTAGCTCAAGCGTATCCACTACTAGTACATCTAGGACAACTACTGTAAGCACAACAACGCAAACATATGCAAGTCAAATTCAAAATGTTACTTCAGGTGCATATAATCCTACTTCTTCCACATTTGGAATTAATAATGGATACTTGACTAATATTACAGTATTGCCTTACATTAGACCGCAACAAGTTATTATTCGTGCATCTGGTTTGTTGGTCAATTCAAATGTATCGACATTCTTTGATGGTGTAGATGTATCACGATACATGACTGCTCCAAATACAATTGAATTGACAGGTGTTTCTGGCACATTTAATAATGATGATATTATTGGTTTTTATATTGCCAGTGTGTTCTATCCAATTGCTCGTGTAACAACTGTTTATTATTATACAGATACGACAAAAGTTCGTTTATATGTTTCAGATATTCTTGGTGTTCCTAATTTATTAGGATCTACAACTTTAAGGAATGCAACATTTGACTCTAGTGGAAATTACTTGTCTTCTTCTGCATCAGGAACAGTAGCCTCTAATTCAGTAATAAACATAAGCCAAAGTGGTTCAATTAGTGGTGTTGGTGGTGGTTGGTCAAATACATTAAATGGTAATACAACAACACAAATATTTGGAACACCAATAGTACAAGGTTATTCATCACTATTGAATAACTATGGAGTTTGGGGTGATGGAACTAATAGTACCAATTTCAATTTTACCTCACCCGTCACACTCACAGCTAACGGAATTTACACGATAGAGGTTGGTGCATCAGGTTCAGCAACAGTTTATGCGAATGGTACAAGCATTGGAACTTCTTTAACGAACACACCAGCATCAACAACAACTTTTACTTATACAGTATCAAATGCACCAACAACGGTAAAACTTGGATGGACCGCAACAAGTTCAGGTACAACAACATCAGCTTTTGGTGCAACAATTAAGAATGCATCAAACACGATAGTGTATACTACAATTAATCCACCGATTACATATACTAATGCAGGAACTTCGGTTAGAATGCCAGCTGGCGCAGAGTGGTTTGTTGGTGCAACTCAATTAAGATTGGATCCAGCTACTGCTTCAAATACTTCTAGTTACTATGTTGGTTCAACAATTAACATTACATCAAAATATGTTTACAGTCTCGATGTATCTGCAACATATGTTCCACCTCCACCAAAACCTTCTGGAGGTGGCGGTGGTGGAGGTAAAATTATCTGTACCAAACTATACCAATTGGGACTAATGGATGAATCAATTTACAAGGCGGACCAAGAATTTGGTGAATTGTTAAAATTGAATGACCCTGCGGCCTATCATGGTTATATTCGTTGGGCTACAGTTGTTGTTGATTGGATGTCCGGTGAAGGTCCACAATGTATGTTCTGGATTAAAGATGATAAGAAGCGTTCTGAAGTCCAAGCAAAACTTGCAACAAAATGGGCTCATAGAATTGCAACACCTTGGGCTGAACATATGGCATATATAATGGGTAAGAGAGATAAAGATAATCTCGCTGGTAAAATTATTATGAATATTGGTAAACCAATTAGTAAAATAGTCAACTTATTACCAAGAAAAGACAAGCAAGCTGGTATAGTAACAGGTTACGGAATGTGGGCACTATTTGCTTTCTTATATACAATTAGTAGAGTTTTTGGTGATAAATCATTTCCCAAGACAATAAATAATTAATAAAATTTTGGAAAAATAAATGACAACACTTTATCGCTCAAGTCTTTACACTTATTCTGCAACCATTACAGCATATGATCCGGTAACAAAACTTGTTACACTTAGTACTCCTGTAAATTTATCGTTGGGTACAAATACAGAAATGGGTGGAGATATTAGTTCTCGTTATTCCATTTCAGGCAATTTAACTAAAATTAGCTCGGCGGTGCAAACTGGAAACTCATTAGCTAAACCTTCGACAGATGAAGCTGGTAATTTTGTTGGTATTTTCAATGTTCCTTCCACTACATTTCAAACCGGAAGTAGAGTATTTCGCGTAGATAATAGAACTGTGGCCACAGATTTAACAACCGCAACAACATTTGCCGAAGGAACATTTGTCGCCTCAGGTCTTTCAACATCCTCACAAAAATTAGATTTTGCACCTTCAATAGATTCTTCTAAATCTGTATTTACTCAAGTAAATCAAAGAGCCAATCAATTAATTAGTTCAGTTACAACGACTCGTTCTACTACCGTACAAACAGGTAATAGTGATCCGGTTGCACAAACATTTATTGTTTCAAAAGATAATTACCCCAATGGCATTTTCTTATACTCAATCAAATTATTTTTCTATTCAAAACCTTCAACAAATATTCCAGTAAAAATTAGTGTTGTACCTACAATTAATGGTTATCCTGATGGTTCTACATTAGATTACTCTACGGTTATGTTACTTCCAAACCAAGTAAACACATCCAGCACACCACATTATTTGGATCCAAGTGCTTATACAGAATTTGTTTTTGATGCACCGGTTTATATTCAATCTGGTGTATTGTACGCTTTTATTGTTAATTCAGCTTCTAAAGATTATGTACTTTATTATGGTCAACAAAATCAAATAGCTGTACCCTCTACTGCAAAAGCTAATGTATCAGATGCAAATCCAAGTAATCCAACAAAAATTGGTGCAGCTCCTTATGTTGGTGCTTTGTTTGAATCTCAAAATGGTATAACATGGTCAGCAGACCAAACAAAAGATTTGATGTTTGTTATTGATAAATGTGTGTTCTCTACAACCACAGCTTCGGTTCAGTTTACTGTACCCAAAGGTTTGCCATTTAGAAAAATGGGCAACCAAGATATTTTGAATAAGATAGATGCGAATAGTGCCTCACAGATATTTGGTAATTATTCTCCAAGTAGAGTTTATGATGCAATGAATATCACCACAACTGACCTTGCACCAACAGGAACAAGTATCAATTATTCATATACAGCAACATTAAAGACTGGAAATGTACCAACAGGTACAAATTCAATTACTCCTGGAAGATTAGGAAGTCCTTTACCTGATGACATTTACTTAAATGATGGAAATGGAGAAAGAACCCTATTAAAGTATTCAAATAATTCCTTCTCATTGTATGCAACAATGGCCACAAGTGATCCTAACGTGACCCCAATCATTTCGGACGATGGTGTTACGATGTATGCGATTTCTTATCTCATCAATAACATGGGAATTGGTAATAATGTTATATCTATTACCAATCCAGGTTATGGTTATAACGTCAATGCAACAACAATATCAATTTCAAGTCCAGATGTTGGTTCAAATGTTGCAACATTAGGATTTACTGCAAATGCCAACGGTGCAATTACTTCTGTATATGCAATTACACCAGGTTCTGGTTATCTAACATCACCAACAATTACAATTTCCAATCCAGCTACTCGCGGAGGAAATGCAAATGCTGTTGTTACAGTAACAGGTGAAACATCATCAAAAGGTGGTAATTCATATGCAAAATATTTCACTAAGAAAGTTGTACTTGCACCAGGAAATGATTCAGGTGATTTAAGAGTATTTTATACTGCATATAAACCATTAGGTACAGCTATCTATGTTTATTACAAAATTTTGAATTCATTAGATACAGCTCCGTTTGAATCAGGTAACTGGCAGTTGATGACAACTATGCAGAATCCAAATACATTTTCCACATCTAGAACCGATTTGTATGAATATGAAGCTGCGCCTGGCATTTATGCAAGTAACCAAGCAAACAACAGCATCAGTTATGTAAGTGCAACAACAGGTCAAAAGTATACATCATTTATTCAATTTGCAATCAAAATTGTTTTAGCGACAAGTGATAATACAAATGTTCCTTTCTTAACTGATATTCGTGCATTAGCATTGCCAGCAGGAACAGGAATCTAAAATGGAACTAGTAAGAGTTACTGGAACAAATTTTGTTCGTGATATAAACAGTAGAGCTCTTTTGCCTACAGATAGTACAGAAAAAAATGAGTATTATAATAAACTTAGGTTGGTAAAGATTCAAAAAGAAGAAATAAATAAAGTAAAATCAGAAATAGATTGCATCAAATCGGACATGTCCGAGATTAAATCGTTGTTGCAACAATTACTAATAAAAGGTTAAGATGGCAAATACAGTCAATATTTTAGGTTTCGCCAACACATTTGGTGATTGGATTGTTGCAACAAACGCCGATTCAAATGAAATCAATTCAATCGGTAAGTATGATTGGACAAAAGATTCTGGTTCTTTGATTTTAAATGGAACAGGCACATCTCTATCTGTTGGAAATAATGCTACAATTTCCGGATTATTACAAGTTACAGGTACATCTTCTTCTGCAACCATCGACAACAACTTAACTGTAGGTAAACAAGTATATTTCACAAATACATCACAGAGTTTAGTTGCAAGTGGTTCGATTACTTCTAATGGAACTATCTACGCCACAAATACAGGTACTAGTTTATCAGTATCAAATAATTCAACCTTAGGTGGAACATTAAGTGTTTCTGGTACAACAACCATTTCTAACACAATCAATGTATTAGGTGCAGCAACATTACAAAATTCATTGACTGTAGGTGCAGGTGCAGGAATTACAGGAAACGTAAGTATAACAGGAAACACTTATACATCATTTTTAACTTCAAATAATAGAATTAATGCTGGCCAATTAACAGTAACTTCAAATGGTAATTTTGGAGGTTCCATTATTGCAGCAACAAGCGCAGTTGTTAATGGTTATGATATTATTGCATACATCTTAGGAGCATTTACACAAGCTAATTCAGCTTATGGTTCCCAAAATACTACCGGAATATATTCCAATTCGGCATTTAGTTTTGCCAATTCTTCGTATTTGTTTGCTAATAATCTACAGTCTGGTGCTCAAACAATCAATAATATGACATTGACTGGATCATCACTTTCAGCAACAAATGCTGTTGGTGCTTTTCAATCATTGACAACATCAGGTTCAGTAACTGTTGGCGGTTCTTTTGTACTTAATGGAACAGTTGTTTATACAACAAATAATTTTGTAATAAATGCAAACACAAATACACCTGTTATAAGTTATTTTAGTGTTAATAGAGGTACTGCAAATAATCAACCAACTGGTATTCCAAATGCCAATGCGACTATACGTTGGTATGAAACAGGTAAATATTTTGATATTTTAGATGTAAACAATGGTACACAGTACTCACAAATCATGACTGCAAATATGATTTCTGATAGTACAACATCAACAAGCACAACAACAGTACCAACAAATAAAGTTTTAACTGGTGCTTTTATCCAAGCAAATGCCGCTTTTAGTGCTGCTAATACGGCGGCTTTATCTGCACAACCTGCGTTTACACAAGCAAATTCAGCATATCAATCTCAAAATACGACAGGCACTTATGCTAACTCTGCATATTTGGCGGCAAATAATGCCAACGCTAATGCAATAACATCTGGTGCTTATGCTAACTCAGCATTTAGTGCTGCTAATACGGCGGCTTTATCTGCACAACCTGCATTTATTCAGGCAAACGCTGCGTATACACAAGCAAATACAGCAACAACAAATGCAGCTACAGCAGACACTAAAGCAGTAACATCAGGTTCTTATGCAAATTCAGCTTTCACAACGGCAAATAATGCATTACCAAGAACTGGTGGTACATTGTCTGGTGATTTAGGTGTCACAGGTAATTTATTTGTCAATGGAACTTCTTCATATATTAATGTTTCAACCTTCCAAACAGTTGATTCATTGATTGAATTAGCTGCGAACAATTTATCGGATACAGTTGACATTGGTTTTTATGGCCAATATGTAAGTGCAGGTACAAAATATGCAGGTTTAGTAAGAGTTGCAGGAAGTAATTATTATCTATTCCAAGGTCTAGCAACAAATCCAACAAGTAACTCAGTTGGTGCTATAGTGTATGCAAATTATGGAACACTAAATGCAAATATTGCTGCAGGACAAATAACTTCTTCACAACCTGTTCCAGTTTCATCTGGTGGTACAGGAGTTGCATCTTCTACCGGAACAGGTTCAGTTGTACTTTCAAATACTCCAACTTTAGTAACACCTGTACTTGGCACACCAAATTCAGGTACATTGACAAACTGTACTGGTTTGCCAGTTTCTACTGGTATTTCAGGTCTTGCCACAAATGTTGCTAATTTCTTAGCAACTTCCAATTCTGCCAATTTACTGGCAGCTGTTACTGATGAAACTGGTTCTGGTGCATTAGTTTTTGCAACAAGTCCCACTTTAGTAACTCCAATACTTGGTACTCCATCATCAGGTAATTTGAGCAATTGTACATTCCCAACATTGAATCAAAATACCACAGGTTCTGCTGCAACATTTACTAGCACAACACAGAATTCTCAATTTAATTCAATTGGTATTGGTACGGCTGCTTCAACAACGGCTGGTGAAATTCGTGCAATTGGAACTATTACTGCATATTATTCTGATGATAAACTAAAAACGAATTTAGGAAACATCATAGGTGCTTTAGATAAAGTTAAGTCACTCAATGGTTTCTATTATGAAGCTAATCAAACGGCACAAGATTTGGGTTATAAAGTAAGGCGCGAAGTTGGTGTATCTGCACAACAAGTACAATCAGTTTTACCTGAAATTGTTCATCCTGCACCTATAGATAGTCAATATTTGACAATTAATTATGAACGTCTGGTGCCATTATTGATTGAGGCCATCAAAGAACTGAGTGACCAAGTAGAGGAACTGAAGGCAAAACTACCGTAAAAAATATCATAAATATGTTGAGTGCAGAAAATAAAAGGTACAACAAATGGCCGCAGGATATTCAGACCAATATTTGGAACAAGGTTCCACTTTTACATCACAACTAACATTAGCTGACGATTACGGAAGCCCTTATAATCTTACAGGATTTACTGTATCATCAAGAGCTAAAAAGTCTTATACCACCGCCAATGTTGCGTTCAATATTACAACAACAATTACCAGTGCAAACAACGGAATTATAACACTTTCTTTAACTGCGCCAGTAACCGCAAACATTCCGTATGGCAAGTATGTGTATGATGTTATCACAACAAGTGCAACAAATCAAGTTTCTAGGGTGTTAGAAGGACAAATTTATGTATCTCCAGGAGTTACTGGTGTAACCAATTCTTATGGTACAGATGCATAATGGCAACAGTAGTAGTAAATCCTATATCACAAATTAGTGTAAGGGTTGGACCAGGAGCACCCGCATCTGTACAATCCACTGCACAATTTTTAGGTGCATCAAGTCAATCTCAACAGATTCAGCAAATTTACGATGTAGCTAATTCAGCTTTATCTACTGCAAATACTGCTTTATCGCAAGTTTCTACAGCATATAATCAATCAAACCTAGCTTTTGCAGCTGCAAATTCTGCGACTGCTGGAATAAATGCTGCTTTTATTGCCGCAAATTCTTCATATGCTAGTCAAAATACAACTGGAATTTATGCAAATGCAGCTTTCTCTAAAGCAAATACAGCTGATTCAGATGCATTGGCTTATGCGATTGCATTAGGTTAATAAATATAAGTTATTAGGAAATAAAAATGGCAAATAGTTTTAAAAATTATGGATCGGCCGCAGTCGGTACATCTCCGACAGTAGTGTATACAGCTGGCGCCGGAACTCAAGCCACAATTATTGGTATGTCAGTTGCAAATCTATTAAATACTTCAATATCTGCAAATGTTATTTTAAACATTAGTGGTTCAAATTTTTATATGGTAAAAAGTGCTCAGATTGATCCAGGAAGTTCTTTAATTCCAATAGGCGGCGGCCAAAAAGTAGTATTGGAATCTGGTGATTATCTTTCAGTAAATACAAATACAGCTTCTTCAGTTGATGTGATAGTTAGTCTATTAGAAATAACATAACATGAAGACAATTTATACCATTTTAGGTAATCAAGAGAATAAAGATGTACGGGTTGCAGGTGACTATGCAAATACCGCATATCTTCAGGCCAACTCATCTTATAGTAGTCAAAACTCTACTGGATCATATGCCAATTCTGCGTTCTTATCAGCGAATGCAGCTTTCTTACAAGCAAATGCAGCATATATTCATGGAAATTCTAGTCATTCTCAAGCAAATTCTGCGGCACTATATGCTAATGGCGCTTTCATTCAGGCAAACGCGGCCTACATTAGCCAAAACACTACAGGTACCTATGCTAATGGTGCGTACTATACAGCCAATTCGGCACAAACATACGCTAATGGTTCTTTTGCTCAAGCGAATGCAGCTTTTAATACACAAAACGTAACTGGAACCTATGCTAACTCAGCATACTATACCGCAAACTCAGCACAGATATACGCTAATGGTGCTTTTGCTCAGGCAAATGCATCTTACACTGGTCAAAATGTAACAGGCACATATGCCAACTCAGCATATTATACCGCCAATTCGGCAGCATTATATGCTAATGGTGCTTTTGTACAATCCAATTCGGCTTATAATAGTCAAAATACCACCGGCATCTATGCTAACTCCGCTTTTACACAAGCAAATGGAGCGAGTTTATATGCGAATGGTGCTTTTGTACAAGCCAATTCTGCATATACTAGTCAAAATGTAACTGGAACTTATGCTAATTCAGCTTACTTAGCAGCCAATAATGCAAACGCCAACGCAATAACATCTGGTACATATGCCAATGGTGCATTCACTCAAGCAAATTCGGTCTATTCTTCATCGAATGGAATTAATTTAACACAGAACACCAGTATTACATCAGCGTTTGCACAAGCAAACTCATCATATGCTTCACAAAATGTGACTGGCACATATGCTAACTCCGCATATACAGCAGCCAATGGTGCAAATGCTAACGCAATAACATCTGGTACATATGCTAACTCAGCATACTATACTGCAAATTCTGCTGGTGTATATGCTAATGGTGCATTTGCTCAGGCTAATGCTGCCTTCGCAACAGCAAATTCAACTTCAGCTGGTAGCGCGGCAAACGCAGCTTTCTTGCAAGCAAATTCAGCATATGCTTCTCAGAATGTAACCGGTACATATGCCAATTCAGCTTACTTGGCGGCTAATGGTGCGAATGCCAATGCAATAACAACTGGTGCCTACGCTAACTCAGCATTTAGTTCTCAAAATACTACTGGTATTTACGCTAACTCAGCATTTAGTTCTCAAAATACTACTGGTATTTACGCTAACTCAGCATTCTCAACAGCAAATTCTGCTGGTGTATATGCGAATGGTGCTTTTGTTAAGGCCAATGCATCTTTTGGAGTTGCAAATACGGCATTACAAAATACAAGCACAATAATTACAGCAGGCAACTTAACTGTATCCAATAATTTAACAGTTGCAAATAATGTAACAGCTGCTTATTTTACCACAACCGGTTCGAGTGGAAATATTGGTGGTGTTAATATCATATATGCAAATTCTGTTAATACTTCAGTTAGTGTAATATTTCCCGATACAACATATCAAGTTACTGCGGCTGCACCTTATGCATATTCTAATGCATCTTTTACAACAGCAAATTCTGCTGGCGTATATGCGAATGGTGCTCTCGTACAAGCCAATGCGGCCTATAGTTCACAAAACGTAACAGGTACATATGCTAATGCAGCATATTATACAGCCAATTCATCTCAGTTATATGCCAATGGTGCTTTTGTACAGGCAAATTCAGCTTATGCTTCCCAAAACGTAACTGGTACCTATGCTAACTCAGCTTATTTGGCGGCCAATGGTGCGAATGCTAATGCAATAACATTCGGTTCATATGCCAATTCTGCATTTTTATCATCAAACAATTCTAATGCAAATGCAATAACCTCAGGTGCATATGCTAACTCAGCATTTCTTTCTGCAAATTCTGCTGGTGTATATGCGAATGGTGCATTTACTCAAGCTAACGCATCATACACTAGTCAAAATGTAACAGGAACTTATGCTAATTCAGCTTACTTAGCGGCTAATAACGCAAATGCGAATGCAATAACATCTGGTTCTTATGCAAACTCAGCATATTACACCGCCAATTCAGCACAGTTATATGCTAATGGTGCATTCGTACAGGCAAATGCATCATACACTAGTCAAAATGTAACAGGAACTTATGCTAACTCAGCTTATCTGGCGGCTAATAATGCAAATGCGAATGCCATAACATCTGGTTCTTATGCAAACTCGGCTTATCTAGCAGCTAACGGCGCCAATGCAAATGCAATAACTACAGGCACATATGCTAACTCGGCATATTATACGGCCAATTCAGCACAGTTATATGCAAATGGTGCTTTTGTACAAGCCAATGCTTCTTATAGTAGCCAGAATGTGACAGGTACATATGCCAATACTGCACTTAGTTTTGCTAATTCAGCTGGGTCATATGCAAACTCTGCATTCTTGAAAGCTAATAATGCTTTACCTTTGGCAGGCGGAACAATTACAGGCAATTTAACCATTGTCCAAGATGCAACAATTCAAGGTAACTTGACTGTATTAGGTACTACTATAACAACCAATACTGAATCTTTTACTGTAAAAGATACTTTGATATTATTGGGTTTAGGAAATTATTACTCAGATGCATTAGATATTGGTTTTGCTGCACATTATAATAATGGAACAAACGCACACACAGGTTTTTTCCGAGATTCGGATACAAAAGAATGGAATATATTTGAAGGTTATACACCAGAAGTATCACCCAATAACAATATTATAATTACAGATCCTTCTTATCAACGTGCAAATCTAATAGCTAATACTGTAAAAGCAAATGTCATAGCCAACACAATATATGTTAGTGGATATAATGTATTCACTTATATCACAAATGCATATACACAGGCAAATGCAGCTTACATAAGTCAGAACACGACTGGTTCATATGCCAACTCAGCTTACTATACGGCTAACTCGGCACAACTTTATGCTAACGGTGGATTTGTTCAGGCGAATGCTGCTTACGGTAGTCAGAATGTAACCGGCACATATGCCAATTCTGCTTACTTTACTGCAAACTCAGCACAACTATATGCTAACGGTGCTTTTGTACAATCAAACGCCGGATTTAATGTTGCAAACTCGTCATCATTATATGCCAATGGTGCTTTTGTACAAGCTAATGCGGCTTATACAAGAGCAAACAATACAGTCAATGCAAATACTGGTGGTACAATTACCGGTAATGTAACAATTACTGGTAATTTAATAATAACAAATACAACCACATCTATATCAAATACTACAGGTGCATTACAAGTGTTTGGTGGTGTCGGCGTTGCAGACAGTATTTATGTTGGTAATAGAGTTGGATTTGTCAATAGCAATGTAAGTGTAGTCTATCAATATTATAACTCAGCTACAGGTAGTTTAGACACGGTATTTGGATAATGGCAACAACTATAACTAAACTGTTTCCCACTGGAATACTTCAATCAAGTGTGGCATTTGATGAAGTAGCCTATAGTTCTGTTAAAGTAGGACCCGCAGGAGTATATGCGGCACTATTTGATGAAGTTACACAATCACCTATTAAGAATTTAGCCATTTCTTCTCAAGAATTTGATAACGCAACCGGGTGGAACACTGCCTCGGGTCAAGTAGTAGTAACCGGAAATGCAATAGCAGCACCTAATAGTACGCTAACCGCAGATTTACTATTGAACTCAGCACCGTTAGGTAGACATACAATACTCACAGATCCAATGACTGTATTAGAAAGAGTTGCTACTTATACATGGTCGGTACATGTAAAATCATATTCTGCATCGACCTACTTAACTTTATATTTTGCAACAGGATATCAACAACCTGATAGAATCGGCATAAATGTAAATCCATCTACCGGAGTTATTAATAATATAGCAACATCCGGTAGCGGAACATATATTACTTCAACTTCCGAACCAAAAGGAAATGGATGGTATAGAGTAAGTGTAACTGGTAATATCACCAATACCGCATTAGCAGGAGCCGGAACATTAACAGGTAGTATTGGTATAACAAAAAGTACCACTAATGCCAGCCTTGTAAACCCTACTTATGTAGGTGACGGTGCAACAGGATTTTATGGTTGGGGTGCTCAATTTGAAGCAGGATATTTAACTCCTTATCAGGGAATAGGTGCTACTGGAGTGATAGTGACTCCAGATTTTGCCGAACGCAGAACCAACACTGGAACGTATATGGTCAGTGGTTACTTTGATGAATACACTTACACTATCACACCTTTTTAACCTAGAATAAATAACATACTATGGCAAAACTTCTAAGTGGAACAAGAATATACGGAAATACATCAGTAGATACCTTTATAACGGTAGGCTCAAATGTTTCTATTTCTGGAGCAAATAATTCTACATCAAATTTAACTGGTGCGCTTGTCATATCGATTGGTGGTTTGGGTGTTGTTGGTAATGTGTATACTGGAAATCATGTAATTACAGGTACAGGCAATGGTATAACCTTTGTCGATGGAACAACACAAACAACATCACCTGCAGCGACAGCATCATACGCTAACTCAGCATACTATACAGCTAACTCTGCACAAATATATGCTAACGGAGCTTTTGTACAAGCCAATGCGGCTTATGGTTCTCAAAACGTAACAGGTACATACGCCAATTCTGCTTATTTTACTGCAAACTCAGCGCAGATATATGCAAATGGTGCTTTCGTACAAGCTAATGCGGCTTATGGTTCTCAAAACGTAACAGGTACATACGCCAACTCAGCATACCTAGCAGCTAACAATGCTAATGCTAATGCAATAACTACAGGCACTTATGCTAACTCAGCATATTATACGGCTAATTCAGCTCAGTTATATGCCAATGGTGCCTTCGTACAAGCTAATGCGGCTTATGGTAGTCAGAATGTAACTGGCACTTACGCCAATTCAGCATATGCACAAGCCAATAGCGCAAGTCTATATGCTAATGGTGCCTTTGTACAAGCTAATGCGGCTTATGCTTCTCAGAATGTAACCGGTACATATGCCAATTCAGCTTACTTAGCGGCTAACAACGCCAATGCGAATGCGATAACATCTGGTACCTATGCCAATTCAGCGTATCTAGCCGCAAATAATGCCAACGCAAATGCTATAACATCTGGTGCCTATGCTAATTCCGCATTTACTCAAGCAAATGCGGTATACATATTTGCTAATTCGGTATTCAGCACACAGAATACCAGTATTTCATCAGCATTTACACAAGCAAACTCATCATATGCTTCTCAGAATGTAACCGGTACATATGCCAATTCAGCTTATCTGGCAGCTAACAACGCCAATGCCAATGCAATAACAACTGGTACCTATGCCAATTCATCGTATTATACTGCAAACTCAGCGCAGATATATGCAAATGGTGCTTTCGTACAAGCTAATGCGGCTTATGGTTCACAGAATGTAACTGGTACCTATGCTAACTCAGCTTATCTAGCAGCTAATGGTGCCAATGCTAATTCTATAACAACTGGTATCTATGCTAATTCAGCTTATCTGGCGGCTAATAATGCAAACGCCAACGCAATAACATCTGGTGTTTATGCTAATGGTGCTTTTGTACAGGCTAACGCAGTATACATATTTGCTAATTCGGTATTCAGCACACATAATACAAGTATTTCATCTGCATTCACTCAAGCGAATTCAGCTTATGGTTCACAGAACACAACTGGTATTTACGCCAACTCTGCATTTGTAGCCGCCAATTCAGCTGGTGTATATGCTAACGGTGCTTTTGTACAAGCGAATGCTGCATATACATCACAAAATGTGACCGGTACATATGCCAACTCAGCATACTATACTGCAAACTCAGCACAGATATATGCTAACGGTGCTTTTGTACAAGCAAATGCGGCTTTCAATTCTCAAAATGTAAGCGCAACTTATGCCAACTCAGCATACTATACCGCAAACTCAGCGCAGATATATGCCAATGGTGCTTTCGTACAAGCTAATGCATCATATAGTGGTCAAAATGTAACTGGTACATATGCCAACTCAGCATATTTGGCGGCCAATAATGCAAATGCTAATGCCATAACGTCTGGTTCATATGCTAACTCCGCATATGCACAAGCTAATGGTGCTTCAATATATGCCAATGGTTCTTTCGTACAAGCCAATGCGGCTTTTACTTCATCAAATGCAATCAATTTAACCCAAAACACCAGCATTACAGCTGCATTCACTCAAGCGAATTCTGCATATGGTAGTCAAAATACAACTGGTACATATGCTAACTCCGCATATGCACAGGCTAATAGTGCCAGCATATATGCTAACGGTGCTTTCACGCAAGCTAATGCAGCTTTCGCTGTGGCAAATACTGGTCCTGCTCCATTAATTCTTCTCAACAGTACATATATAACCAGTAATGCAACGATTGCAGCAAATACAAATGGACTTTCCGTTGGCCCATTAACCATAGCTAGTAGTTACTATGTTAATGTTGCGAGTGGACAACGATGGATAATTTTATAAAATAAAAAAATGAGCACACTATCAACTGGAACTTTACTCACAACAGCATTTACAGTAAGGTCAGATTTATCTGGCAATCTGCAAATACAAACTGGTACAAGTTCAGCTAATGCAGTTCTTATCGATTCTAATCAAAATGTAACATTTAATGGTTCAATTACATCAAACACTATCACTTCGGCAGCAGCTACATCACTCACATTAAAAAGTGCAGGAACTACTGCGCTCACACTTAATTCAAGTCAAGCAATAGGTTTAGGTTCTACACCATCTTTTGGAACAAACGGACAAGTTCTGACTTCAGCAGGATCGAGTGCATCACCTACTTGGACTACTCTGTCAACAACATCCATTTCTAACGGCACATCTAACGTATCTGTGGCCTCGTCTGGTGGTCCAGTTACTATTGCTACTAATGGAAACACAGCGGTCACTATTGACACAAGCCAAAACGCCACGTTCGCGGGCACAATTAAATCCACTGGTAAAGGCGTAGTGCAAAACTACGACTACCTAGTCCCGACTACGGGGTTCTCATATACTTTCAGCACCTACAACACGCTGATAATCAACCCGGCCGGTACATTGCTTACCGGAACCATTACAATGCCTGCTTCACCTAGTGATGGAATGGTGGTTAGCTTCAGTAGCACAAAAGAAATTACTACACTTACACTTAATGCTAATACAGGACAGACGCTGAATAACACAATTCCTGGGTTAGTGCCGGGACAATCAATATCTTACATATATCGTTCTGCATCCACTTCATGGTTTGTGTTCAGCACGGCTCTTACACCAACATTTCTCACCACATTAGCTAATTTAGGTTTTTACACAGTCAGTTATTTGGTAGTTGCTGGCGGTGGCGGTGGCAGCGGAGGTTCAGGTGGCGGAGGGGCTGGAGGCCTTTTAACTTCGTCTACCAGTGTTCTTACTGGAACCGCATACACAGTGACTGTTGGTGCAGGTGGATCCGCTCAACCAGCGGCAACCGGTGTTGGTGATACCGGCGGTAATTCAAGTATTGGTAGTCTTGTAACTGCTCTTGGTGGTGGTGGCGGTAGTTCCGGTACTGGCGTTTCTGGTGGTTCTGGTGGTGGCGGCCGCGGTGGTAATGGCGGCGGCTCTGGCACTACTGGGCAAGGAAATGCCGGTGGCGGTGGAGGTGGTGGCAATGCGTGTGGTGGCGGCGGAGGCGCTTCAGCGGCCGGAAATTCTGGTTCTGGTTCTTCTGGTGGAACGGGTGGTGCTGGAACAGCAAGTAGCATATCCGGTTCCAGTGTTACTTACGCTGGCGGTGGTGGTGGTGCCGGCGCTGGTGGTAACGGCAGCGGCGGTGCAGGTGGCGGCGGCGCATATCCCAATGCCGCGACTGTAAATTCTGGTGGTGGTGGGGGCTGTACATGGAACGCCCCAAATACGGGCACTAATGGTGGTTCCGGCATCGTCATCATCAGTTACTCCGGTTCGCAAAAAGGCACAGGTGGTACAGTAACATCTTCTGGTGGAAACACTATACATACATTTACATCAAGCGGTACATACACAGCATAAAAAAGTTAAGGAGTTAATATGGCACATTTTGCAAAAGTATCAAACGGCGTAGTAGTTCAAGTCATTGTGGCTGAACCTGAGTTTTTTCAAACATTCGTAGACACAAGTCCTGGTGAATGGATCCAGACTAGTTATAATACCCGAGGCGGTGTTCACGCTAACGGCGGCACTCCATTGCGTAAAAATTACGCTGGTGTTGGTTTTACTTACGATAGAACCCGTGACGCTTTTATTCCACCACAACCATTTCCATCTTGGACATTGAATGATGAAACTTGCCTGTGGGATGCACCAACACCAATGCCTACTGACGGCATATACGAATGGAATGAATCAACTACTTCTTGGGTTGTTCTGGAATAAATGAAAACAACCATTCTAAATTGTGGAGTAAACTATGCCATTATTTCTTAACGGCACAGACAATAGCGCAACGACACCAGCAATACAAGGTGGTACTGCTGGCACAACTACGGGTGTTTACTATCCAAACACAAATCAATTAGCTATATCCACTAACGGCACACAAGCCTTTTTGATTGATGCAAACCAAAATGGCACTTTTACATCCACTGGAGCTCTTACATTAAGTAAAGGTACAACAGGACAACAACCAGCAAGTCCAGCTACTGGTATGTTGCGTTACAATACAACGACAAGCCAATTTGAGGGATATGGTGGTGCATCTCCTGCATGGACTTCTGTTGGTGGTGCAACTCTAAGCAACGATACAACGACTGCTAGTTATGAGTATCCATTGTTTGCGGCATCAACAACTGGTTCTGCGACTACAGTTTATACCAGCAATACAAATTTGTTATATAAACCATCTACCGGTGAATTACAAGCATCTGTAGTCACGGCAAATAATGGTTTATACCTAAATAGAGCAACGATAAGTTCAAGTTATACAATTGCTGCAGGTTATAATGCTATGACAGTTGGTCCTGTGACTGTGGCGAATGGACAATCAGTTACAATTACCAGCGGCCAACGCTGGTTAATTTTTTAAGGATAATAAATGGCATCAAGTATTTCTGCAGGAACAACATCCAGTACCGGTTTGGTTGCTACTGCTGATACCACAGGTGCGTTGGTATTGCAGACCAACAACGGCACGACTGCGCTCACACTGGATACTTCGCAAAATGCCACCTTTGCTGGCTACGCAAACCTGCCAAACACCTTTGGCTTCAAGAACCGCATCATCAATGGTGCGATGGTGATTGACCAGCGTAATGCGGGGGCGGCAACGGCGAATACTATTAGTGGATACACGGTAGATAGATGGCAAGTTGTTCAATACCCGACAACTGGTAAAGTTGTTGGGCAACAAAATGCTGGCTCGGTAACTCCTCCAGTTGGATTTAATAACTATTTTGGAATAACATCCCAATCGGCATTTTCAATAGTTGCTGGAAGCATTTACACATTTATTCAAGCAATTGAAGGGTTTAATTTTGCAGATATGGCTTGGGGTACTGCAAACGCACAGACAGTTACATTATCTTTTAGAGTTTATTCATCACTTACTGGAACTTTTGGTGGAAGTTTAGGAAATGGGTCAAGTTTTAATAGGTCATATCCTTTTACATACACCATCTCTTCAGCAAATACATGGACAACAATCAGCATAACAATTGCTGGTGATACTACTGGAACTTGGGCGGGGGCAACTAATGGGGTTGGGGTTTATGTTAATTTTGGATTGGGTGTAGGCTCTACTTTTAGCGGAACGGCTGGAGCATGGGCGGCTGGTGATTATCGTTCTGCTACAGGCGCAACCAGCGTAGTCGGCACAAGCGGAGCCACGTTCTACATCACAGGCGTACAGCTAGAAAAAGGCAGCACAGCTACATCGTTTGATTACCGCCCGTATGGTACTGAGTTGGCTTTATGTCAGAGATATTGTCCTGCTTGGTCTGTTTCTGGTGCAAGTAGCAATTTCCCGTTTGCGGGACAATGTTATGCATCAACTGCGGCTATTTTTACAGCACCTTATCCTGTTCAGCCTAGAGTAGCGGCAACAGGAATAACGACTAGTGGAACTTTTGCTGTGATACCAGCTAATTATGGAACTTCTGCCGCAGGAACAGTAGCTATTTATGGAACTGGAACAAATTTGTCAACTTTTGCCTTAAATGTAACTGGTTCAAGTGGTCTTACTATTGGAAATGCAACTTCTTTACAAAGCAGTAGTGCGACTAGTTTAATTATTGCGACAGGATGTGAATTATGACAACACCAATTTGGAAATTAGTTAAAGACCCAACGACTCAACAAGAAAATGTTGTGTGGCGTGAATGGTCTGATGGCAAGCAGGAATCTTGTTTAGTTACTGCTGAAGCCTACCTAGAATGGCTTGCTGAAGGTAATACACCTGAACCAGCGGATACACCAGCATGACCACAACAATCAACGCCAGCAATACAGGTACAGGTGGTTTAATACAGACCGCAGATGCCTCAGGAGTCCTTGCATTCCAAACGGCAGGAACAACTGCGGTCACCATAGATGCAAGCCGGAACACTACCTTTGCAGGCACAGCTACGGTAAATACTATTGGTTCAGCAGCAGCTACGGCACTAACAATAAAAAGCGCAGGAACGACTGCGGTCACCATCGACACGAGCCAGAACGTCACCTTGAATAGCACGGGTGCATTGACATTGCCCATCGGCACTACTGCACAGCAGCCCACAGCAGTGGCTGGCATGATTCGCTACAACTCCACAACGTCTTCATTTGAACTGTACAACGGCTCCTACTGGGGTTCAATTGTTACTACATACGCAGTTAGCTATTTAGTTGTGGCTGGCGGCGGGGGCGGTTATGGGCCAGCAGGTGGCGGAGCCGGGGCTGGTGGGTTGTTGTCGGGCAGTTCTTTGAGTCTTGCTTCGGGAACTGCATATGCCGTCACCATTGGCGCTGGTGGAACAGGAGATGGCACCTACACCGCAACAGCAGGCGGCAATTCAGTTCTTAGTTCTCTTACTGCAATTGGCGGAGGCACTGGTAACGGAATTGCTGGCGGTTCTGGAAGCGGCGGTGGCCCCGCTACCAGTGGTTACGCTGGCACAGCAGGGCAAGGTAATGCAGGTGGAACTGCCAGTGGCGGAAACGGGTGCAGCGGCGGTGGTGGCGCTGGCGCAGTAGGCGGTTCTAGTACCTCTAATTCTGGTGCAGGCGGCGCTGGCCTTGCTTCTTCAATTTCAGGTACTTCCACATATTACGCTGGTGGTGGTGGAGGTGGTGGTATCAACGGGGGAACCAACGGAGCAGGCGGCGCTGGCGGTGGTGGAGCCGGGGCTGTTTACAACGGCGCAAATGGAGTTGCTGGCACTACAAATCTTGGCGGTGGCGGCGGCGGCGGTGGTAATGCCGGAAGTAATGGAAGAATTGGTGGCAATGGCGGCTCCGGTATCGTAATCATCAGTTACTCCGGTTCACAACGCGGTTCTGGCGGTACAGTAACATCTTCTGGTGGAAACACAATCCACACGTTCACCTCCAGCGGCACATACACAGCATAAGGAAAAAAATGTCTAGCATTATATCAGCAGATTCAGGATTAATAACAGGAGTACCAGGACTTAAAACAAGTGCCGATAGTACCGGCTCTTTGCAATTTCAAACAGGTAATAATGTAACTGTAGTTACTTTGACTTCCAATGGAGGTATTGCATTTGGTACGAGTAATACTGCATATGGTACTTCAGGACAAGTACTAATCAGTGGAGGAGATTCACCTCCAGCATGGACTACTTTTTCTCCATTACCTTCGCAAACAGGTTATGCGAATAATTTCTTAAAAACAAATGGAACTACTGCTAGCTGGAGCACATTACCTACTACTTTATACGTCCTAAATAGAGCAGGTTCCTCAATTAGTATACCTGTTGGTAACGGTTTATTGCCAATTTTGAATCGCTCAGGTTCTACAATTAACGTGCCAGTAAGTTAAGGAAAAATATGACAACTAGATACACATTGGTTCTTAACGGAACATCAATACAAGAACAACAAAATACTGACACCATTATTTTTACTGGTTCGTCAAGTCTGCCTTCTATTAAAACGTCAAGCATTGCTGAAGTTGATACGATTGCTGCGACTGCTGCTACAGGTACAGTTAACTATGATTTGGCTACTCAATCTGTAATGTATTATAGCACTAACGCATCCGGAAACTGGACACTTAATTTTCGAGCTTCAAGTGGTAACAGTTTGGACTCTATGCTTGCAACTGGTGAAGTTGCTTCTGCTACTTTTCTAGTTACTCAAGGTTCTACAGCATATTATAATAGTGCCGTGACAATTGACGGTAATTCAGTAACACCTAAATGGCAAGGCGGTTCTGCGCCAACAAGTGGTAATGCAAGTTCTATTGACTGTTATACATATGTTATTCAGAAAACTGGAAGTGCAACTTTTGTTGTGTTGGCTTCGTTGACAAAATTTGCATAAAGGATAATTGATGCCACGTTTATCGAAAATTGGAGCGGCCGCACTTGCTGCCTTTGGGTGGACTGGACTGCAATCGGTTACCGTCAGTTATCTTGTAGTTGCTGGCGGGGGCGCGGGTGGTGGAGGCGTTGCTTCTCACGGCGGTAGCGGAGGGGGCGCGGGCGGTTATCGGACGGGAACAGCATCATTAAACCCATCACTGTCTTACACAGTCACAGTTGGCGCTGGAGGTGCTGGTGCAAATAGTACTGGTGCATCTGGTAGTGATTCCACATTTAACGCAACCACTTCGGCAGGAGGTGGGGGAGGAGTTACCGCTAGTAACGTAGGCGTTGCTGGTGGTTCTGGTAGTGGTGGTGGCCCTGATGGAACACCAGCCGCTGGCGGCGCTGGAAACACACCATCTACATCCCCAGTGCAAGGTTACGCTGGTGGACAAGGTATTACGGACAATGCTTCTTACAGTGCAACTGGTGGTGGCGGCGGTTCTTCGGCGGTCGGTGCTGCCGGTGTAAATGGGCAATCTGGTGCTGGTGGCGTAGGTACTGCAAATAGCATCTCAGGCACATCTACCTACTATGCTGGTGGCGGTGGAGGCGGTGCTACAACTCAATCAACTCGAGGCACAGGTGGTAATGGCGGTGGTGGCAATGGTGCATCCTCTGGTGCTGGTAGCTCCGGTACAGCAAACCTTGGTGGTGGTGGCGGTGGAGCATCAGTTAGTGGTACAACGGGCGGCAACGGAGGCTCCGGTGTCGTAATCATCTCCTACGTTGGCGCACAGCAATTCGGTGGCGGAGTTGTCACAACTGATGGCACAAACACAATTCACATATTTAACACATCAGGAACTCTGTTGCCTTTGTCTTCACTGACAGCACAATATCTTGTTGTTGGTGGTGGTGGCGGAGGCGCTTCAGGCGGCGGTGGTGCTGGAGGTTTTCGCACTGGTACTGGGGTCACGATTGATACCAACTCTAATTATGTAATCACCGTTGGCAGTGGAGGAAGTGGAGGAGTTGGTGGCAGCGGAACACCGGCATCAACTAATGGCGCTAATTCAGTTTTTTTAAATATTACTTCAGCTGGTGGCGGCAACGGCGCACGAATTGGAAATAGTGGAGAACTGTCCGGCGGATCTGGTGGATCTGGTGGCGGCGGTGGCGGATTTTCAAATTCTATAACAAATGGAGGATCAGGAAATACTCCAAGTACCAGCCCAAGTCAAGGTAATAATGGCGGCAGCAATGGAACTCAACTATCTTCTCCTTATCCCGCTGGTGGTGGCGGTGGCGCTAGTGCAGTTGGAGGAAATGGTTCTGGTGGTTCAATTTCAGGTAATGGCGGTGCAGGCACGGCAAGCAGTATTAGTGGTTCAAGCGTTACCTATGCTGGCGGTGGCGGCGGCGGTAGTTATGGTAGTGGCACTGCGGGCACCGGCGGCGCCGGCGGTGGAGGCGCAGGAAGTGGCACAACAACCGGCACCAGTGGAACAGCCGGTACTGGCGGCGGCGGCGGTGGTTCTTATGTTTCAGGCACCGGCGGTAACGGCGGCTCTGGCGTAGTCATCATTTCTTACGCCGGCTCTACCCAGCAGATGGCTGGTGGCACAGTGACCATCTCTGGCGGCAATGTCATCCACACATTTACCTCCAGCGGATACCTAACGCCCATCAAGTACGCAAGCCGTTCACTGCGGTTCCGTAGCACCAACAATTCTTATTTGAACCGAACTCCCGCTAAAGCATCCAACCAAAAAACATGGACATGGAGCGGTTGGGTTAAGCGCGGAAATCTTGCTACAGGCGCGGCGCAATTTCTTTTTACAGCGCATAGCGGTTCTCCTTGGGGTGGTATTATTTTAGATTCAACAAATGCTATTCAAGTATCATTTAGCGCTGGAGTTTCCGGTGGAACTTACACTACTGCGCTTTATCGTGACCCATCTGCTTGGTATCACATAGTAGTTGCGGTTGACACCACGCAAGCAACAGCATCAAATCGTATTTTGATTTATGTTAATGGAGTTGTAGTTACTTCATTTTCTGCCACCAACTACCCATCACAAAATTTTGATACGCAATTCAACAGCGCAATTGCCCATTACTTAGGATGTTCATCGTCCAGCACTGAAAATTTTGATGGCTATCTTGCTGAGGTCAACTTCATTGACGGCGCAGCCCTGACACCATCCAGTTTTGGCACGTTCAACAGCTACGGCGTATGGCAACCCATCACCTACGGCGGCTCGTATGGCACGAACGGGTTCTATCTGACCTTCGGCAACAACACATCGACCACCACGCTGGGCTACGACACCAGCCCGCAGGGCAACAACTGGACGACGAACAACATCAGCGTGACTACTGGCACAACCTACGACTCCATGACGGATGTGCCAACGCTGACAAGCGCGACAGTGGCGAATTACGCTACTTGGAATCCATTGAGAAAAGATAATATTTCAACAATATATTTAACCAATGGGAATTTAACAGCGCAAGGGCCAAATTACCCAAGCGGTGCGTTTATGTCCACAATTGCTTCACAAGGTTCAGGACTTTGGTATGCAGAATTAACGCTTTCAAACACAACATACCCTACTGTTGCTGTTGCAGATATTACTGTTGCCAATATTTCTCCAAGCGGTTCGATGAACGTCAGCGGGGTAATTGCATGGGACAACAGTAGCTACTTTATAAATGGCTCCACTTCTTCATCGGCCGCTACGTTTGCGTCTGGTGATGTGCTTGGTATTGCTTTTGACGGGGCAACTCGCAAGGTATGGTTTGCCAAAAATAACACTTGGATTTCAAGCGGAAACCCAGCGGCTGGCACAAACCAAATCGGCATAGTCGCAGGAACAGGCCCGCTTGCATTTGCTTGTAGGCCAGAAAATTCTGTAGCGATTTCCGCCAACTTCGGTCAACAAGGCTTCACCTACACCCCACCAAGCGGCTTTGTTGCGCTGAACACTTACAACCTGTCCACGCCTACGATACCAAATGGCGCAACGCAAATGGCGGCTACGACCTACACGGGCAATGGTTCTACTCAGAGCATTGTCAACACGGTCAATGGCACAGTATTTCAGCCTGATTGGGTTTGGATTAAGAAGCGAAGTGCGGCGGCTAGCTCTGGTTTATTTGATGTTCTTAGAGGCGCTGGAGTCGTATTAACTAGCAATATCACTGACGCTGAAAGAAATAACGGAACTGGTTCTGGTGGTGACCTGATTGCCTTTAACTCAAACGGGTTTAATTTAGGCAACAATACAACTGGCAGCGCAACAGACAGTAACTTGTCTGGTTCAACCTACATTGGCTGGCAATGGAAAGCCAACGGCGCAGGCGTATCCAACACCAGCGGCTCTATCACCAGCACGGTGAGCGCAAATCCTACGGCTGGGTTCAGCGTGGTTACCTATACGGGTACAAATACCGCTGCCACTGTTGGTCACGGGTTGGGTGTAACGCCAAGCATGATTATTGTGAAGCAGCGCAATTCTGGGTCTGAAAATTGGCTTACCTATCACAGTTCATTAACTAACCCAACGACAAGTTATTTGTATTTGAATAGCACCGCTGCGCAAGCAACAACAGCAAGCTACTGGAATGGTGGCCCGACCTCATCTGTATTTGGTATTGGCGCTTTTTCTGGTATCAACGCAAGTGCTGGAACCTATGTTGCCTACGTTTTTTCCGCAATAGCAGGGTACAGCGCATTTGGTAGCTACACGGGCAACGGCTCAAGTGATGGGCCGTTTGTGTACACGGGATTCCGTCCACGGTTTGTATTAGTTAAACATACCAATGACATTGATAGTTGGTTTGTTTGGGATTCCTCACGAATTTCATACAACGCCGCAAATTTAACATTAAAGCCAAATTCTTCTGACGCAGAAGAAAGTGCGTATTCAATTGACACACTGTCCAACGGATTCAAAATAAGAACATCTGATGTACGGCAAAATACAAGCGGCGGAACTTACATCTACGCCTGCTTTGCCGAAAACCCATTCAAGTATGCTAACGCTCGTTAAGGAGAACACATGAGCCATTTTGCAAAAGTAGAGAACGGAATAGTAACACAGGTACTTGTTGCAGAGCAAGATTTTATTAATACAGGTGCAATGGGTCACGGATGGATTCAAACAAGTTACAATACACATGGTGGTGTTCATAATGAAGGTGGTACACCATTGCGTAAGAATTATGCTGGTGTCGGTTATACATATGATAACGACCGTGACGCTTTCATACCACCACAACCATTTCCATCTTGGATATTGAACGAAGATACTTGTTTATGGCAAGCACCAGTTCCAAGAAATAATGATGATAAGATGTATTCTTGGGACGAATCAACCACTTCTTGGGTGTCTCTAAGTTAAATAACTAATGATTATGTTCTGGATAAATAGAACATAATAGGAGTTTTTCAATGCCAACAATTAATAATAGACAAGAATTTATAGATTACTGCCTTCGTAGATTAGGTGCGCCTGTTATTGATATTAACATGGATCAAGACCAAATTGAAGATAGAGTAGATGATGCAATTCAATATTGGCAAGATTATCATTTTGATGGCACACAAAAATTCTATTGGATTCATTCAGTAACACAACAAGATATTAATAATAGATACTTGAGTGCATCTGGTGTTTTGGACGAAAGCAATAATGCAATACAAATTGTTGGTATCTCTCGTATATTTCCAGTTAATGATTCTCAGGCTAATGTTAATATGTTTGACCTAAGATACCAACTCCGCTTGAATGAACTATATGACTTTACCTCAGCATCCTATGTCAATTATGTTCTGACTCAACAACATCTTCGTTCATTGGAAATAATGTTTACAGGAGAAGTTCCTATTCGTTGGAATAGAGTAACACAAAGACTGTATATCGATTGGGCTTGGGGTGACCAAGAAGCTCCTGTAGGAACAATAGTTGTTGCCGAAGCTTATGGTGGTATTAATCCAACTTCATATCCAAATATTTGGCAAGACCGATTTCTAAAACTTTATGCTACTGCTTTAATTAAGAAAAATTGGGGTGAGAACATGAAGAAATTTGGAGGTATTCAATTACCCGGCGGAATAACATTGAATGGCAAAGAAGTATTTGATGAAGCTATTGAAGAAATATCACAACTCCATCAAGAAATGGAAACAAATTACGGTGGCCCACTAGAATTCATGATGAACTAAAATGGCAACATCACCATATTTCAATAATTACAAAGCCAAATACAGCGAACAAAGGCTCGTTGATGATTTGATGGCTGAATCAATTAAGATTCAGGGCTTTGATGCGTACTATATTCCTAATGATAATTCTATAGCAAGAGATTTATTATACGGTGAAGATCCTGTAAAGAAATTCAACACAGCATTTCCTGTTGAGATGTATTTGTCTAGTGTTATGGGAACAGAAGGACAAAAAGATTTCTTTTCCAAATTTGGTTTAGAAATACGCAATCAAGTCCATGTACTAGTTTCACGCAAGGCTTTCTATCAAAGAACACCTCAAACAACTTATTTAAGACCAATTGAAGGTGACTTAGTTTACGTTCCATTTTTGAACGGTGGTGGTGAATTGTATGAGATTAAATATGTTGACCAAAACAAAGATGGATTTACATTGGGAAGAAGAAATCCATACTACTACGAATTGGAAATGGAAAAATTCAAGTATTCACAAGAAATTATTTCTACTGGTATGGCAGATATAGATGTTGCTTCTTCAGATTCTGCATATACACTACATTTAAATGTTGGTGCTGGTACAGGTTCTTATACACTCAAAGAATTGGTATATCAATCACCTGATAATACATATGCAAATGCAACAACAATTGCTACTGTACAAACTTGGATTCCAACAACTAATACACTTTCTGTTATATACATTGCAGGTGAATTTGTCGATGGTGTAACTATTATTGGCCAATCAAGTAATGCCAGATTCACATTATCTTCATATGATCCTTTAGATAATCCAGGACATCTTGAACCATATTCAAACAGTCTATTGCAATCAGAAGGTAACACTTATATAAACACGACAGAAACTAATCCAATTGGTGGTTTATAATGGCAAATGTTTACTACAATAGGATGATAAGAAAGATAACTGTTGCTTTTGGTGATTTGTTTAAGAACATCACAATGGTTCGTTACAATGCAGATGATTCGGAACAAGAAAGATTCATTGTTCCTATTGAATATGCAACCAAAGAATTATATGTAATGCGTATACAAGGTGACCCAAACCTTGACAAGAAAGTTATGATGACTTTGCCTAGAATGTCATATGAGATGAATGGCCTATCTTATGATTCGACCAGAAAACAGATGACAAACATAAAACAATTCAATCAAAGTGGTGCCGTAACTTCTTCTCAATATGTTCCTGTTCCATATAACTTTGATTTCTCTTTGTATCTGTATGTAAGAAACATTGAAGACGGAAATCAAATTATCGAACATATTTTACCATTTTTTGCACCAGATTATACGATTAAGGTCAACATGATTCCTGAAATGGGAATCGTTAAAGAAGTTCCTGTTATTTTAAAAGATACAAAATATGAAGTAACATATGAAGGTGATTATAGTTCAGATACAAGGTCTGTAATTTGGACATTAAATTTCACTGTCAAAGGTTTTATATTTGGTGCAACATCTACCGCTGGTGTAATTAAAACATCCATTACTAATATATACAATACAATATCCGACAGAGATACTGTGATATTTTCGCTTACTCCTCTTGGAACAGGTGATTATCAGATTGGTGAATTGGTATATCAGGGAGCTTCTCCTGCTTATGCGACAGCAAGTGCAAGGATTGTCAATTGGGACTATTTAAATTTAAAATTAACAGTAAGTAATTTAGATGGTAATTTTATATCAGGTCAAAAACTAATTGGTTCCATAACAGATGCAACATGGACTTTTGATTCTTATAATATCGTAACTGAAAAATATACAAATATTGTTATCACACCCGCATATGGTCCATCTCAAGATGATTTAGCGGCAGATACAGGTTCAGAAGATATTATGACCGAAACCGGAACAGAAGATTTACTAACGGTAACAAGTGATAATGGACCAATTGATCCTTTCACATACAATACTGTTATCACCGAATATCCAAATACTTAATTCAAGGATTTAAAAATGGCAAAAACATTACAATTTAGAAGATATACAACAGCAAATCTTTCAAGTATAACTGGAGCAAATGGTGAATTAATTATAGATACAACATTAAATGCAATTACAGTACACACTGGTAGTCAACCTGGTGGTTTTTATACTGCAAATGCTATAACATTACAGGCAGCATTCAATCAGGCTAATGCAGCATATGCACAGGCAAACACAGATTTAACCTATCTTGCTTCTAATGTTGCAATAATTTTAGGTATAGATGTTACTCAAAATAACACAGGCAATTTAGCTTTTGCTCAAGCCAATGCGGCTTATAGTTCTCAAAACGTAACTGGTAGCTATGCCAACTCAGCATATACAGCAGCTAATGGTGCCAACGCAAATGCAATTTCATCCGGTGTTTATGCTAATTCTGCTTTTTCTTCTGCAAACGGAATTAATTTAACACAAAACACCAACATTACGGCTGCGTTCACTCAGGCAAACTCATCATATGGTTCACAGAATACTACAGGCACATACGCCAATTCGGCATATACAGCAGCCAATGGTGCCAATGCCAACGCAATAACCTCTGGTACATATGCTAATGCCGCGTTTTTAACAGCCAATACACCAAGCAATGTGGCAAATTCTGCAGCACTCTATGCTAATGCGGCTTTCACGGCAGCCAATACCGCAGCAAATACAATACCACAAAATCTACAAACAACAAATTATGTTTTACAAGTATCTGATGCAGGTAAACATATTTACTACACTCAAGCATCCAATACAACATTGTATATTCCCAATTCGGGACAAGCATCATTTCAAAATGGTGCAGCCGTATTAATTGTATCACAAACAACATCAGCTGCAAATGTAACAATAACACCAAATACTGGCGTGTCATTGTATCTTGCAGGTAATACAACAAGTGCTTCACGAAATGTTACTACATATGGTATGGCAACATTAATGAGGGTTGCTGCAAATACATGGTTTATTAATGGTACGGGAGTAGTATAATGAGTGGAATGATGGCTATGGTAGCCAGTAATTTTCAAAGAACTATTACTGCTTCAGTGTTTACACCAAGTTTGGTCTATGATTTAGACGCAGCTAATTTTGTAGCACTTCCTAGTACAGGTGGCAGTTTTAATTTAAATGGCACCAGTCAGTATCTTTCATTAGCCTCAAGTGCTGCATTTGCGTTTGGAACTGCCGATTATACAATAGAAGGTTGGTTCTACACTACTAGCAATTCAGGAAGATTATGGTATTTTGGAACTAACACCGATAATGTAGACCTTAATGGTAATGGTGGTATTTTTTACTTCAATGGAAGTCAATATCAAAGTGCTACCAATACAGTAATAAACTTAAATACTTGGCAGCATATAGCGTTAGTAAGAGCCAGCGGAACTGTAACACTATTTGTAGATGGAGTTTCTGTAATGTCTCAAAGCGGAATTGGATATGATAGTTCAGCTAATAGAATACTTGAAATTGGATATAGTTCATCTCAAGCCAACAATTATTTTAATGGTCGTATAAGTAACTTTAGAATAGTCAAGGGAACAGCAGTTTATACTGCAAACTTTACTCCACCAACACAACCACTTTACCCAATTACAAATACAGTATTGTTTATACAACCACAAAATAGTTCAACATTGTTAACTGATTATAGTGCAGCCCCACTTACTGTTACAAATAATGGTACTGTAACATATAATTCTGCAACACCATTCATATATGTAAAAGATGCAACTGGAACCTATAATATAACCCAGAACAACGGCACTTCACTTTCTTGGAACAGTGCTAATGGTGGATCGTTTGCTAAATCAAATAGTACAGGAACAGATTATATTTACGGTGGTCCAAATTATGTGACTGGACAAAGTTATACAGTATTCATGGCATACAAACTATCCGCAACATCTTCTGGTAGACTATTAAATACTCAAAATGAAGGTGTTAAAGATTGGTTGATGGGTGCTTATAATGGTAACCCAAATACTTTTTATCCAAACTATGCTGTTAATTTACCATCAACTGGTGCTGATACAGTTTGGCACTTAGACTGGGCAACTTGGGATACAACTACAAGTACTGGTAAATTGTATACATCAACAAGCACGGCACCATCAGCTGCAGCATTCACAGTAACAAATGCTGCTGGTGGAGGTTTTAATCAGTTAAGAATGTTTAGCCGAGCAGCAGGCACAGAAGTTCAATCGGGTAATATTGCATTTGTCAAAGCGTACAATGGTGTATTAGCTTTAGCGGATATTCAATCACTCCACGCAACATATAAAGCAAGATTTGGTTATTAAATACGGATTATAATATGAATACATTTGAAAAAAACATGGAAGAAATATTTGATATTGCTCCAAAACCAGAAACACCAGTTGTTGTGAAACCAGAAACACCTGTTTCGCAATTAGATTCAAATTTAGAAGAAGATTTGAACGATGCCTATGAGCAGACTAAGACCAATCTTCAAGACTTGATTGACCAAGGCAAAGATGCAATGGAAGAAATATTGATGATTGCAAAAGCAGGTCAACATCCAAGAGCATTTGAAGTGTACGGAACACTACTTAAAAATGTAGTAGATGCAAACAAAGAACTACTTGCAGTACAGAAGCAGATGCGTGAAATGAATAAACAAAATCAACCATCAGGTGCAACACATATAGATAAAGCCATATTTGTTGGTTCAACTTCTGAACTTAATAAATTAATTAAGGGCAAAGAATGATTAATAAAGATTCATACCGCGATAATCCTCTGTTAAAAAAAGCAGGGGTGCAAATAAAGTTCTCCAAAGAACAAGTGGAAGAATACATGAAGTGTGCAAAAGATCCAGTATACTTTGCAGAAACTTATATCAAGATTGTCAACGTGGATCAAGGTCTGATACCATTCAATATGTGGCCATTTCAAAAAGACATGATTCGATTATACCATGAGAATCGTTTTGCAATCACAAAATGTCCTCGTCAGGTTGGTAAAACAACAACCTCGGTAGCATATCTTCTTTGGTTAACACTCTTTACAGACTCACAGAACATTGCAGTCCTGGCAAACAAGGGATCACTTGCAAGAGACATTCTGGCTAAGTATCAGTTGGCATATGAGAATCTTCCAATGTGGTTGCAACAGGGTATCATTACTTGGAACAAAGGTAATGTTGAATTAGAAAATGGTTCTAAGATTATTGCCGCATCTACCTCATCATCCGCAGTTCGTGGAGGTTCTTTCAATGTAGTATTCTTGGATGAATTTGCTTTCGTTCCTGCAAATATCGCAAACGAATTCTTTAACTCTGTATATCCTGTCATTTCTTCTGGTAAATCTACCAAGATTATTATTGTATCGACACCAAACGGTATGAATCTATTCTACAAACTGTGGATGGATGCTATTGGCAAAAAGAATGGATACAAGACTTTCTCTATTCATTGGTCTATGGTTCCAGGTCGTGATGAAAAATGGAAAGAAGAAACTATCAAGAACACCTCACTTGAACAATTCAGGCAAGAGTTTGAATGTGAGTTTTTGGGTTCCACCAACACTTTGATTTCAGGTGAAAAACTCCAACAATTGGCATACATGGATGCCATTTATGAACACGACAAGGTTAAAATCTACGAACAACCTATCAAAGAGTCTGATGGAGAAAATCAAAAAGACCATCTGTATGCAATAACGGTAGACGTTTCTGAAGGTCGAAACATGGACTGTTCGGCATTTAATGTAATGGACATATCACATACTCCATACAAACAGGTTGCAACATATCACAGTTCGTCTATATCACCTGTATTATTTCCAACTGTAATCTATAATACTGCAAAATTGTATAATGATGCATATGTTCTTGTAGAAATTAATAACACACCACAAGTGGCTGAAACTTTACACAATGATTTAGAATACGAAAATCTTTGGAAAGTGTTTACTGGTAACAAGAAACCACAACAATTATCGGCAGGTTTTGCAAGAGGTATTCAGCTGGGTCTGAAAATGTCACCTCAAGTCAAACGAATTGGTTGTTCTAATCTTAAAATGTTGATTGAGGGTGATAAACTTTTAATCAATGATTTTGATACTATTTCAGAATTGACCACGTTTGTTGCAGAGAAAAACTCTTTTTGTGCGGAAGAAGGTTCAAATGATGACTTAGTTATGTCTTTGGTGATTTTTGCATGGTTAACTACTCAAACCTACTTCAAAGAAATTGTTAGCCATGACATTCGTAAACAGATTCAATTGGAAAGAATGAATCAGGTTGATGATGAAGGCTTACCAGAAATGATAATGGACGATGGTAGGCAAATGGAACTTGAATTGATTGGTGGCGATTTGTGGGACTCTACTGTTGGTGGAGATACCTATGGTTCTTTCACGCGAGATATGCTCAGAAATATGTAAAAATTATGTTTCATAAATAATTCATTGGTATAAACTGCCAAACATCAGAACAATATTAAGGAGAAGACACAAATGGCGCAAATAGCTCAATTATCTCCAGGCGTAATTACAACCGAAACCAACTTAACAACAGTTGTTCCTTCAGTTCTAACTACAGCCGGTGCTTATGCAGGAGCCTTTAACTGGGGTCCAGGCAAATTAATTACAACAGTTGACAGCGAAAGAACTCTTGTTAACATTTTTTATCAACCAGATTCAAATACTGCTTCTTCCTTTTGGACAGCTGCTTCATTTTTGGCATACGGAAACAATCTTCAAGTTGTTCGTGCAGTTAATTCTGGAACTAAAAATGCTGTTAATGCTGGTACAGCTGTACAGGTTTTGAATAAAGATGCTTTCCAATACACATTACTAAATTCAGGTGCATCTAATTCTTACGGCGCGTTCATTGCTCGTTATCCAGGTGCTTTAGGAAACTCATTGACAGTTTCTGTAGTTGATGCTGGTTCTAATACAACTCAATTTTCTTCATGGAATATTGCATTGTATAATGTTGCAGGAACAAATTATGCAAACGTAGCTCTTGCAGGTTTCTTCAATGGTGCACCAAGTACAAGTTATTCCACTACACAAGTTGGTGGTGCAAATGACCAAATTCACATTGCAGTTGTTGATACTGGTGGTTTGTTGTCTGGAACAAAAGGTACAGTTTTAGAAACATTCGCGTATCTATCAAAAGCAGTAGATTCAGTTGATTCTCTTGGTCAATCAAATTATTACAAAAATGCTGTTTTCAATAACTCAAAATATATCTATGCAGTTGATCCAGTAAATTATTCTGCAACGAATGCTACATGGGGTAGAACAGCAGCCAATACAAGTTTCACAACTTTAGCTACACCTTATACATTACCAATGACTGGTGGTGTTGATGTTGCTGTTACAGATGCGGATGTTATTTCTGCTATGGCATTTTTTACAGATACTGCACAAACATCAATTTCATTGTTGACAACAGGTCCATACACAAATGTAGCCGTTCAAACAGCAGCTATCAACATGGCCGCTACCCGTAAAGATTGTGTTGCTTTTGTTTCACCACCAATATCAGCAGTTGTCAATAATTCAGGAAGTGAACAATCAAGTGTTCTTTCTTGGATGGCAGGTCTTTCTTCATTGACAGGCGGACCAAATGGTTCTTATGGATTTGCGGATTCTGGTTGGAAATATTTGTTTGACCGTTACAATAACAATTATGTTTGGGTTCCAATGAATGGTGACGTTGCAGGATTGTGCGTAAACACAGACCAAACAACAAGTCCATGGTACTCACCTGCTGGTTATACTCGCGGCGTTATCAAGAATGTTATTAAAGTAGCATGGAATCCAACACAAACTAATAGAGATAATCTATATCAAGTTGCTGTTAATCCAATCGTTTCATTCCCAGGATCAGGTACAGTATTGTTCGGTGATAAAACCATGCAAACTCAACCTTCTGCGTTTGACCGTATCAATGTTCGTAGATTGTTTATCGTTCTTGAACAAGCAATTGCAAGAGCAGCTAGATTCTCACTATTTGAATTTAATGATGCATTTACACAAGCACAATTTGTTTCGTTGGTAACACCTTATCTTCGTTCTGTTCAAGCACAAAAAGGTATCAGTTCGTTCCAAGTTGTTTGCGATTCAACAAATAATACCCCTTCTGTTATTAATAACAATCAGTTTGTTGGCGATATTTACATTCAACCTGCTCGTTCTATTAATTTTATCCAGTTGAATTTTGTTGCAGTTGGTACTGGTGTTAATTTCACAACAATTACTAACACCACCGCGTAATAAATAAACTAACAAATAGAGGAGAAAAAAATGGCTTTTCAGATTACAGATTTTACAACAAGATTAAAGGGAGATGGAGCTCGTCCTAATTTATTTCAGGTGAGTATGCCTGCAATACCTATAGCAGGAGCTCCCGATAAGCTTCAATTTATGGCAAAATCTGCACAATTACCGGGTTCAACACTTGGTATTGTTCCAATGTATTATTTTGGCCGTGAAATGAAATTTGCTGGTAATAGAACTTTTGCGGATTGGACAATTACTATTATTAACGATGAAGACTTTTTAATTAGAAATTCATTTGAATCATGGATGAATTCTATTAACACACATGAAACCAATGTTAGAACTACTGATGGAGGAGTTGGGTCCGCGGGAGGTCAAGCAAAAATACCGTATACATTAGACGCACTAGTTTATCAGTATGGAAAAGGTGGACCAACAGGCGATGCGGCCAAGGTAATAAAATCTTATAATTTTGTTGGCATGTTTCCGGTTGATTTGTCTCCTATTGATTTAGATTGGGGAACAAACGATACAATTGAAGAATTTACTGTAACTTTTGCATATCAGTACTGGACTACGGGCACTGATGGGAAAAGCACAGGTTTAACAACCTAATTTAGTCTACTATATAAAGAGGACTTCGGTCCTCTTTTAATGATTTTTTGAACGGACTTAAAATAAATGGCAAATAAATTTTCACTTTTTGGCTTCACAATATCTCGCCAAGAGAATGAAGACAAACAAGATTCTCAACAATCATTCTCACCACCGAGTAATGATGACGGTGCATTAACGATTACATCTGCTGCATATTATGGAACATATGTTGACTTAGATGGTACTGCAAAGAATGAAGTTGAATTAATTTCTCGTTATCGTGAAATGGCAATGCAACCAGAAATTGAATCTGCTATTGATGATATTGTAAACGAAGCTATATGCCAAGATGATGATGGTAAAAACATTCAGATTATTTTAGATGACCTAGAACAACCTGATAAGATTAAGAAGGCCATCAAAGACGAATTCGGTACTATTTTGCGTATGTTGAATTATACGAAAATGGCACAAGACATATTCCGTAGATACTACATCGACGGAAAACTCTATTACCATATCATTGTTGACCGCGAAGAACCAACAAAAGGTATTAGAGAATTAAGATATATTGACCCACGAAAAATGCGTAAAATTCGTGAAGTCAAAAAACAAAAAGATGAACGCACTGGCGTAGAAGTTATGAATGTTGTAAATGAATATTACATTTACAATGACAAAGTAACTACAGGGAGTTCTACAAACTATGGCCCAGTTGGTACAAGAATTACTACAGATTCAGTGGTTTCTGTGGTTTCTGGTCTTATGGATTCTCGTAGGGCTGTTGTCTTATCATATCTACACAAAGCAATCAAACCGTTAAATCAGCTGCGTATGATTGAAGATGCGACAGTTATCTATCGTATCTCTAGAGCACCTGAACGCCGTATTTTCTACATTGATGTGGGTAATTTACCCAAGTTGAAAGCAGAACAATATCTGCGCGACATTATGGTCAAGTATAAGAACAAGTTGGTATATGATGCCAACACAGGTGAAATTCGTGATGACCGTAAATTCTTGTCTATGATGGAAGACTTTTGGTTGCCTCGTAGAGAAGGTGGCAAAGGTACAGAAATTACTACACTTCCAGGTGGACAAAACCTAGGTGAGCTAGAAGACGTTAAGTATTTTGAAAAGAAACTATATAAGTCATTGAATGTTCCTGTGTCTAGGTTAGATCCTAATCAGTCTGGGTTCTCTTTAGGCCGTGTTGGCGAGATTACCCGTGACGAGTTGAAGTTTGCTAAGTTTGTTGGACGTATGAGAAGTAGATTCTCAGATTTGTTTGACCAATGTCTAAGAGTACAATGTGTACTTAAAGGCATATGTACAGATGATGAATGGAAATCATTTAGAGAATACATTCACTATAACTTTATTAAAGACAATAATTTCACTGAGCTTAAAGAAGCTGAGTTGATGAAAGAAAGATTGTCGTTGTTAGGTGAGGTTGATCCATACACTGGTAGATATTTCTCTCAGGCATGGATTCAAAGAAACGTATTGCGCTTGGATGACGATGAAATCAAAGTCATGCAAGATGAAATGGAAAAAGAAAAAGATGCAGGATTTGGATTGCCAGTCGGAGTTACCACAGATGTTGCACAACAACAAATGTTAGGACAACTAGATATGGAGAAGAATACTCACCAGGCTAACTTAGATAAACAGGTTAACCAGGCAAAAGAGAAGAATCCAAAAAATGAAGATTATAAACCGGTTTTAGAAGTAGTCAAAAGAACACTAAGTTAATAGGAGATAAAAATGGACGCAACAAGAAATTTAATCGATTACGCAATGGACAGCAATGGTGTAGAATTTCGTAACGAACTTTACGCTTCTATTCACGATAGAGTGACTGCTGCTATTGAAGCAAAGAAACAAGAAATTGCTGGTAGTTTAATCAGACAAGAAGCTAAAGAGGAAAAAGAAGAAGGTGAAGAAGGTACTGCACATGAAAAAGCCGAAAAGAAGATGATGAAATCTTTAGATAAAAACGGTGATGGCAAGCACACTATGGCAGACCATAAAAAAGAAGAAGTGGAACATGTTGCCGAAGAAGATGAAGAAAAAGGTGAAAATGCAGAAAAGAAAGAAGAAAGACCAAAGAAACCAAATGCTTTCACAATGAAAAGCAAAGGTCCTTCTGAGTTTGCAAAATCATCTTCTGGTGGTAAAACAAAAGAAACAAAAACTGGACGCACACACAGCAGCGGCGACAGATACTAAAATTGGAATAAAACATGGCAAATGCTTTTACATATCAAATCCTAAAAGATGACACGCAACACGTTGTCATTAAACTAACAGGTAAATTTGACGGTACCGGCCAAGAATCTAATGCTAGTAGAATCATGGCCAATACCTTTTCTGGTGCATTAGCAACCAATGGTTATCCTGTTGCTAACTCACAAGGTGGTGCAGCGAATACTGCACTATCATACTATGGACTTTCATTGTATCGTTTGTGGTACGATTGTTCAAGTGCAACAACAGCTGACGTTGAATTAAATTGGCAAGCCACAACACCACTACCAATATTTTATTTAAATGGTAATGGTGAATATGACGGCAATGGCAACTGGATTACTATTCCAAATAACACAGCAGGAACAGCTGGTGCAAATGGAAATATTGGTATCATAACTCGCGGCATGTTAGCAAATGATTCTTATACAATCATTCTAGAATTACGCAAACATAACGAATACTATTCACGCGGCCAATTCAGAGATCCTGCAGCATTCAACTACACACCTTATGGCATTACACCAAACGGTAATAACGGGATAGGTTAATATGAAATTAATTAAAGAAATCAACGAAACCGTTAATTATATTACCGAAGGTGCTGACGGAGAAAAAGAACTGTATATAGAAGGTCCATTTCTTGTTTCTGAAAAGAAAAACAAGAATGGGCGCCTGTATGAATATAATACGATGAAGAAAGAAGTGTATCGTTATACCACAGAGTACATCAACAAAAATCGTGCATTTGGTGAATTGGGACATCCAGATTCACCTACAATTAATTTAGACCGTGTATCACACATGATTGTTGGATTGCGTGAAGACGGTACTCAATGGATTGGTAAAGCAAAAATTATGGCAACTCCTATGGGAAATATCGCTCGTCAATTAATTGAAGGCGGTGCGTCATTAGGAGTTTCATCAAGAGGCATGGGATCACTGAAAAATGTTAACGGTGTTAATGTTGTTCAATCCGATTTTTATCTGGCCACAGCGGCGGATATTGTAGCAGACCCTTCAGCACCTGGAGCTTTCGTTCAAGGTATCATGGAAGGAAAAGAATGGATGTTGGTTGATGGTGTTTGGACTGAAGTAGACCACGCAGAAGCAGTAAGAGAAATCAGAAAAGCTTCTTCAGCGGAAATCGAGGCAGTAAGTCTTCGCATATTTGAAAACTTCGTCAAAAAACTTTAATCTATAAATAAATAATCAAAATCAAGGAGATTTTTAAATGACAAACAGATTTAAACTGTCAGAAGCCGCTACTGCTATTCTAGAAGGTGCTAAAGAAACTTTCGATTCAAATATTGCAGCAAAGCGTGGGCCCGGAAACAAGGGTGGAAAACTATCAACATCTATTGCTTATGGCCAGCAAGACGCAGGTAAAATTGGCGATTCACCAAATGATGTTAATGATCCATTACCAGATTACCTAAAGGGCGTTCCAACAGCAACACCTCCAGGTGCAACACCTCCAGTTAGCGCACAAGGAATGATGAAATTAAAAGGCCAACCAGGTCAAGATAAAGCTGGTGATACTGGTAGTAGTGATCCAGGCGGTGTTCAAGGCACAGAATCACAGTATGATGCTATCCGTGACCGTATTGCTGGTAAACCACCAAAACAAACAATGCAAGCAAATCCAGGCGCTACATTCCAGTCTTATTCTGAGAATTTAGATATGTCTGATGATGTTAAGGCATTACTAGAAGGCGAAAACCTTTCAGAAGAATTCAAACAAAAGGCAACTACAATTTTCGAAGCAGCAGTTATGTCTCGCATCGAAGTTATTGCTGAAGAAGTTGAAAAACAATTAGTTGAACAATTCGAATCTGCTGTTGAAGAAATCAAAGAAGAACTAGCAGGTAAGGTTGATGAGTATCTAAACTATATGGTTAATGAGTGGATGGAACAAAATGAATTGGCTATTGAAAATGGTCTACGTTCAGAAATTGCAGAAGACTTCATTGGTGGTCTACGCAATCTATTCATCGAACACTATATTGATATTCCAGAAGACAAAGTTGATGTTGTTTCAGAAATGGCAGGAAAAGTTGCAGAACTTGAAGATGCTCTTAACGAACAAATCACAAAAGGTATCGCTTTAACTAAAGAGTTAAACGAGCAAAAGAAAGTCGAAGCTGTTTATGAAGCATGCGACGGCTTGACACAAACTCAAGTAGAAAAATTAAAATCGCTCGCAGAGAGTGTGGAATTTACTACAGAAGATGAATTCGCAACCAAACTAGAAACTTTGAAGTCATCGTATTTCAAAGAAGACTATACAGTTGCAACGGATTCAGCTTTAGATGATGAAGTTTTAATCGAAGAAGAAAAGAAGACACCGCGTTCATCTGATCCTTCAATCGACCAATATGTCGCCGGTATTTCTAAATCACTAAAGTAATAAATAAAAAATCAATTTCACACAAGGAGAAACCCTCATGTATATGACAGAAGAACTACAACAAAAATGGGCACCAGTTTTGGAACATCCAGAATTGGCATCCATCAAAGACCCATACAAGAAAGCAGTTACTGCACTTGTTTTGGAAAATCAACACCAAGCAATGCGTCAAGACCGTCAAGCTCTTAATGAGACTTTGACAGACAATGGTCCTACAAACGTAGCTGGTGGTATCTCTAACTTTGACCCAATCTTAATCAGCTTGGTTCGTCGTTCATTGCCTAACCTAATTGCGTATGATGTTGCTGGTGTTCAACCAATGACTGGTCCTACAGGTTTGATTTTCGCAATGCGAGCTCGTTACACTGGTCAAGGTTCAAGTAACCCAGAAGCATTCTACAACGAAGCTAATACCATTTTCTCTGGTATGAATTCTTCATTGAATCCATATGGTTTCACAGGTACAACAGCGACAGACTCAAACACATTCTTCCAAATCAATGCTTCAGGCACTGCTAATACCACTTCTGGTATCGGTATGCCAACAGCTAATGCGGAATTGCTTGGTTCAGAAGCCGGTGCAGCATTCCAACAAATGGCATTCTCAATCGAGAAAGTTACTGTTACTGCTCAAAGCCGTGCGTTGAAAGCTGAATACTCACTAGAACTTGCACAAGACTTGAAAGCTATCCACGGTTTGGATGCTGAAACAGAATTGAGCAACATTCTTTCTACTGAGATTCTTGCTGAAATCAACCGTGAAGTTATCCGTACAATCTACAACGTAGCAAAAATTGGTGCTCAATACGGTACAACTACTGCTGGTTATTTTGACCTTGATACTGACTCTAACGGCCGTTGGTCTGTTGAGCGTTTCAAAGGCTTGATTTTCCAAGTTGAACGTGATGCAAACGTAATTGCAAAACAAACTCGTCGTGGTAAAGGTAACGTGATGATTGTTTCATCTGACGTTGCTTCTGCGATGGCAATGGCCGGTGTTCTTTCTTACACACCTGCTCTACAAGCTGACCTACAAGTTGATGATACAGGTAACACCTTTGCAGGTTTGTTACACGGTCGTATCAAAGTGTATATCGATCCATACTATGGTGGTTATACATCTAACCAAGAATTGGTTACTATCGGTTATAAGGGTTCTTCTCCTTATGACGCTGGTCTATTCTACTGCCCATACGTTCCTCTACAAATGGTTCGTGCAGTTGACCAGTTCACATTCCAACCAAAAATTGGATTCAAGACTCGTTACGGCATGGTTGCAAACCCATTCGCAGAAGGTATCACAAAAGGCAATGGCCTATTGACTTCACAAGCAAATGTGTATTACCGTCTATTTGCAGTTAAAAACTTGATGTAATCAGGGAACCTCCGCAGAGAGGTATTTAAAAGGGAACCTTCGGGTTCCCTTTTTTTTGGCGCCTAAATAGGTGTATGTTAACTTATAAAGGAAATAATCATGATTAAATTCATTAAATCTTTCTTCACCAAAAGAGAATCTAAATTTGAACATCCGTTGGATGCGGTAACAACACCTAAGGTTGAAGAAGAAGTTATTGCACCGGTTATTGAAACACCTGTTACAGAAACACCACAAAAGAAAAAACGCAATTACAACAAAAAGACTAAGTAATGTCTGCATTATCTAGAACACCAGAGAATACGAATCCGTTACAATCGTCCAAGTTTATCTTGGCTTTTGAAAGGTTGCCTACTGTACAATATTTTTGTCAAGAAGCAAATTTGCCTGGTGTAACTTTAAGTGAATCCACATTTACAACTCCATTGCGAGATGTTCCTATTGCAGGAAATAAACTGTCATATAGTGAGTTTAATATAACTTTTATTGTAGATGAACAGTTACTGTCGTGGAATGAATTGTATAAATGGATGTTGGCAATTGGTTCACCAAATAGTTTAAGTGAAAGAAATAGACTCAATCAATTACAAAATCAATTTACTACAGATAACAGTTATTATTGTGATGCAACTTTAACTATTATGTCTGCCCTAAATAATCCATTATTGAGAATAAATTATCAGAGAATGTTTCCTATTTCACTATCAGACATTAAGTTTGATACGCAATTAGATGCAGATACAATTATAACAGCAACAGCAACATTTCAATATTCATATTTTAATATAACTCCAGCTTAACTTTTTTATTTTATATTATGGAAAACCTTGAACAAATTTTAGAATACTGGACAGCCGATTCAGAAATAGACCAGACAGAACCCGGCAAAGAACTTCTAAAAATACCTAAACTACACAACAAGTATTTGTCTATACTTACCAAACACAAAATTGCATCCAAACGGATCCATTTTGATTATACCCGTATGCGTAAGATTAAATACGAATACTATTCTGGAAAAATGGACAAAGATGAACTTGAGAAATATGGTTGGGAACAGTTTGGGTACACTCTTAAATCTGATATGCCCACCTACCTAGAATCAGACAATGATTTAATTAAATTGCTTGAGAAAAAAATGTATCATGAGGAGGTAGTATCGGTGGTTGAATCCATAATGGGTGAATTAAAACAACGAACATGGCAACTAAGAGAATATATCGCATGGGAGAGATTCATTGGAGGACAGTAATCATGTATTTATCTCTAAGGTTAATGAAGTATACTTGAAGATAAAATGTGAGAAACACATATCTCAAGAAATCTCAGAGTTTTTTACTTTCTTTGTTCCAGGTTATCAGTTTGTTCCAGCATATCGTAATAGAATATGGGATGGCAAAATCCGCCTATTGGACTTAAGAACTAATCACCTGTATATTGGTTTAATAAAGTATCTACAAGAGTTCTGTGAATCTAGGGACTATACGATTGGTTATAGTGAAGATTCGGATCATTTAGATATTGAAGATGAATTCTCAGTCTATCATGCCAAAAAGTTTGCAGACAGTTTGCAACTTTCATCAAGAGGTAAGAAGATTGAAATAAGAGAACATCAGGTGGATGCATTTTGCCATGCAATGCAAACTCGCAGAGCTTTATTGTTATCTCCTACAGCATCAGGTAAATCGTTAATCATATATTTGATTGTTCGACAGTTAATGGACTATCAGAAATTAAAAGGACTGATTATTGTTCCAACAACTTCTTTGGTTGAACAATTATATTCAGATTTTGGTGATTATTCAGCTGAAACAAATTTTGAAAATGACAAACACGTCCACAGAATTTATCAAGGTAAAGATAAGTTTACAGATAAATCTGTAACTATTTCCACATGGCAATCGTTATATCAATTGCCTAAAAAATATTTTGAACAATTTGACTATGTTATTGGTGATGAAGCGCATTTATTCAAGGCTCAATCACTTACAAGCATTTTAACTGCATGTACCAACGCAAAATATCGAATAGGACTCACTGGAACGCTTGACGGCACTAAGACGCATAAGTTAGTATTGGAAGGGCTCTTCGGTTCAACCAATCGCGTTATAACGACAAAAGAACTGATTGACAAGAATGAACTATCAAAATTTGAAATAAAGTGTCTTATTTTGAAACATCCAGATGAAGTATGCTTGGAAATGAAAAGCAAAGACTATCAGGAAGAAATACAATATCTTATTGCGAACGAACAAAGAAATAAGTTCATTAAGAATCTTGCGGTTAGTTTAGGTAATAATACACTTATATTATATCAAATGGTTGCCAAGCATGGACAAATCCTCTATGATATGATTAAGAACACCGAGAAAATTGGTGAACGAAAGGTCTTTTTCATTTCAGGTAAAACGGAAACAGACGATAGAGAAAGTATTAGGAAAATTATGGAGACGGAAAATGACGCTATTGTTGTGGCTTCTTTTGGTACCTTTAGCACTGGGATTAATATTCGTAATCTCCATAATATTATTTTTGCTTCACCTTCTAAAAGTAGAGTCAGAAACCTGCAATCAATTGGACGAGGTTTAAGGCAAAATGAAGGAAAAGAAATTGCAACACTATATGATATTGCAGATGATTTACGTTATAAGAAACATATGAATTTTACATTAAAACATTTTATTGAAAGAGTTAAGATATATACTGATGAGAAGTTCCCATTTAAAACCTATAAGATAGGACTAAAAAAATGAATAACATCAAAATAGTCAGATTATTGGATGGCACAGACATTGTATCCGTCATTGATGAAATAAAAGCTGATATATTTCTTTTAATTAATCCAATGGAATTTCAAGTGCAAAACCGCGGACCAGTTTCACATATTACTTTAGCTCCTTACTTACCAGTCCAATTTGTTGAAAAGAATGAAGTTGTTATTCACTCTAAAGACGTTGTTTTTATGACAACACCAAAAGAAGAATTTGCCGAGTATTATGAAACCTCTGTGGATCAACTTGCTGAAAATGAATCTGAAGAAGAACCTTTGCCTGAGAAAATTAGAGACCTAATGATTAAGGCATTTATTGCCTTAGATCCAGAAGAAAAGGTATTACATTAATTTAAATGGTCAACACCGGGAGACTAACATTAGTCAAGCCCTTTTGTCAACACATATTTTGGTATACATGCATGAGCTCTAAACATTACATTAACAACGCGACCTTTCTACAAGAACTCCTGGCATACAAAGAACGTAAGTCTGAGAATCCAAAAGAACCAATACCAAATTATATTGGTGAATGTTGGATGAAAATTGCCGAGGGTCTATCACACAAACCAAACTTTATTAGTTATTCTTACAGAGATGAAATGATTTCTGATGGTATTGAAAACTGTCTAATGTATTTTGAGAACTTCAATCCAGCTAAGTCTTCCAATCCATTTGCATACTTCACACAGATTATATACTTTGCATTCCTCAGACGTATACAGAAAGAAAAGAAGCAAACATATATCAAGTACAAGTCTACAGCTCAGATGGGCATCCTAAGTGAGTATGAGATGCAGGATTTAGATTTAGGAGGCACTAAGCAGTTCGAACTATATGATAATATTGCCGACTTCATAGAGGTTTATGAGTTAGGTCAATCCAAGAAAAAAGAAGAAAAAAAGAATGCTAAAAAACCAAAAGGCATTGAGGCTTTCTTGGAACCTGAAGGTGAAATGGCATTAATACTTGCAGAAAAGGCATTCTTGAACGATAAAGAAGAAATCGCTTGACAACATGGACCTTTTAGATTATAATGAGAAAAACCTTGGTATAATTTCTGGATTAATCCTTAAAAACTTAACCTATGACCTGTTACCTAGAAAATGGTGGGGTAAAAACTCCACCAATCCATTATTTGGTCATTGCCATAATGCTACTGGTTGTTTGTATAAGATTTTTGGATATAAAGCAATGCACACCTATAAAGCTCTAGACTATGAAGATGTTTGGCATTGGTGGGCTATCGATAAAGAAAACAAGATTATAGACTTAACTGCCGGACAATATACAAGTAGAGGAAAGAATCCTCCGTATGCAGAGGGCAACAAGGCAAGTTTGTTAGGGTTTGAATACCGCAAAAGAATCGTAAGACTTACAGATAGGGTAATGTGTGAATATGAAAGTAGCAATAATCACGGATCAACATTTTGGAGCCAGGAATGACTCCGTTCACTTTTTGGATTACTATGAAAAATTTTATAATGAAACATTTTTTCCTGCTATCACAAGTGCCAACATTAATACTGTCCTTATTCTTGGTGACACGTTTGATAGGCGCAAATATGTAAACTTCTACTCGCTCAAAAGAACAAAAGAAATGTTCTTTGATAAGTTGGCAGAACTAGGTATTGAAGTACATATGCTGGCAGGTAATCACGATACATATTTCAAGAACACCAATGACGTTAACTCTGTAGATTTATTATTGAGAGAGTATGGTAATATAAATGTGATTGACCATCCATCAAACATATATGTTGGTCCTCATAAAGTTTGTATGATGCCTTGGATTTGTCCAGAAAACTATGAAGATAGTATGGAGACAATAAAAGAAACCGATGCAGAGATATGCATGGGACATTTTGAAATTGCAGGTTTTGCCATGCATCGAGGCATGCCATCTGAAGAAGGATTGAATCGTGGATTATTTAGGAAGTTTACACATACTTTTAGTGGTCATTATCACCATAAATCTAGTGCTAACGATATACATTATCTCGGGAACCCGTATGAGCTTACTTGGCAAGACTATGGCGATGATAGGGGCTTTCACATCTTTGATTTTGGAAGCAAAGAACTTACTTTCTTAAAGAATCCAAATGTTATGTTCCACAGGATTGTCTATGATGATAAAGTTGAAACAATCCAAGAAGTTATGGCAAAAGACCTAAGTAAGTTTACCGGTTCATATGTGAAAGTTGTTGCCGTCAACAAAATTAATCCGTATCTGTTCGACCAGTTTATGAACAAACTCTACATGGTAAATCCACTTGATATTACCATTATTGAAGACGCTTTAGACTTGACAGAAGGTATGGAAGATGATAAGATAGATGAAGCAGAGGATACAATAACCATCATTAACAAATACGTTGATGCACTGGAAAACTCTGGCATCGATAACACAAAACTAAAGACTATGTTAAAAGAACTTTATGTTGAGGCACTGAACCTAGAACAAGCATGATTATTTTTCAGACGATTAGATGGAAGAACTTATTGTCCACTGGCAATACGTTTACCGAAATCAAACTCAACAAATCAACGAACACATTGATTATTGGCAATAACGGCGCAGGCAAGAGTACGATTCTTGATGCACTATGTTTTGGTCTTTTCGGTAAGCCTTTTCGTAAGATAAACAAACCAAACCTTATAAACTCCATTAACAACTCTGATACTGTAGTTGAAGTTGAATTCACAATTGGTAAAAAACAATATAAGATTGTTCGTGGGATTAAACCAAATTTGTTTGAAATTTACTGCAATTCTATTTTAGTAAATCAAGATGCCAGGGCGAAAGATTATCAAGATTTCCTAGAAAAATCGATTTTGAAGTTTAATTTCAAATCTTTTACTCAAATCGTTATTCTTGGATCAGCAGCATTTGTACCATTCATGCAATTGTCACCAGCTGACCGGCGTACTATCATAGAAGAATTGTTAGATATTCAAATTTTCACTTCAATGAATGGTCTAATCAAAGAAAGAATGGCCACGATTAAAGAATCCACAACAAAAACAAAGTATGCACTTGAACTGGTGAATGAAAAAATACTGTTGCAGGAACACAACATTGAAGAACACAAGAAAAACAATGATGAAGAAATCGCCAAAAAGAAACAGGAAATTGCAGACAATGAGTTAATTAACTCAAAGCTGACAAAAGATATTGAACTGATTAACAAACACATTGAAAAACTATCTACCAAAATTACTGACAAGTTAGATGTTGAAAAACGATATAAAAAGTTTGTACAAGTTGAAGCTAAAATGTCATCTACTTATTTGAAGGTAGAGAAGGACATTCAGTTCTATGAACACAATGATGATTGTCCTACATGTAAACAAATAATCACAACAGAGTGGAAAAGTTCTCAGGTAGAAGAAAAGCAAAACAAGAAAACGGAAATAGAAGGCGCTTTGCAAACCATCATAGATGAAATGTCGAAACTTACTACCAGAACCAATGAAATAATTGCCATCAACAAACACATTACAGAACACAATAATGAGGTCGTTAAACACAATTCTACAATCACTGCCGTCAATAACTATATCGTTAAATTGAATAAAGAAATTAAAGAATTGAGTGAACGCAAGGACAATCTAACAGATGTAAATGAGAAACTAAAAGAACTCAGGTCTGATTTGGCCAATTTGGAGAAAGAACAAGAGAATCTGTCTGTTGATAAACACTATCATGAGTATGCAGCTTCCCTACTGAAAGATAATGGTATTAAGACCAAGATTATCAAACAGTATTTGCCAATCATAAACAAGTTTGTCAACAAGTATCTGAAGGCTATGGACTTCTTTGTTAACTTTAACTTAAATGAGAACTTTGAAGAAACAATCAAATCTAGGCACCGTGATGAGTTTAGTTATTCCAACTTCTCTGAAGGTGAAAAGATGCGTATTGATTTGGCTCTGTTGTTTACATGGAGGCAAATTGCAAAACTAAAAAATTCAACGAACACAAATCTATTGATATTAGATGAGGTGTTTGATTCCAGCCTAGATACAGTAGGTACAGATGAATTTTTGAAACTGATACATGAGATGGGACAAGATACAAATATATTTGTCATATCACATAAAGGCGACCAACTCTTTGACAAGTTTAGGTCAATCGTAAAATTTGAAAAGAAGAACAACTTTTCACAGGTGGTAAAGTAAAATTTACCTTTTTAATGTTCAGTAAAATGAACAGAGTAACTAAAAAATACTCAAATCTTTAACAGGAGTTTATATGAAATCAATCATTACAATCAAAGAACATGGATCTTTTTCCGAAGAAAATTTAAAATTCGTAAAAGAACATATTTCTAAAAACACGTTTCCTCAATTTTATAGTAATGAAAAATTTGAATCATTACAATTTGAAGGGTTTTTTCTGATAGAAAGTAATCTAATTCAAAGAGATGGTTATGGATCTTCACAATCAATTCGCGCAGGTGGTTTAAATCCAGATTATAAAGAATTAAAATCAGACATTTTGGATTCTGGATGGAAATTGTACTGCAAACCCATATTCGTAAAACGAATGTCCGGTGGAAAATTTTCATTAGTTGATGGTAGAACAAAAGATAAAATTTTAGAAGAAAAGAAATTTAAAAATAGAATTTGTGCCGTAGTTAAAATTAATGAGATTGAAGAAGAAAAATTATCTTTTAGATTAAATGCAGGTGAAGAAAGTCCACCGGCCGGTTTGGTATTAGAAGATGACCTACTTCAAGGAGCATTAAGAGCAATTAATAATGAAGACTTGGAGTTAAATATTCAAGATATAAGAAATTGGATAAATGATTGCCTAGGTAAAGGAAAATTTTCACAGACAAAAAGATATGAATTAGCTGATAAAATTTATCAACGTGCAGATTCTTTTAAAAATAATAAACTTTTGCCTGTGGTTTTTGCAGGTTCAACAGAAGCGCAATCCTGGTTGGAAGGAAATAATTATATTGAAACTCCGACTGTTATATACATGGCATATGTTTCAAACTCTCCATTGAAAGCAATATCTCTAGCTGCAAAATTGTCTAAGCAGAATCCAAATAAAGAGATTCGTGTAATTACTTATGTTAGTAAATTGTCTGGACAAGATTTACAAAAATGTTATATAAAATCCATTCTTTCTTTTAAAGATAAATTTCACACACATTTAGATGAAATATCAAATGCATTTTTTGAAAGAATGACACCAAAAGCAAATAAAATTTATTTGTATGGATGCATTCCATCCAACATTGAAGACATTTGTGAAGATATGAATAAGCTTATTGTTTTTGGTAAAACAGACCAGAAGATAAACAATAACTATCTTACAAACAGAAATTTAAATTCAGTTTTTAATATTGAAGATTTTGATGAAGATGAGGAGAATGAAAATGGTTGATTTATTTACATATAGTACAGAAGAAGCAGTAAAACAAACTGCACCAACAGCAACAAAACAAGAACCTAAAGTTTTTGATTTGGTTGATGAGAATGCGAAAATTCTTAGGCAAAAAACATTAGAATTTGATTTTCAAAATCCACCTGTGAACGCTAATGAGTTTGCATCTACTTTAGTGGAAACTTGTAAGAAGAATAAAGGTTTAGGATTATCTGCGAATCAATGTGGTTTTCCTTATCGTGTTTTTGTCATGGGTGCCAATGATGATTATGTGGCATTTTTTAATCCTAAGGTTATTTCATCTGAAGGTGAGTGCCATATGATTGAAGGTTGTTTATCTTTTCCATTATTGGGCCTTAGGATTACCAGACCACAAGAAATTGTGGTAGAATACCAAGATTTTGTAGGTGAAAAACATACCACAAGATTGAATGGTATATCTGCAAGATGTTTTCTCCATGAGCTTGACCACATGGATGGAATAGTGTATACTGACCGTGCAAAGCCTTTGGCGCTTAAATCTGGACAAGAGAAACGCCAAAAGACTATTAGAGAAATTTCTAAAGCTCAAGCTAACTATATGAACATGATGAAAAAAATTGAGAAACTAAACGATGGCAAAACCGCAAATTGAATCGGTAGAAAAACAATGGGATAATTGGTTAGAGAAAAATCCAAAACATGAACACATTGATGTTGACAATCTGAAAAAAATTCTGATTGAAGATTTAACTTATGCATCTAAAATGGATGTGAAAGAATATACACTATATCAAAAATGGGTTGAAGTAAAAGAGCGTTATCCAACAGAAACAACCTTCACTATCTTTGATGGTGAGGAACAACAATTGATTGACAAAGAGCAAGCCAAAATAATCAATAAGGTCAAGAAGAACTTTTGGATGCCAACTGGTCCTGATGACTATGAAAAACTGCAACCTGTATTAGAATTATCTAATGGTGAACTTGCAGAAACATGGAATGCAGTCCGTACATTTTCTTCTACAATGAAGAACAACTCAAATATTGGTCGCAATCTATTCTATACAGTCAAAGATGGCGTCACTGGTAAGTACCTTGGTGTTATTTGTATATCATCAGACTTTCTTGACCTTACACCTAGAGATACTGCGATTGGATGGTCTAGGGATGTTAAGACACAACAAAGTATGATTAACCATACAGCAATTGGTTCTACTATTGTTCCATTACAACCACTTGGTTATAGTTACATGGGTGGTAAACTATTGGCATTATTGTGTTTGGCAGATACAGTACAGAAAGATTGGAAAGAAAGATATGGAGACACTCTTGTTGGGGTTACTACAACGTCATTATATGGTAAAACCAAAGCCAACGGGCTTTCTCAGTATGATGGTTTGGAACATTGGCAGAAAATGGGATTTTCTTCTGGCTCAGTTGCGTTTGAACCTTCTCGTTCTACCCGCAATATGGTGTTTGATTGGATTAAAGAAATTGAACCAAGAAAATACTTTGAATGGTGGGAAGCAAAGAACCCACAAGGACTTCCATTGAAACGCGACCATAAAAATCGTTCATTGAATTATGCATATTCTAAACTTGGTATTCCTAAAGAACTGATTCGCACCGAACACCAACGCGGAATTTATTTTTCTCCCCTGTATAATAACACAAATGAATTCTTACGGAAAGAAATTGGTGATGCAGAATTGGTAAAGTCTTTTGATACCAGTGAAGAAACTTTGGCCAATATTTGGAAAACAAAGTATGCAAAAGGCCGTATTCGGCAACTACAGAAACAAAACAAGGTATCATATGAAAATCTTTTCTATGATGACCTAATCTATTTGTCTTGGGAAGAAACCAAGGCAAAATATCTGCCGCAAGTTGGCAGGTAAAACAAGTATACCACAAATATGCTTGACAAACGTCATATATAAATGTATGATGGTGACACTCACGCAATGTGAGGTATTTTTAATTATTGGAGTTATATTATGGAAAAAGTTTCCGCAAAACAAAAAATCTTGACCGCACTTAAACAAACTGAGGGTTACAACACTTTCACAGTTAAGGCTGCACAACGCCGTTTCGGTATCAAGAATGTTTCCGCACGGATCGAAGAGCTTCGCAAAGAAGGTCATGTTATTTACACTAACACCCGCTACACAGAAAGTGGCGAAAAAATCAGTTTTTACCGTCTTGGTTCACCAACCAAAGCAATGGTTAAAGCTGCAATGAGCGCAGGTTACTCACTAACTGCTTAATTAAGCAAACATAAACCACTTCTCTGCGGAAGTGGTTTTCCCTATTTTATGGAGTTTACATGGAAATAAGTATTAAAAAAGAAGAGCTTCAGAAGTTTAGTATTTTTGTAGCAACACCAATGTATGGTGGTATGAACCACGGTCTTTATATGAAGGCTTGTTTGGACCTACAAGGCCTTTGTATGCAATACGGCATCCAGGTAAAGTTCTCTTTCTTGTTCAATGAATCGTTGATTACAAGGGCAAGAAACTATTTGGTCGATGAGTTTTTGAATCGTTCAGAATGCACTCATCTATTGTTTATTGATTCGGATATTAATTTTAATCCGCAAGATGTTATCGCAATGTTAGCACTTGATAAAGATGTTATCGGTGGACCTTATCCAAAGAAAGCAATCAAATGGAAATCTGTCAAGAAAGCTCTTGAAAAGAATCCAGAACTTGATGCTGGTGTACTAGAAAAGGTAGCAGGTGACTTTGTATTTAATCCTGTTAAAGGAACTGCACAGTTTTCGGTTACACAACCTCTTGAAGTTCTAGAAATTGGAACTGGTTTTATGATGGTTAAACGTGAAGTTTTCCCTAAATTTGCTGCACAGTATCCTGAACTCAAATATAAACCAGACCATGTGGGTCAGGCAAACTTTGATGGCTCAAGATATATTCATGCATATTTTGACACCGTAATTGATAAAAAATCAGAGCGTTATCTATCGGAAGATTACATGTTCTGTCAATGGTGGAGAAACATGGGTGGTTCAATCTGGTTGTGTCCTTGGATGCGTACTGCACACATTGGTACCTATCACTTCCATGGAGATATGCCAGCTGTTGCTAATTATGTTGGAGAAATGTAATGCCTAAGATGATAGAGGCTGGTCGCAAATATGATGCTAACAAGTTAGAGTATGGTTTACTTCCACCTTTAGCGCTAGAAGAAACTGTTAAAGTTTTGACTTTTGGTGCTCAAAAATATGAACGTGATAATTGGAAAAAAGTACCTGATTCAAAACGCAGGTACTTTGATGCACTAGAAAGACATGTGTGGGCATGGAAAAAGGGTGAAGTCATGGATCCCGAATCTGGTATTCATCACTTGGCACATGCAATGTGCTGCTTGATGTTTTTGTATGAACATGATATAATGTATTCTAGTGAAGATTTTGTAATGGAGAAAAAAGATGAAACTATCTAATGAAACCCTAGGAGTGTTGAAAAACTTTTCAACAATCAATCAGGGTATTGAATTTAAAAAAGGTAATAAACTTACCACAATTTCCGCAGGTAAATCTGTACTCGCACAAGCAATTCTCAAGGATGATTTTCCCGAAGATTTCTGTGTGTATGATTTGAACCAATTCTTGTCTGTATATTCTTTGTTTAAAGATGCAACAGAACTGGAATTTGATTCTGCTAATGTTATCTTCAACGGAGGTCGCCGTAAGACTAAGTTCCGTAAAGCTGCAAAAGAAATGATTGTTACTCCTCCAAACAAAGAAATTAAATTGGATGAAGTTGATTGTTCTTTTACTTTGACTGCTGAAGACTACTCTGACATTATGAAGGCATCTTCTGTATTGTCTTCTCCAAACATCTCTGTACAATCTGACGGTGAATCTGTTGAATTGGTTGCATATGATGCTAAAGATGATGCACAACATACCAACTCAATTAATGTTGGTGCCGGTAACGGTAAATCATACAAGATTGTTTTTAAAGTTGAAAACTTAAAAATGATTCCTGGTGAATACGAAGTGCAAATTTCTTTCAAAGGATTTGCACATTTTAAAAACACAAAAGATGACATTCAATATTGGGTCGCTTTTGAAAAAAATGAAAGTGTAATGTAATATGTTAATTCCATTTTTAGATGCCGAAACAGAAGGCACAATTTTTGTAAATCCAAAACAAATCTCTGTTGTATTTGAAGGTAAAAATCCTGAAGGTATTCAATTGACAATGATTAACCTATTGAATGGTAATGTTGCAACAAGAGAACCTTTATTGGAAGTTGTAGGTAAACTACAGGCGGAGCTATAAAATGACTACAGTAAATACACTATTTGGTACATTTGATGAAAAACAACTAAAGAGTCTCAGGGGTTATATTGAGGAAATTGTTACATGTATGAACAGAACAAGATCCAATAATGAATCTATTTCTGATATGATTGATTTGGCTTACGATGAACTTAATCTTCCAAAAAAGATTATTCGTAAAATTGCCGTATATGAATTTAAACAGTCTCTATCAACCGACTTTGCAGAATTCAAAGAAGTTGAGGCTCTAATTGAAGGTATCAAGGACGCTAAATGACACCCACAGGTCGTAGAACTTTTGCAAAATCACTAGGCCTTTTAGGCCTTTTTGCAATCGGTGTAGAAGGTTATAAACAAGCCAGTGAAAAACTTGTCTTTAAAAGTGATGAACTTGCCACAGATGATATTGTTAAACAACTAAATTACTCTGGCCATTATCTATCTTTTAAAGCTACATATGGTGAAATTGATACATCACCGGTAGATCCAATATCAGTCACATTTCGTAATGGTACAAGATATATTCCTGGAACAGAAAAAAATGTTTCCGTGGATTTGAAACCAGGACCGGATGGTAAACTTTACGTCAAGGAGGGTGACATTTGGCGTAAAGTGTGATACAATGAATTTTTTATATTATGGAGTTTTTGAATGGCTGAACACATGTTGTGGGTTGAGAAGTATCGCCCAAAAACTATTGAAGAATGTATTCTTCCGGAATCACTGAAAGTAACATTTCAGGAATTCGTGAATCGTAAAGAGATACCTAATCTCTTGTTGTCTGGCACCGCCGGTGTCGGTAAAACTACTGTTGCAAAAGCCTTATGTCAGGAAGTTGGTTGTGATTATATCATGATTAACGGTTCTGATGATTCAGGCATCGATGTTCTAAGAAATAAGATTAAGAACTATGCCTCGTCAATGTCCTTAATGGGTGGACGCAAAGTTGTTATCGTAGATGAAGCAGACTACCTAAATCCAAATTCAACTCAACCTGCATTTCGTGGAGTGATTGATGAATTTGCATCCAATTGTTCGTTCATCTTTACTTGCAACTTTAAGAATCGTATCATGGAACCGATACATTCTCGTTGTACCTGTATCGACTTTAAGTTGAATGGTTCTAAAGCCGCAATGGCTTCCAGATTCTTCAAACGTGTTGAAAGTATCCTTACACTTGAACAAGTAAAATATGATAAAGAGGTTGTTGCGGCAATTATCTCTAAACACTTTCCAGATAATCGTAGGGTTCTAAATGAACTTCAACGATTCTCCATCTCTGGTGTCATTGATAAAAGTGCTCTCGGTTCAGTTGCAGATGTACAACTAAAAGATTTAATCAAATCTTTGAAAGAAAAAGACTTTGCATCAGCTCGTAAATGGGTCACACAAAATCTAGACAATGATCCAACAAAAATCTATCGTAAAATCTATGATGGTCTATATGACCTGTTGAAACCAAACTCTGTACCCCAGTTGGTCTTGCATTTGGCTAAGTATCAATATCAATCTGCATTCGTTGCAGACCATGAGATTAATATGATTGCCTGTATGACTGAAATCATGGTGGACTGTGAGTTTAAATAATGCCTGATTTATTCAAAGAGATTATTCCTTCTATCCTTCAAACCAAGAAAGATGTTTTCAATGGTGAAGGGTATGATGATTATAAAGCTTTTCTTATTAACCGTTCTTTGTCCTATCACATGGACTGTGTACTATATGCCAACGAAATGAACATCTATCCAGGTGTTGATAAAGACCTCCAGTACCAGTATCTTCTAAATACTATTAGACCCATGAAACGGAAATTTCAACCGTGGCAAAAAACAGAGGTTTTGAAAGATTTGGAATGCGTTAAAACATATTTTGGTTATTCAAATGAAAAGGCCAAAGAAGCACTCCGCATACTTAATGAAGACCAAATCGCTGAAATAAGAGCAAAAACAAATAAAGGCGGAATTAGTAATGATAGGAATACAGGACTTAGTTGAAGTAACTTTAACACAACCAGACGATTTTCTAAAAGTAAGAGAGACATTGACCAGAATTGGTGTTGCTTCGAAGAAGGACAAAACTTTATTCCAATCTTGCCATATCTTGCATAAACAAGGCAAATACTATATTGTACATTTTAAAGAATTGTTTGCACTTGACGGGAAACCGACAGATTTATCTGAAAATGATTTATCTCGTAGGAATGCTATCGCACTCCTATTAGAAGATTGGGGTTTAGTCAAAGTTGTTAATGAAGCACAAGTACAACAACCTGAACCAATTTTTATTTCACAAATCAAAATATTGTCACACAAAGAAAAGAATGAATGGCAGTTGACACC